ATGGCTTATTTTATTTTACAAAACAGAAGACTACCTAAACAAGCTGTTTCTTATTTCAAGTTTCAAGATCAAACAGCAAACATCTCACCCTATCTTTCCATAAAGATCAGAAAAAAAGAAGAAATTATTCCTTTCAAGGATAATAAAGAAATGATTCCGGTTAAAGAACGTTTAGTATCAACATTCCCGGATTTTGTGAAAGTAGGGAACAGTTATATCAAAAAGACTATGTTCCGGGAATACAAACCTGTTTCCCGTCCTGATGAAAATGTGTGTTATATCCTATTCAAAACTTCTTTTGGTAGCATAAAAATTAGGTTTGATAACGAAGAAGATTTGAAAAAGGAACTTGTTTCTATGGATCAACTTTTTGATGTAGAATAATCTAATCATCTCAAAAACAACAAAATATGGAAACGAAAGACAGAACAAAAACAGAAGTCTCTATTGAATTAAGGGAAGTTCAAAGAGAAATCAGTAAAGCAAGAAGTACAAGAAATTGGGCAAAAATTTCTTTTCTGAATCAAAAAAGAATACGCCTGCAAGAAGAACTGGATTACTTAAAATCCAAAGACAAGTTCTATTACCAAGAACAAAATTTGGAAAAATCACTTGTTTCTTGGGCAGCAAAGACACTCAATCTTTCTCTCAATATGGCAGATTTATCCGTGTATTATCTGGACTTGTATTTGCTTCATTTCAAAGAAAGAGGATTTGTTCCTACTGATGAATGGAAAGTTAAAGAAAAAGCATTTCATGAAGCTGCAAAAGAGCTTGCAGAATATATGCGATATTTCTTTAAAGGTAAATCTTCTGACGATAATTCTGAAAGCATGTCGGAGCTTATGGATTTGATCGAAAGAGATTACTATACGGATAGAGAAAAAGTTCATCATAAACAGTACGAAGAAAAGTTATGACAAGATTGAATAAATTTTTGGGAAGATATGGGCATACTTGAACGACTTGTTAGGTATTATGGAGGATTGAATTATGACATTTACTAAAGCATGTTTTATACGCAAAAATACCCCAGAGCTTCGCAACAAATTAAAAGAGTTGGGGTATGAACCGTCAGAAAGAGTATCTAATGATAATGAATTATGTTTGGCTACAGGAATGGACAAATTCACTACCATTAAAAACGAAACTTTTGATTCTTGTAATCCACATACGACATGGAATTGTGCTGGACGAATAGATTGCAATGATAATGAAGAACTTTTCTTGGCTATTGCTGCAATAAGAAACGATACTGATATCTATCAATGGTTTATCTCACCGCAAGGATTTTTTGCTTTTAATGATAACCATAAGGATATTTCAAAAGTACCACCCTTTAAATGGCGTAAAGCTACTATCGAAGAATTAATTGAATATTTTGAGGAGGATTGAATTATGAGAAATAAAGTTTGGCACTTATATACGAAGCTACACTAAAATAATAAGGCATTATGGAGGTAGATGCTAAAATAGAACAAGGTACTTATGAAGAGTATGCTCAGGTAGAAGACTGGATTGGTTTTATATGGTGAAACAGACGATTACGAAGGAGATGAAATCGAGAAAATCATCAAAGAATGTAAACTCACCGAAGGAAAATTGGATTAACAGTTTTCGATATTTTTGGTGAAAACCTAAAAATCAAGCAAAACTTTGCTATATTTGTGGTGCGAATTACATTAATACAAACATGGTAAAGTTTTCATAATAAAAGAAACCAACAACCGTTCTATTCATATTTAAACGGCTTTCGCCTTCCCAACGTTAAGGAAAATCTTACCATGCTTCTTAATGTAATTCGCAACCGGGAAAAGCAAAGCCGTTTTTCTTTTTGCCTATAAATACAATTAAAATACAAAATTATGAACGAGTTAGTTTACAGAAAAGAAAATCAAGTATTAACAAACAGCAAACTTGTTGCTATGAAATTTGGGAAAAGACATTCTGACGTAATTAGAGCAATAGAAGATGTTTTCCCGAAACTATCTGAAAATGAACAAAAACGCAATTTTGCGTTATCGGAAGAAGATGTAAAGTTGCCCAATGGAGGTTCGAAGAAAAGAAAGTTTTATGTAATGACAGAAACGGGATTCACACTTCTTGTTATGGGATTTACTGGAGAAAAAGCGATTCGGTTTAAGATGGATTACATTAACGCTTTCAATGAAATGAAGCAAACAATACAAGCACTTTCTTCCCCGTCTTATATGGAGGTTGACCCGATCAAGCGTGCGGAGATGTGGATTCAAGAAGAAAAAGAAAGACAGGCTCTAAAGGAACAAGCTAAACAGCTTGCCGAAGAAAACAAAAATCTGGAAACCCGAATAGAAGAAGATATGCCTAAAGTGATTTTCGCAATGGCTGTAACCGAATCCAAACGTTCCTGTCTTGTTGCCGAGCTTGCAAAGATTATCTGTCAAAACGGAATGGAGGTAGGGCAGAACCGGTTATTTAAGTGGCTCCGCAAACGCGGATATCTTGGAACGAAAGGAGAATACTACAATCAGCCTATGCAAAGATGGGTAGAAGCAGGGATGTTCGAGATCAAGAAAAGAACGATCACAAAACCGAATGGCGATCTGATTACAGTAAGCACACCTCTTGTAACCGGCAAAGGTCAAGTGTATCTCGTGAACAAGTTCTTGAAAGAATATATTTCAAAATGAAAATTAAAAATCACCCGATTTGTCGCAATATAATGTTACATTTTAGTCTGAAAAATCTATTTGACATATTATATTGCGACAAATCCACAAAAAGTTTGTTACTTATAAACACTTCTGCTCACTATCCTACCTAAATGTTAAAATCAAAAATCTATGTTTTAGACCTTAAAATCACTCTATTTTTGGTCAAAAATATACAATAAGTAAATTCATTTTCGCCTATAAGGGAAGTCGAAAATTCAAAATTTATAAATCATTGATATTTAATTGTTTAACTCAAAATCTTATCAGAAATACACTTTTACACCTTATTGTAAAAATATACAATAAGTCTAAGCTCTGTTTTTACATCTCATTTTACCTCAAATGTTAAATCCAATTTGAAAAAGTAAAAGTAAACAGTTACATTTTAGTAGGAAAATAGTTACAGAAGGTTAAATAGGAGAAACTACCCTTCCATAAGGCAAAATTCATTCCATATGGATGCTATTTGTGGCAATTCTTGCTGTCTGGTAGCAGGGAATTAACTCTATTTTGTAATAACAAACTATTACATTTTGGACAGTTTTTGAGCATTTCTTGGTATCATTTTGTAAAGTAAAACAATAATTGTTCTATCAAAATTTAATGGTTGAGTGCCTTATGTGATGTATTTTTCAAAATGTCAATAAATCAATTGTTTCTATATCATTTTGTCAAAATAGGGAGATTTTATGTATTGAGCGAAGCGATTGTCCCTCGGAAGGGAGAAAGAATCCGCAAGGATTCCCCTTCCGAAAGAAAATAGGATAGACCAACTCACCAAAAATCGCCAATAGAGAATTAAATCCATATCTCTACATATACCAACAAAGAAAAACAGAAAACCCAGTTATATAGAACAGAAAAAGAAATACCCCTCCCCCATAAAAAAAAGCCCTATAAGAAAGTAAATCCAAAAATCCTGTATATACAAGAATAGAGAATATTAGAGCATCTATTATTTGTGTAAAAAGTAAATACCCGCCCTCTCCTACTTGATTATATTGAAAATCAATGAGATAAATAAAAGAACTTTCTATGGAAATTGGCTATATACAATCTATTTGGAAGTTTTGTCTTGTGACGTGTTAGGCGTATAGTTTGGACGCAAAGAGGACTTATAGGATTTCAAAATAAAAATTCTATATATATCAACTTACTGAAAATCAATAAGTTAAATATGTGTTTTTATTTTGAAAATCCCTACACGGGAGCTATTTTGAGATTTTGTCTTGTGGCATGTTGGACACGCCACCTCAATATGGAGAGTCCTCAAACAGTCCCTAAGGATACCCTGGGTAAACAAAATACCCCGCCTAACCTATTTCTTTTTGTTTTTCTGGCATTTTATCGTCAAAATGGTATAGATGTACCACCTACCAAAAGAAAGTGCCTTAAATCGTCTTATTTGGCTTCATATGTTTTGAGGGAATGGAAGCTACTTTAAACTATAGAAACATACCACTCTAAGGACATGTCATTATCCAAGCGTATAGGATAGTCACGATACATTGAAAGTTCCTATATATATTATATATAATATATATAGGAAAAATCAAATATAAGGGTATATTCAGAGCAAAAGAAGATATAAATACGTACGAAATTATATATGATATTCGTATGTACAAATAACGTCCTATTATATCAAAATAGGGTTATTTGTGTCAAATTTGAAAGTTTTTAGACCGAATTTTGCCTATTTTCATTGTAAAAATTACAATAAGTCAAATTCTTTTTGCCTATAGGGCGTACTCGAAAATTCAATTCATTTAAAATATTGATTTTTAGCAAGTTATTTGTTTTTACTTTAAAAATCCGAGTTTTTGGAACGATCAAAAAATTATACAATAAGTCAATTTGCTTGTTTTAGTGTCAAAAATGAAAAGTATTGAGGTTTTACAGGTGAAAAAATAGGTATAATTTGGTATTAGTATAGCTCTCAAAATTGGGTCGTATATGGTGCGTTGTAGCGCCGTAGACCCAATTTTAAAAACAATAGATATATTACCCCAAGAAGGCAAAAAGTAGAAAGCAAACACAATTGCAAACACTCTGGAAGGTACATGAATAAAGGAAAGGTGAGGAATAGAGGGAATGAAGAGGGAAGGCGTTTTGTGTGGAGTGATGGCGGGCGCGGCGGGATAGTTACATACATACACTACCTTAAATCAATTATACACTTAATCAAAAACAAATAATCACACATACATACACTTCAAAAACCTTTATATGATCAAAACAAACAATACATATACACTTCTCTTCTTGCTATTCTTGTTAAATAGAGATTACTTTCCTATTATGCTATATAGTTATATTTTCCTATTCTTTTTCTTTTATTTTGATAGATATTTGTGTAATTTGTTGATAATTAGATAATTGTGTTTTAGGTTATTTAGATTCATTCTAAATAAGGTTTTATTTATTGGTACGGGTTATTCCTATTTGTTTTAAAATTGAGGTTCCGCCCGCGCTGTATGCGCTTTCGCTTCGCCTCAATTTTGATATAAGTAACAAACTAAACAAAGAAAAAGAGGTAAATTAACCTTTCTTAACTATAAAACCTTTGGTATGTAACATTAAAGTGTTACATTTGTATCAAAGAAAAGAACTAATAACAACAACTAATTAAACAACAAAAGTTATGAAAGCAAAAAGAATCAGCAGCAATCAAGCAAAGGAATTGATCGGCAATGTAAAGTCAGTTATTCGTTTGGGTGGCTTTGAAACTGGAAAGCGCACTAATCTAAACAAAGCGATTGAGCTTTGCAAAAGTAGTTACTCAATTGTTTTTTCAAGCCTGGAATTTCTGTTTGAAAAAGAATATCAAACGGAACAAAAAGTTCGCTTTATCAACTTTTTGGGCGAAAATTACGAGATTTGGTTCGAAAGTGGCAAAGTCTATACCTTCGAAAATGAAGGTGAAAAGTTTTTGGTTGTCACGGGTTTAGGGTTCTGCAACGTTTATAAGCTGATTGAAAAGGATGAAAGCAAAAGCTTCGACGATCAGCCGGCAATAACGGATAACGGCGATAGCAAAGGAACTTCTATTTTTTACAAAGGTAAAATGATTAAGATTAATTGCTTGCTATCAAACACGAAGGTTTGCAAGTGGGATAAAAAGTACCCGGAAAATCACAACCACTACATTATAACAGTGAGCTATGAGGGCAAAAGGTTGTCTTTCGATTGGTTTGATAGCCTCTCTAACTTTAGAGCCGGAAATATCGACAAAAGTAGAAATGAAATTATTGAAATGTTTTACTTCTACTTACAGGACATTCTTTACAAAAACGAATATTCAGACAAAAACAACTTTTGTAAAGAAAATGAAAATACGCTCGCTTTGTGGAATTCGCTATGTAAACAAGAAAGTAAGTATAATAGAGTGTTTGAAGGCGTTGACGTTTACGAACTTGCAAACTATTTACAGAAAACATTTGAATTATAAACTATTAAAAAATGATATGTTATGAAATCGATACAGATAAACAGCAGAAAAGAGGCTTTAAACTTTGTTTTTCAGAATAGCCCTTGTATTTCTATTCGCTTCGATAGAAGGCGCAAAGAAGTAAAGCAAGTTTTGTATTTTGTTTCTTTTGAAGAAACAAAAGAAATAGAAGCAAAGAAAATGAAACGGTATGGAAATAAGGAACCATATTTGGACATGCCAATTAAAAAACTAATATGGACAATAAAAAGTTTTGCCCGAAAAGATAATTACAGGAAAGTTTTAATACAAGGGAATAACGGGTTTTATTGGTGCAACCCGGTTTATGGTCTAAGAGATTACAATAGATCATTTGCGGGAAAATTGACGGACAAAAACGCGCGTAAGGTGTCATTAATTAATTCTTTAATTGATAAGTGGGTAGATTGTCTACCCACTTATGCGGAAAATCTGAAAGTATGAAACGCGTGTACAAGTGGGTAGTTAACGGGCTGGAGTTCTCCAGCCTTCAAAAAGCAAAACAATTTTGCAGGGAAAGCGAAACAAATGCAACCGGTATTTATGGAGTTGACAGGAACGGAAATAATGTAACCTTTACACCTATTGAAAATACAAAACGCGGAATTTCCTTTGGAAAGTCTTACAAAATAAATGTAAACAATACACTTTAATAAACTGTAAAAAACAAAGTTATGAAACTGAAAGCAATACAAATAATATTAGAAGGTTTGAAAGTAGTATTTATTTCCTTCATTATCTCTTTGATTTTATTGTATGCGGATAATAACAACGTTTTATACGTTATCTTATCTATTCCGGTGGTGATTGTTTTATTTTATATTCTGATTGAAAAATCATTTATAAGTAACAAACAAAACAAAGAAAAACAATTAAATTAGCCTTTCTTAACTATAATTCCTTTGGTATGTAACATTAAAGTGTTACATTTGTATCAAAGAAAAACAAGTAATAACAGTAACTAAACTAATTAAACAAGGTGCGCAAACCTTGACAAAACGCAATCAAATTATGGCAACTACAATAAATAACAGTAATGAAAGTAAAGTAGTAGTAAATAGTATTGGCTTTTCTGGATCATTTTCTAAGTTCTTCAAAGAGAACACACAAATAGATGATATCTTTTTTGAAGGCGGTAAAAATTATTTGTTCACCTATTCTATAAAATTAGATGATAATTGTAAAAACGGACATTTAACCTTTAGTTTTACGGGGGAAATCAAAGTTAAAAAAGGAAATGGAAGGCTTTATGATTATATAAGTGGCGCAATTGCTGATATAATTGTTTATTTTAAGCCGGAACTTTTAATGTTTGAAAGACTACACCTTTGCAACCACTTGGGACAACCAATGTTTGCAGATGACATTCGCTTTCATATCAATGAAGGTAAAACAAATGAACAAATAGCGGAAATGTATAATATTTCCGATATGGGAGCTGTCGAAATTTTGCGAAATGCTTCCGACAATAAGGATTTGTTTTATTATCTGGTATTTCGTTTGGGTGTTGCTGATACATGGGGAAAGTTAGCCAATGAAGCTATACAGGAAATGGAAGCAAAAACGGGTTTAACCTTGAAAATTGAAAACAAAGATAAAGTTTACAAGCAATTTGACGCGGAAAAGTGCGAAACTTTAGAAATTCTCTACCAATTAGGCTTTGCAAGCAAACAGGCTAAACAATACCGGGCGCAGCAAGCAGCAGAAGAAAAGAAAGTAAAAGGACTTGCTGAAATTGAAAAAGAATTTGCCAAAGCTGTAGAAAAGGCAAAAAGAATCTATGAAGTAAAAAAAGCGGTTGTCTCTTTCGGTATAAGTTGGAATAATGTTGTATTTTATGACCACAAAAACGAACTTTGTTTTAATTGGTTAGATTGCTGCGAAAAGGTTCCTTCTGATTTAATCAACGAACTTGTGTGCAGTAATACTTTACCGGAAGGAATAGAGGTAACGAACCTGGACAAAGGTAGGGAGTAATAACCCTACCTATTTATTAATCAATTAAAAAGAATCAATATTTACAATAACATAAGTAATTAAATAATAGCAATTTAAACTAATAGGAGATAATAAAATGAAAGCAACTAATAACAGTACAGATACTTTATTTATGGAAATTTTTTTAGAATTGTTGGAAATTGCAAAAGCATACTTCCAGGAACTTTTTAAAAACGAAAAACCTGGCGTATATACATTGAAGGAGATTTATACCTACATTGAAAGCTGTGACAACCTCGAAACAAAGCAAGGGAAAGCAGAAAGACTAACAGAAAAAGAAAAAGAACAAGCGATAAAATACTACACTAAAAGTCCTTACTATTCAAATATTAACCCTATTCAAAAAAATAGTGTTTCATACTTGTGCAAAGTTTCGAATAACATTGTTTCTATTGAAAAAGGTAATTTCAAATGTAGCTTTGATATGATTAAAGTGTTTGAATATCTGGAAAGATTCAAACAGTTGTCGGGCGCCAAAGAAAAATTAGAATTTGTCAAAGAAGGAAATCAGATACAAGAAAACAAAAATAATTGTCTTTGCGCTTTTGATATCATATTTGATAAGAAAGATAAAACGTTTCTAACTGCAAAAACCAAAAATTCAGCTTATTATTTTTGTAACAATGTTTTGATAGATATAAATTTAGGCAAAATATATGCTACTGATTCGTTTATTTGCAAAAGTAGAAACGTGAGAATATCTAATCTTTACGGTAGTTGGGATAAGCATGTATGTATATCTTTTGACGTTTTCAAAAAATTGGTGGGAAAAGATTGTAGAATTATGGTTGATCGCGACAACAAAGAAGATCAAGTAATTGTAACAATCAAAACAACTAACGATGAAATTTTCGAATGTCGCTATAATGATTTTAACAAGAATATAAGTATAGAAGAAGTCTATCCTATTTTGTATAAAGAATTGAAATTGACGGTTAAAGATGGTAAACAGTTTGCGAAGGACTTAAAAACTATATCTAAAATTTCGGAATTTGTTTCTTTCGAAGTAGAAAAAGGATCAGCCCGACTAAAAGTAAATTATATCACAGAATTAGGAATAAGCGATACAGAAAATAAATATGGAGAGTTGTTTGTACAATTGTCTGAACCGTCTAATTTTACTTATAGATCAGATAATAGATCAAATAGGGTGCTTTCCTGTCTGGATGGTTGGAACGGCGAAATTTATTTTACAAAAGAATATGATTATTGTAAACTTTCTTTTGTCTCTGACAACTGTGACAACTGTTTTATGATTGATAACAAAATTAATTATTTTAATCCAATTAGAGATAAGAACGATTATTTCCCGGATAAGTTAACGCCTGTTTTTTGTGAAGAAGAAACAAAAGAATCAGACACAAATATTAAGCCTATAGGAACTTTGGAAAATCAAAACGATACAAACCTACAGGAAAGCAAAGAAATTGCCTTAAATACAATAGGAATAAACAAAAATGAGTGGGAAAAGATAGAGTTATCTCTAAAAGATACTTACAGTATAGCATACGAAGACGGAATAATATCTTTTGTCCCCAAAGATAGCAGCAACCTTATAAGTAAAGTTTATATCTGGACTTATACAGAACGTTTAGGGATATATTCAAAAGTAGGTGTCAGCATAGAAAAGGATATAGATACAAACATTCCTTTTGTAGAATTTTTAGAGCAGTCTTTGGCAGATTTAAAGAGACATGCTGCAAACAGAGTATTTTTCTTCATGGAAAAAGAAGGTTATCGTTGGGAACAACCGAACGCACAAACATTCCACCTATTCAAGAACGGGAAAGAAAAGACGTTTGAAAATGAGTTTGAAGCATATAACTTTGTCCAGAATAAAGAGAATGAAAGTTACTTTGACTTTAATGTCTCTGACTATACGGACGATATGTTAGAGGTGATTGGGCTTGATCTGGAAAGTATCACGTCTAAAATAAAACAGGATAGTTCAAGAGAGCTAAAGGTTATACAGGATATAAAACTATATGATAAAACCGGGAAAATAGTGTTTACTTATGATAATGGAAACATAAACACTATAGTAGAAACAATTTTCAACGGCGATAGTGTACTGCAAAGTGTATTACAAAAGATAAACGAAAGCATGTAGCACTATGATTCGGTTAAGTAAATTCCTTTCCTTGTTTGTCTCTAAAAAGACAGATAAGGAAAGAGTAAAAGGAAAGAGCAGAATGAAGTACTACACAAAAGACAATGTCAAATTTGTAACATGGAAATATGATGCCGGCATACCGTGTTTCTATCTGAACAAATCTGTAAATATTGTGAAAGTGCTTTTATTAAACGACTCAAGGAAATTACAAGGCTTTTTCTGTAGAGGATATTTTGTAAAGAATATCCTAAAGAAGAACAAAAAGAAATTTTTGCCGGGTAACTTTTATCAGTTCCTTTACAAATTGGTATATGTCGGCTATAAAATAGAGAATGGAGAAAAACTAAAAATGTATCAACTTAAAGAGGTTGCATTTTTTGAAAGTGTTTGACCCGACAAGAAAAGAATTGTGTTATCTTTGTTATGTGTAGAGACCTATTTGTCATATATTAGTTTAGTTATTTAATATAGTATTTAGTAATTGGTTTAGTTTATGTTATTATTACTTGCTGTCCCTACCGGTATGTGATATATAGGTAGGGACTTTTGCTTTTGTTCTTTCTTTAGTGTAGCTTTGCCATATAATAACTATTAAATTTTTGTCAAAATGAAACTACAAAAGTCTGTAAGTAAACCTTCTATAGTTTGTGATAACTGTAGATACAAAATTGAGTGTCCCTATGTGGACAAATCAGAATGCTTCGAGTATAATAGCGCGCAACTTTCAAAATCTCAAATTGAGGACTTGAACCATGAAGAAACAGAAACAACTTACTAATAAGGATTTGCCGGCTATTTCTCAAAAGGATTTTGTGGAAATAATAGAACAGGCTCCGGAAGTGATCCAAACCGCTTCCAGTGAGTTAAAAAACGCTTTTGTTGCTCTGGAAATGGCAGAAAGGGCACTGTCTGAATCGTCTTACCGGTTCTTTGTCTTTGAAGGTAAGGATGGGGAGGAAATTACGGCCGACTTGAAAAGCTACTCTGCAAAGGGTTTTATCCTCCGTCACGGTGGGAAAGAGTCGGACGTAAAGAAAGCACAACGGCACAAAGAAATGTACGTCATGCCTCTTATAGAAGAAATAAAGAGGTGCAAAGAAACATTTAATGATATTTACCGAAAAGAAATGCTTTCCTCCGTTACCCCGGAGATCATGACCTATATTGTGAAACTGTTTGGGGAAATGAACGGCGTTGATGATGTCCAAAAGATTCTAAAGGAAGAAAAGAAGATAAAACTTACCCAAAAGGAACTACAGGCTATCTTTGCCAAAAAGAAAGCGGAAATCGAAAGCAAACGTGCCGTGTTCCTTGCTTCATCCAATCAATACAAGGTAGCAACAGAAGCCGGACGGCTACAGATCATAAACACTATTATCATTGACCTTCAACACCGATATCAAAAATATCTGGCAGAAGAAAAAGAAGAAAAGGCATTGATATTCGAACGGGAAATCAGAAACATGCTGGAGCAAGCCCGGAAAGAAGTAAAGGGAAATGAGCTAAAGCTGACTGTAGACGGAAAAATAGACATTGTCGCTACCTTGCACGGACAAGAAAACGTTTCTCGTGTATTCCGTACACTTCCCATTAATTCTATCATAATAGGTCTTGTCGCTGCCAAGTCTGGACTTGATCCTACAGTATTAGTGCACCAGCTTGCAACAAGTTACTACAAGGACTTCAATGGCTTTAATAAAACTATTCTGGGTAGGGAAAAGATCATGCTTCCAGGCGATCTGATCCGTGCAGCCAATTGGGAAGAACTGGAAAAACAAAACCAAAAGTTCTTAGACGAAATGACGCCTTATGAAGTGCAGGAGGCTACTTATATAGATGATGAAAGAAAAGCCTCTGTAAAGGACAGATTAAAGGCTTTACGACTTAAATAGGGAGGGGAAACCATGACGAACAAGGAAAGAAAGATAAACCTCTATTTAAAAAGAGTGGAAAGGTTCAACGAGCTTTGTCCTTCTAACGGGTTCTTGTGGGGAAGTACGATAATAAAACCCATCACAAGACGGAATTTGAAAATAGCCCTGTCGGAAGAGAAAGAAGAAAACATAGATCGGAAGATAAAAGGAGTGGAAAAGTTTATAAAATACTTGGAAGGGGACGCGGGTAGTGACGGAAGAAAAAGAATGCTGCCGGAACTGAAAAAGTATCTGGTAAACGTAAAGGACGCGAAAATAAAAATATCCCCATCTATAAAAGTGTTTGTAAATGGGGATATAAGATCGCGCTTGTCTCTTTTGGAAAAGAAAGACGGAAAATGGACTGTATCGGACTACCGGGGAACGGTATTGAAACTGAAAAATCAGGAATCAGCCCTTCAAAGGGAAATCCTGTTCAGATTGAAAGCAAAGTACGACCGGTCGATTGTACCCAATACAAAAACCATTTTCCGGGCTTATTCTTAACCCAGATACATCTCTCCATGAAGTTCGGGATATTTGGAATCACGCATAATGTTCCGTACCTTTGTCTTTGTCCAAGCAGGAACAGCATTCTTTACCGGAATGATCATAGGTTTCTTTTTGGGAGTTTCAATATTCTTCTTTTCGTAAGGCATACTATTAGTTTTTAAAGACGAAAGGGCTAAGAACCGATTTTTACAGATTGTGTTCAAAGCCCTTTCTTGATTAACGTAATTTACTAACAACGAGATTGTTAATGTACCTACTCTGTTAAGGATTTTCGGCATCCTCCTTTATTAAAACTTAGATTTGTTCATAGAGGAATTTAGGATAGATTTTTACTATTTCATATTTTCACCTCCTTTCTTTTAATAGGTTTGCAACTCGATTGACTATAAACAATTATACAGGTATGTTTCTTACTCAATTGTAATCCAAATATCCTCTTTTGAGGAAGAAAGTTTAGAATATACTTTTTCAAAGGCTTCTTTGATAGAAGTGAGCCTTCCTACTTCTGTGTTAAACCCTACACCTACACACCCTTCTACATTGTCGGCTGTGGCGGCAGAATGAATCAAAACGCCAGAAAAGCCTTTTATTCCTTCCAGTCTTGGAACTTTCCCTTTGCATACATTCATATAAAATTCCTTTTGACTGAATTTAGGAGAAACTACATTCATAAGAACTTTGTATCTTCCGGTGGGAATAGCTGTTTTCCCATATATTTTTTTAGACTTTATTTCTTCTTCCGACATATCTTGGGACAATCCTCTGTCCGTATCTTCTATTGTGTTACAAATAAATTCACCATCAATATACAACCTTCCTATTGTATATTTTTCTTTTTTCCATTTTCTGTCTACTTTAATCTCCATAATCAATTGATTTTTAAAAGTTTATAATAAATCAAGCATGTCTTCTACTGTCACTTCCTTTAGGTTTATGCCGGGATATTCGTCTTTGATCAGTTCGTCTATGTATTCTACATCTTCAAACCTTTCTTGCTGGATCAAGATATTTCTAAAACCGATAAGGTAGTTAAGTCTTACCGAATCAATTCTTGAATCTATTGCCATGCAATAGTGTTTCAAATTCTTTACTCTTAACCAAAGGATAAAAACAGTTCCCAATAGAAAAACTGCTATTATTCCCAGTAATATAATGCAAATTGTCGAAAATTCCATGTCTTTTATCGTTTGTAAGCCATTTTTTCTAACTCTACAGTAGTCATATTCTCCGGGATTGTTTTAAGGCGTTTATAACGCCCTCTTTCAATCCGTTCTATAAATTCTGCCCTGTAAAGATAGGTAATAGTTTTTCTAAGTGTACCGTTAAAGAATAAATTGCATTTGGAGATGTCGCAAAACTCAAACGGACGATCTATGGAATTGATATGTCTAATAAGTTTTTGAAGCTCTGTTTCTTTCTTTCTGCTCATGTCTTGTTGCTTTTTAAATTGTACTTGTGAAAAACAGGAAAGCGTATCTTCACAGACCGGCTTTCCCAAAACGAATCTTAACTATTATGGAAAAATATAAACTGTTTCAGTCTATCTTTAAATATGTTTCTATTTCTGTAAGTGTAACCGACTTTATAACCAGATCATTAATATCCGACAGAAAATCAAAATATTGTTTTGTCCTTTCTATGGCTTCCGTATCAGAACTGGATCGAACCATCAAAACAGCTTTCTGCATTTTTACTTTTCCTTTAGGAGTTACTTCTGGAAAATAGGAAACGACTTTGAAAAATTTCTCTCCCTCTCCTACTACAGAAATAATGTCTGTTTCCTTGATAGGAGAAACTTTAAAGTCCTCATTTGTTTCTTTCGTTCCCCAATCAGTAGTGATAGCTTCTACTTCCGTATAGGTATAAGCCCTGACAAGAATGGTTCTCTTAACAAGTATTCTTGGTGGTTTGAACCCGTCTGGGTTATCTGTCCAATAACTTATAGTTGATTCAAAATACATGATTCTTTAGATTAATGATTGTAAAACAATTCCTTTTGTAAAATCGCATCCTTCGCTACCTCTTGGAATGATAACGAAATTCTTAGACGGTGATTCCATCTTAAAATTGTAGGTTATTTCCGGGTCGGGAAGGAAAGATGCTTTTTCTATGTACAGAAACTTTTTGGCTTTCTTTTTCCATGCGGAAAAATCATAAGAAAAAAGTGGTATTCCTTCTGCCGACAATAAAGATATCCAGTTCCCCCACATATCCATTACAAGAAGTCCTGCTGTTGCTTTGAAACTGTCGCCGGTATTCAAAGTAAAATTCATTACATGGTTGTAATCATCTTTGATACACTCTGCAAGTTCCCTTCCAAATTCTGAATGATTTTTTAAAGTGACCGCAAGAGTGAGATGCCCGGTTTCGTGTATCTCATCACATCTCATAGCTCTTGCGTCACTATCTAAAGCGACAAGGACATCTTTTGTAATTCCATCATTATTCCCCATCTTCTTTTTTGTTGGGGATAAGAAGAACGGACGGTACACCATTACAACCCTGATTCAAAGGAATTTCATTCCATTTGCCTTTTGTAAAGGCTTTCACTTTCAAAAATACATCCAAAGGAATGTGCAACATTAATGGTTGCGGTTTATAAGAATTGTCCTTTTTCCATTTCGCCACTTGAAGATCAATGTTTACCTTTATAGCTTCCATAGGTGGCAAATAGGGTTCCAGACCTTCTATTTTGTTTGCATTGAAAAGTGATATCTTCCTATTTTCATGAGGAACAATGATATAAAGTTTATTCTTCTTCATCTTCTTTTGATTCTTTGTTTTGTTCAATCTGCTCTATTTTGTAATAGAAATAATTTTCGAGTATGCAATGTACCGTGATACAAATAGCAATTATGATAATTGTAAGAAAAATCCAACCTGTAGTGCTCATATCCTTTTTATTTTTGTTCTGATAATACAGCGTTCAACCAACTTTTAGCTTGGTCGATTTTAGAATGTTGTTCTTGGGATAACTGTTCATACTTTTTCATTAAGTTTACATCGCCAGTTAATGCTATAAGTTCATAGAACTTGTAACTTTCAAATGAATCAAGAAGATTGATAGCTTCTTGCAATGCTTTCAACTCTAATTTGTTCATATCTCATATTTTTAGTTTTTGATGTTGCAAATGTAACACTATACTGTTACATAACCACCCTTTTATAGTTAAAATATGTAAAATTGTCAGTTTTTATAGTGTTACACCTGCAATTGTTTGTTACTTATAAGCGTTATTCTCCTGTTTCTATATGACAATAAACCAGTTCTTCTTTTGCTCTTGTAATAGCGACAAATTTTAAACATTCTTCTGCATACAGAGCTTTAGGTGTCTTTGCAAATTTAGAAGGAATGAGTTCAGGATTTAAAAAGAAAACACGTTTTGCTTCCAATCCTTTGCTTTTATGTATGGTAGAAAGAATGATGCCGGTTTTGTCGTCAGAGAAAATGTTTTTGATCTTTTGCTTCAAAGCTAAAAAAGAACCGGGGAAACGCTTATACAAGATTTCAATGATAGAAACTTTTTCTTTCAAAGCTACATAAGAAGCGTTGTTGGTAATAGCGATTTCAGACAAACCTTTTTCTTTTAATTTAGAGACTTTATCTTCTAATAAGAGGTATAGATCGTCCAAGCGTTCCTGTCCGTCTAAAAGTCGGCAAAGACTTTCTCCAAAGTCCCGTCCCATGATGGATGCTTTCTTTCCTTTTTCCAATAGCATAATAAAAGTAGCAACTAATGGATAATTATTCCGACAAAGAATAAAATCTCCGCTTTCGGCTTCAAAAATATCACCACTTCTTATGACACCTTCTATTGCTGTAGGAATACATTCAGTACCGGGGAATACTTCGTTTGCTTTCTCGACTATTTTCTTTGCGCACCGGTAAGTAACAGAAAGAGGAAGACAAACAGTATTGGGCATTCCTTTTATGGAAGTAAATACATCCAAATCGGAACCCATGAAATTATAAATAAGCTGTTTTGAATCTCCTACAGCTATAAACCTACCTCTTGGTTTGATGTATCTTTGTAAAATTTCCTTTTGAAGTGTAAACGAATCTTGGCAATTGTGCGCAACTATTCCACTGTTTTCATTTTTACTTTTATTATTGGTAAAGTTTTTAGAAGTAACAATGAAGTTATGATTGTCTTTCACTTCTATGTCAAATACTTCTTTTGAATCACCTTCTTTTGTTATCTTAGTCACACAAGTGTGACCTTCTTTTGGAATAGAAAAATCCCATTCATAAGAGCCTATAAGATGTTTGTATTCTTTAGGAATTTTATAATCCATAGAAGGATGAGTATAACAAGCAATGTTCTCAAAAAATGTTTTTGTAGAACTTCTACTTACTCTTATAAACCAATAAACTCTACCTGTTAAAGATGATTTGGACTTAATTATGGCATTTTCAATTCCCATAGCTTTCATTCTATTGGACATGACAGTTATTAATTCCTTTGACGGAGCACAACTGTATATACGGACATCACTCTTGTTTATTAAACTTCCATCATCCATATACAAAATAGCCAATTGCTTGAAAGACATACTTTTTAATATACTCTCTTTATTAACTTCCTCTGGATAAAAACAAAGTCCTTGCGTCTGGAACCTGTATGCTATTTTTTTGGAAAATCCATTATTCGGAATTATATCAACATAATCTTCTCTTCCAAGTAAACAGGCTTTCCAAAACAAATATTCTAATTGCTTTTCGCCATGTATAAAGCTGCATCTATAGGTATTCAAAGAAATTTTCTTTAAACTTCCATCACCTATGCTACTTATTAAAACGAAATCTTTTTGATCTTGATTCAAGCTATTATGATATGGTTGGTTTGTTGTGTCCGATACAAGAATTTCTCCAATATTTAACTCATCAGCCCTTTTCCATCCATTTACAGTTAGAAACAAATGATTGTATGTGCATTCTATTTTTCTTTTTCCTGCAACAACAATTTTCATCACCTCTCTAACTCCTTTTGAACTCGCATTTAAAACTTTCTTTAGTTCAAATCTTCTTTCTTTTTCGTTGTATGACTTTACAAAAACAGAATTTCCTTCATTAACCTGTTTGGTTAGATCATCTATCCTCATTTTTCCGTTACTTGTGGCAATACAGGTATCTCCAACGAAACATTCGTCCATCATAACAACTTGATATTTAGGAAAGTTTACCTCATCCACAAAATTATATGGAATCCATAGCATGTCTGGAAAATCCATTTTGAAAGATTTGTTGCCTTGTATTTTAGCACAATCTTTTCTCCATCTTTCATTGATTTTATTTAGATCACTTATCATTGATTTTTCATAATCCAAATCATATTCGATGCAAAGCGCAGAGATATTTTCTTCGTTGATTTCGCAAAGCGATAATCTGATCTTTTCCCATAATGTTTGTAAGGAAAAATAATATCGCATTTTCTCTTTGTATTCCTTTTTCCTAAAATCAAATAATTCCATACAAAGAGAAAAACATTTGTTTTCTTCAAGCTGCATTCGGAATCGAAAATTTTTCATTAATGTACGAAGTCCCATTGAATGAAAAGTGTTGCACTCTACTGTAGTAGGTAGTTTTGTTTTTAGCTCTTCTGCAATACTTTTGTTAAAAGCCATAAACAAACAACTTGTACCTTCTTTTGTCCGATTGCATAACTCTTTGAGTGTAAATGTTTTACCGCTACCCGGTGCAGCTTCTACTACTATGTTTTTATTGGTATTTTCGTAAGCATCGAAAATAGCCAATTGATACTTGCTCCATTCCATAATTCTTTTCGTTTGCTTTTATTGTTGTTAATCTTCTTTCCTTAGATAATGAAGAAACTCGAACGGTTTTCTTATTCCTTCCAGATAACGATCGTCTTTATCGTTGGTAAAAGCCTCTTTTTTCAAAAGAGATATTTTTATAAGCCTTTTTAAAGCTCCAATAACATATTGCTCTAAATAGGTATTCTGTTCTATACCAAATAAAGAACGGTATTACCAATAATTCCATCTGTTGTCGCAGGTGTATGCTTTCATGATTGATCGTTCTCTTTCCTATTGGCTTATACTCTTTCCTTGCAAAAATGAAAGGAAAGATGGTCATTGCCACATATCCCTTGAAAGGGATCAGCTTATTGTAAATAATTATCTTTTTCATATTCACTGAATTTTTTGTAATCCGCCAAATAATCAGCAATAAAATTTCCGCAAACAATAGGATCATTATAATCTTTCCCATGTCCCGGAATCCATTTGACCTTTATTCTTAGTTTCGTGTGTTCCAAAACTTCCATGAAGATTTTCTCCCACAAATCCTGATTTTCTACACGCAAGTCCTCTCTTACCCAATCTACAAATTTATACCTCAATTGATCAGCCACATACTGACTATCTATATAGAAGGTAACGGTTGCTCTTAAATCCTTTCGAATAGCTCTTAGAGCCATCAGAACAGCTTCCGTCTCCCTTCTGCCTATAGTGGTATGAGAAAACCCTTTTCTTATGTGATATTCTTTGTCTTTCCATTTGATGTAAACAGACGATCCACCCAATCTTTTAGGATGTTTTGCATAGCAACTTCCATCTGTCCAAACTTCAAGAACCTTTCCTTTTCTTTGCTTTTTCGCCATAACTCTTTAAAATCATTAGACTTGAATCATCCTCAAAGCCTTTGTTCAACATATCGGTTATCGACTTTTTGTTTTTCAGCATTTCCCACAAATCCTTATCTATGGTAGAAGATGAAAGCAGGTATTGAATTGTAACCGGGTTTTCTTGCCCACTTCTTTCCAATCTTCCTATTACCTGTACAAGATCACTTGGACGAGGTGGTAATTCCAAAATAGCCATATTCGAACAAACCTTTTGAAGCCCATCTACCCCTGTACCTAAGCATCCCATATTGGCAAATAAAAGTCTCTTGGAAGGATCGGAAGAAAAATCAAATAATGCCTTTTCCCTTTTCTTTCCGGTCGTCTCACCTATGACAAGCAGGCTGTTCTTGAAAAGTTTCTGAATGTCTTTCAAAATAGAAGAATGAGAACCGAATACGAGTAATTTGTCATCTTCGTTTGCTTCTAACCATTCTTCTATCCATTTTTTAATTGTTTTCACCTTTCCTTCCAAAGAAAGCTGTTTTAGAAGATTCATCTTTACCAAAAACTCCGCTCTTGCAGCTTTTTCCACCTTTTCTTCATCCTTGAAATGTTTAAAGATAAATTCCAGCAAATCTTCTTCCGCAGCCTTGTAAGCCTTCTTGTTGGTTATCTCGCATTCTATCATGTTTTCGGTTACAGGCGGAAGTTCCTTTAAGGCATCCCGCTTGCTTACATGGAAATAGCAACATTTGGTGAGAAGATCGTTCAGTTCCTTGATATTGGAAGCTCCTGTTAAGTCCATTCCAAAAAAAGTTTCTTTCATGTTGCAATATCTTTCAAAGAAATAGTGATGGTAAGGGTCATCCGGCGCAATCTCTTTCAATCTTCCTATAAGTGCAAGTATGTTCAACAGTTCTGACGGACGGTTCATGATAAGCGTACCGGTTAACCCTATGATGGCAGAGGATTTTCCCGTCAACTTTTTGAATGTTTTACTCCGTATGGATTTCCTGTTTTTCAGAAAATGGATTTCATCGGCTATGATAAGAGAGAATGTCTTTTTCTTCATCCCGTCCAGTCTTACTTCGATAGAGGTCTTGCCGTTCTTTTCTGTTCTTCTCCCCAGAATGTCGTAATTGATCACAAGAACATCAGCATCAAAATCTTCTGCCGGTGAAGTAGTGGAAATAACAGATACCTGTCTATTTGGATTTGCTTCTTTCCACTCTCTTAGCCAGCCGGATTTTACAGAAGCCGGACATACGACCATACAAGGAAAAAGATCAAGGATTTCTGCATAGAAAATGGACGAAAGACTTTTCCCCGTACCAACAGAGGAACCGTTTACATGGTTTCCGTGATTGATCGCGTAATATAAATAGTCCATTTGATAACTTCTCGGCTTTTTCAAGAGAGAAAGACCGTTTACCAATAGTTCTATATCCTTTCTTGATAAAAGTTCTTCAAAGGGCTTTATTTCAGCTTTGCAACCTGTACGAACGATAGAAAGAGGATCGACTTCTTCTATTTCAAAATCCGATACAAATTCTTTGAGCAGAATTTCTTTTGCGGGATCAGATTTAATATATAACTCCTTGTTGGCAGAATTTCTTTTATAAGAAGAAATAAGTTTAAGCCTAATCAGAGCTTCCTTGTCCAATCCGGCAAAATACCAATAATCTTTTTCCTTGTAGTAGTATGTCATTGATTCAATTTTATGTATTTACCTGGTAATGATAAATTTTTAAGAATATTGTCAGCTTTGTTCCCATAAGCAACGAAGCAACTATCCGTTCCTGGGCTTCCGCCTTCTTTTCCATGTTCGTCAATAAATCTGATTCTTTTCCTTAGAAAATAAATAGAAGTAGCTTTGCTCCATATAAATTCATGAAACATTGTATTCCCTACTCGTGCATAAATAAGAGCTATTCCATTACCATGTTCTGATAATTTTTTCATAAATAGCTTTATTGTAGGATTTGAATAAGGTGGATTAAGAAATACAAACCCTTTCCAATCCTGTACAAGTCCATCATCTTCTTTGGTAAAGCATTTCTTTGCAGTGTACCAGTCTTTTTTAGGAGCGCAAGGGTCAAGATCAAAATCATTTCCTAACGCTTCTAAAATGTAAGGTGGTGTGTACCATTCTACTGTTGCTGACTTACCACCTCCAAATTTTGTTTCAAAATTAGTATTCATTTCTTTCTATTGTCTATAAATTCAAAATAATACTTGCCATTCTTACACTTAACCTTCTTAATGATACAGAAATTCTTGATATTGACTTTTCCGTCTTTTTCCAGTTTGTCAAATATGACTTCAAAAAGTAGGGAGATAATCTTGTCTACAGACCGCATGGAAATAAAACTTCTGGCATTTGTTCTAAACCCGGCTTTATTCAATGCTTTCATGAAGTTGAAAGTTACCTCCCTGTAAATCTTATTCATTCGTTTTATGTCAAATTAAACTACTCGAATTGATCGTCTTCATTAGGATCATAAGTTTCTTCATCCTCGAAGTCGTTGATCCAATCTTCTATTTCTCTTTCCATCCCATCTTGATTTCAAATTCTTCCGGTGTCAAAATAGGAATTTTCAATTCCTTTGCTTTCTTCACTTTGGACGAAGAACTTTCTTTGTCTTTTGTTACAAGGATTGTAGTGTTTTTAGATACACCGGAAACGACTTTGTGTCCTTCTTTTACAAGACGCTCTTCCCACTGTTTGTTTCTGAATCCTGTAAAACAAACTGATTCGGGATTGTCGTTTTCCACCGTTTCCTCTTGGATAAAAGAAATAGAGATAGATAAGCCATAACAAAAATCAAAGAATATTTTTAACCCGTTATTAAAAGCCTTTGCGGTGGTATCGGCAATGCCGTCAATGGAAAGCAAGTCTTTCATAGGGACTTCCCCATTTTCAAACAGGTAATCTATCTGATTTTTGGTGAGACTGTTGAAAATCATTTGACAAGTCTTTTCTCCTATTACGCCACCAAACACATTATAGGCAGTCAAAATCCTTGCAAAAGGAACCCCATCATCTACATAGGAATCAAATTGCTTTCGTAGCTTTTTAGAAAGACTTTTTCCTATTCCTTCGATTTTTTCAAGTTCCTTTTCTGTTGCATTTACAATGTCTTCAATAGAGAAAAGCCCACCTTTATAGAGCTTTCTTACAGTTGCTTCCTGCATTTCTTCCGTACCCAGTGTAGCAAAGAAATAGACGAGTTGCTTTACTGCTTTTTCATCACAATTCGGGTTCACACAAACAAGATCGGTTAAATTTGTATCCCATCTCAACGGTTCTCCGCAAGAAGGGCAAAACATCATACTGTCACACATTCCCTCAAAACATTCTACACTATATTTTAGTGTTTCTAAGTGCTTAGGGATAACATCTCCGCTTCTTGTAACCACTATGTAGGCATTAGGACAAATATGGTTGTCTGTAATGTATTTTGCGTTGTAACCGGTACAGCGTGTGACTGTAGCTCCATCAAACTCAACTGGTTCAAAAACGATTACAGGCTTGCTTTTGCCATCTTTTGAAATACCCCATTCAATTCCAATGACACGAGTAGTGTATCTTTCTTGCCAGTCGGGATTTTTGTAAGCAATCGCGTAACGCGGATTTCCATTAGGAAGTCTACCCAAAGCATTACGAATATTCTTGTCATCCACTTCAATCACAAGACCGTCACATTTAAAGTTTTTGGTAAGATCAAACAGTTCGTTCAAATAATCAAGAGCGGATTTTTCATCATCAAAAATAGAAGCAGAAGTCACCCAGTATTGTGTTGCATACGGTTCATAAGTATTGTAAAGCTCTGCAAGCTGCAAAGATTTATCCCTATCTGAATCCATGATACCGTACCGGATATAGGCGGTATTCCCTAAAACCTGCGGATTCATTTCGTCCGCATTGAAAGCTCCTGCCACAGAATTTCTTGCACTTTTGTAACCAAGTGGTTTTACATTTTTCAGAAACATACCGACAGGAATAATGGCTTCACCAAAAGTAAAACAAGATTTTTTGCCGATAGGGCTGCCATGATTGACGTATTCGTAATGTCGGTCGCTTCTTTGTCCTTCTATCCCATCACCTCTTGTCCAGCATTCATTTGTTGTTTCGTCCACCAAAAGAGAAATACCGTCATATTTGGGCGTAATAACGATTTTGTTAGTAGGGTGAAGTTCCCATATATCTTTAGCCCATCTTCTGATTTCACTGATTGTTTTTACCTTTTCCAAAGAAAACATAGGATAAGGTAGCTTTTCCATCCGGTCACCCTTTTTATTTTCTTCAATGATAGGCTTTGTCAGGATTTCACTATCAGGATATTCCTTTTTCAACTGATCGATCAAAAGATCATACTCCTTATCGTTCATGATAGGAGCACCTTCTCTGTATTTTTGGTTGGCTTCTATGATTTTGCCTTCCAGTTCTTTTTGTTTCTTTGCCATCTCAAATTCTTTTCGTTACCTTTAGTAATATAAATAATGCAATCAGAATAGTAAAAGCTCCTACTCCCATCCCTCCTAAAAAAGAAAGCAATCTGTTGGGAGACGCTTTTACTTCTTCTTTCAAGTTTCCGTTTTCTTCGCTCATCTTGGACAGTCTTTCTTTAAGGCTTTTTACAACCAATTCCAGACTATCGCAAGAAGCTGTTACAATAATGGTGTCACCTATTTTCTGAACAATCACGTTTGCTTGCCCCTTGCTTGTCTCCCTCTTTTCTCCATCTTCCATCTTTTTAGGATTGATAGTGAGGTTTACAATTGAATAGGGAATCTTTATAAGCGTGTCTGTCAGTTCTCTTTCCCAGAATAGGGAATCCTTTAATGTGAAGTTATAGTCTGTTCTTTGGGAAGGACGGGATTTGCACCCGCCCAAACCAATAAAACAACAAAATAACAAACAAAAAGCAATTACTGAATTTCTTTTCATCATATACTTTCCTTTATGATTGCGGATTTTAAAAATCCTGTTATCCCTATCTTTAGGGATTTCAATTTTCCGTTTCGAACAACATCCAGTTCAATGTTTCTGAAATCCCTTGCCACTCTCACTCCTTTGATTGTGGCTTCTCCTATCCCGGGAAGTTCTATTGTCTTATCTCTCAATCTGTTTAGGATACAGTTATTCTTCGAGTTCATGCGGTTTTAGAACGCTTTTGTAAATCACGAAGTTATCATGTCCGAAACCAATAGAGACAGAATCACATTCTTTTATCCACCCCCTTATTGTTCCTTCCGAATAATTGGAAAGGTTGGCTTTCAGGATAATATCTGTAATATCCCTTCCAATTGCTTCGTTTTGGTAAAAGTCTCTTATTTTCCCATTGAAGTTGTCTAAAAGAATAGTCCTTTCCATCTTTCCGTCTGCCGACATAATAGCAAGAACAGGCTTCTTTCCTATTCGTTGCATATGACTGATAGCTATGTAAGAATTACGTTCCATGGTTAATTACTTATAGTTCAACATGTTCTTAATTGCTTTCTCTTGATAGAAGCGTTTTCTATCCTCGCTTCCGTCTTTCTTTGAAAAATCGTTTGCCCTTTTCTTCAGTACCTTTGCCTTGTTTTCGGTGGACATCATCTTAAATTCTCCTATGGAAATATCGGGAACTGTTTCGTTCTTTTCTTCTTCATAAGAGACTTGCTTTCCACATACCGGACATTTGGGAAGATTTGAAGGGACAAGTTTATTGTACCGAAAGACGAACTTTGCATTTGTCATGGGAGATTTTATCCCAAACCTTTCGCAGTTTTCATTATCACAATAAATTCTTATCATTCTGAATCTGTTTGATTTTGTCCTTCAAAAGAGAAAGTTGCTTTTCCACTTCTTCCAATCTTGAAGGGTCGTTTACATTGTTTTTAAGGTAGGAAAGATCGTGTTCAATACTTTCCAGTCTGTCCAAGAAAGACAAGACAAAAATGTTCAAATATTTACCGTTTGCCATAATCGAAATTATTTGTTTGTTACTTATAACGGACGCAAATGTAACAGTATATTATTACATCTCCAAGCATTTTTGTACATTTTTGTCTTGAAATTGTCAGATTTCTAAATCAGTCCTTTCCGTCTTGCGTATTCGGCAATCAGAATACCATCCCTATCCGGGTGTTTTAGAAGCACTTCCGGGAACAGCCTTTTCCCTATATCCAAAGAAGCCTTTTTAAGCTCTGGTGCGCCTGTAATTCCCTTTGGTAGTAGCTCTCTTTGCCATTCCTTGGAATCCACAAAAATGTATGGCACTTGATAAAGCTCCAATACGGTCAATTCCGCTTCCAATGCACGCATGGCGGAACAGGTAGCTTCAAACCGTGCAGGGTTTTTCATAGGACGTTCTACGATCGCAACGCATGGTGCGTGTTCCTGTAAATCTGCAATGATCTCTGCCAGTACCTTTACATCCACACGAGAGATGTTTTTCTTTGTTTTTGTGTAATCCTGACCGGAAATAACAGGCGTTTTTACCATGTTGTAGTAGGTAAGGTCTTTCCCTACTATTCCAATCGAGCCGGTCACACCGTTGTCTATCCCAATGTAAAATTTCAATTCTGTTTCTTTGCTCATTGTTCAATACGGCTTACACCGTTCTCCTTTATTATTTTAAGTGTTTTGCACTTAGCGTTTTCGTTCGAAATATGAGTAGTAACCAAAATAGGATATTGGATAAATTCCAATGCTTCGATCACATCATACAGACTTTCTTTTGATAGCCCTTCCGTGATCTCATCAATGGATAGGAATTGCAATCCTCCCCATCTGTTTGTTTCATTTATCATATTCTGGATAGCGATAATAAGAGCTATTTCTACTCTTGCACGTTCACCGCCACTGTAGTACCAAAAGTTTTCTGCTTCGTCCCGGACGACATACGGAGTTATTTCTTCTTTGATATCTCCGTCCGCTTTTGTCTTAAATCCTTCTATTAAGATACGAAGGTCGCTATTTTCTGCTTTCAGGATATTGTTCGCTCTTGATTGAATATTTTTCAACTGTTCCAACGCAAGGTACATTTTGAAAGACTTAAACCTGCCGATCCATTCTTTTTTCTTGAATAGAAGGGCATCCAAATCGGAAAGCTCTTTGTCGTATCTGGCAATCGAAAGCATAATGTCTTTTATTTGCTTTTCCTGCGAAGACATATCCACTTTTGTAGCTTTTTCTTTCTTGATTTCTTTTATCTGTCTTTCGTTGTTTTTAATATCGATCAAGTTGGATTCAATCTTTTCAGACAAGGTTTTCTTTTTCCTTTCCAAAGAAGAAATAGTGTTCTTGGTGTATTCAATATCGTCATTGATCTTGTAAAGAGATGTATTGATTTCCTGTGCTGACTGACGAATCTTGTCGATTTCATCTTCTTGCTCGTTTTTCAATTGAATGAAAGACGAAATAAGTTCTTCATATTCTTTCAAAGATTCATCTAAAGCCTCCATCTCAGAAACAACTTCCTTCTCTTGCTTTCCTATTTTTATCTTTTTCTTTTCTTCCTGTTCCAGTGTAGTGTCTTTCAGTGTAAGGAATTTGTGCTTACATTTTGGGCAAGTAATCGCACCGGATAAGTTTACAAGGACTTTTCTAAGGGATACTTTCAGTTCATCATGAATTTTTGAAAGTTCTTCTTTCATTTCCAGCACTTCATTCTGATTTGCTTTTGTTTCCCCCAATTCCTTTTTAACAGATTCAATCACTTCCTGAATTTCTTTGGTAGAAGGAAGTTGGTCTTTCTTCTTTTCTTCTTCTTTCAAAAGAGCTTCCAGTTCTTCCAAAGTGGAATTATTTTCCTTGATACTTTTATCTGCACGACCAATTTCATACCGGAAAGAATCAATTTCTTCTTTCAGAGATTTTATTACACTTTCTCTTTTTTCGATACGAGATAGTTTGTCGGATTCAAAGTCAAAATTGGCAGCATCTTCTATTACCTGTTTTAGTGCCTCTATGCTACCTTCTGCACGATCCTTTTTACTTTGAATAGCAAGTTTTTGAGAAGACAAAACATCCAGTTCTTTTTGAATGATGTCTTTTGTCCCATCCAAAAAATCGTAATTGATAAACCGGCTGATAAGAGCCAGCTTATCCGTATTGGAGCTTTTAAAGAACGATTTGTAGTATTCCTTACAAATAAGGAAATAGCTTTTCAAATCTTCCGGAGAAATAGCAATCCAAGAAAGGATATAGTTATTCCCATCTTTTACGGTAGCAAGTTCTACCGGTTTGCCGTTCAAAGACACATTCAGTTTGCTGCTCCCTTTTAAGGGCAAAATACGCTCGATAGAGAGAGTTTCTTTTCTTATCGGACACTCTATATCAAGCAACACTTTCGCTTCCTTCTCGCCCCTTCTAATGAGCTTTTTGTCCACACTGCTTCGGTAATTGTTCCCGGTAATGGCAAAATAGACAGCTTGCTGCATAGATGAATTGTGAGTAGGAATGTAGTTGTTTGTAACAAACATACCGTCTTCACCGGAAACAGTTATGCACTGTTGTTCTTCTGCACCCAAACAAGTAAAGGCAATCATCTTTCGGGAAGGTTTACCCAAACATTCCGGCACTTCAAAAAAGACTTCTTCGTCTTTTGATCTTTCCATGATTTCTTCAAGCGGGATCACGTACCAGTCTTCATCTTTGTGCAAACGTACTTTCCATAAATGGCTTCTGTTGCATTTGACTTCCGTCCCGTCAGAAAACGTAATCTTATAAACAACATCAATGTCATGAAAAGGAATAGCCCTTACTACTTGATACCCACCGGAAGGATGAAGAATAACATCTCCTACCTTTATTTCTCTCATTTTTACAAACCCATTAGGAGTAAGGATGTCTGCATCCATTGTTAAGGCTTTCCCGCTACCATTACTTCCTTGATTGTCGTCTGTTTTATTTAACCCTACAAGTGCAGTTACCCCATCTTGAAATTCGTATTTAAAGTGTTCGAATGACACGAAATTTGTTGCTTCAATTCTAATCGGCTTCATTTTCTTCTTCCTTGTTTTCAAATGTTGTTTCTTTCTTTCTGAACGTATCAAGAACATCCTTCTTGATTTTCCCAAACAGCTTTGCATCTTCCAAAAGACGTTTTCTTGCTTTCGGGAACCCGAATCCTATTTTTTCTTCCCCATAGTAGATGTAGGTTCCCCTTTTGGAAAGCACACCCAAATCAAGTCCCATATTTACGATTTCCATCACCTTGTCAATCCCTATCCCGAACCGGATAATGATCTGACATGCTTTGAAAGGCGGTGCAACCTTATTTTTCTTACAGGTTATCTTCACCTTGTTGGAAACCTGTGTTTCTCCTTCCTTTTCAGAACCCACACGGGCAAGCTCGATTCTCTGACTTGCATAGAAAGGAATGGCAAACCCTCCCGGCGTTGTGGTGGCTGCGCCGTATCCGCCTATGTTAGACCGGATTTGATTGATACAAAAAAGGATACATCCGGTCTGCTTGCAGATGTTCTTCAGAATATTTACTTGGGAGCTTAAAAGACGCGCTGTAAGTCCTATATGTGCGTCCCCTGCCTCTCCATTCAAAAGAGCGGTAGGAACAAGACCGGCAATGGAGTCAATCACGACAAGTCCGATAGATTCCTCATTGCACATTTCCTTTGCTATTTCAAGCACTTCTTCTGCGGTAGAAGGTTGGGAAAGGATAAACTTGTCAGGGGACAAATCAATTCCTATTGCTTGCATGTATTTTGGGTCAACAGCGTTTTCGGTATCAAGATACCCTACTGCTTTCCCTGATTTCTGCATTTCTGTTACCAAGTGAAAAGCAATGCTTGTCTTGCCAGAAGAAAAACCTCCATAGGCTTCCACAACACGACCTTTTGCCCATCCTCCACCAAGTATTTCATCCAATAAATAAGAACCAGAATGGACGAACTCAACATCTTGCCTTCTTCCGGCTATAGCATCCTTACCAAAACGATCTTCTATTCTTGAAATAAGATCACCCAAACGATTGGTTTTTTTAGTTTCTGTGGATTGTTCTTCTGTTATCGTCTGGGTTTCTTCTATCTTTTTAGTTTCCTTTTTCTTCGCCATAAAGCAGTTTGTTTAATATTTCCTTTCCTTCTTTTTCGTCATATCCGTTTTCTTTGCAGAAAGACGAAAATCTGTCTTCTATATCTTTTGCTTCCAAAGTCTTTACCTCTACAGTAGGAGCAAGGACTTCTTTTATTTCAATTTCCTTGAATTTCTTTTTGATGTCCACACCTTCTTTTGTAAAAGCATCTTTATCAAAAGCATCAAGTGAAGATTGTTCTCCCCAAACCTCTACTCTTACACGAGCGGTAGGATTCTCTTTCTTGAACTTGTTAATAAGTGCCACCGCTTGTTTGTGAGGAGTTTCCTCCAAGTCGATTTCCAGTTTTTTGAATACTGTTCCTTTTGTGGAAGGAATGAGGTCAACCTCCAAATCAGAATCTAGAAGCCAGAAACCCTTCTTTTCATCTTCCCCAAAATTGTTCTGCTGGACACTTCCCAAATGGTAAATGTTACTGCCTACACGCTGGTAATTGTGATAGTGTCCCAAATACACTTTTTTAAACATCTCGAACATGGAAGGCTTTAGTTCACTTTTTACTTCTGTACCGTCCATGTTCTTGCTACCAGTTACGGCAAAATGCCCGAATAGGATGTTTTTCTTTCTCTTGTCCCCGATTTCCGCTAATTCATCAAGCAAAATATCATCAGTGAAAAACGGCAAGAAAAAACAATAAACACCTTCTATTTGCATACCGTCCAATTCTTCCACCAAAGTAAAAGAAGGATGATGTTTAAAGGCTGTAAGAAATGACTTTTGACTTGAATAGGATGTTTTGTCATGATTACCGGGAATACAAATTATTTGATGCCCGTTTTCATCATACGCTTCCAATATTTCGTGAAGTGTAGAAAGACACACTTCCCTTTGAGATACCCTGTTGTCAAAAACATCACCCAGCCAGATATGGGTTTTGATACCCTTTTTGCTGGCTATTTCCATTTCTTCCATCAAAATGTCTTTTATAGTAGAAGCGTTTCCCTCTGACAGATGATGATCAGTCGAGATGATAGCTAAATATTTTTTACCCATGTTTGTTTTGTTAGAAAGGAAGGGGACTGTATTTCAAGTCCCCAAACCAAATTAGAAAAAATATGAAAACTAAAAAGAAGAAATTATTTCTTTTTCATTTTGTCTTTCAGAGCTTGCAATCTTGCTTTAGCTTTTAAAAGTTCTTCGTCCTTGTCCGTAGCATTTTCGTCAATAGGAGATTCTTCTTTGGGTTCTTCCTTATTTTCCGGTTCGGATGCCGTTTCTGTGGAAGTTTCATCTTCTTCCGGGAAAGGAAGCGCCTCACCAGCTTGTGCCAAATCATACCAAGAACGAACCTCTGCTATCGTCAGATCGTCCGGCAGTTCAGCTTCCGGATACTCTTCCCCAATATACTCTTCCAAGAACTTTTTCATCTTTGAAAGGGGAGGGTAGGAAGCGACTTTTGCTGCTTTTTCTTTTGCCGGTGCACTTGCCGGATTCTCTCTCGGAGCAGATTTTTCTTCTTCCTCATCTTCGTTTTCCGGTTCTTCCGCTTTCTTTGACTTAGAAGTGGATTTTGTCTTTTTGGGAGCTTCATCTTCCCCCTCATCGTCTTTGCTACCCTCTTCCGGGATCAATGCAGCCATCTCCTCTATTTCAGTAAGGAAGCCATCATCAGCAAAAATATCGTATCCGTTTTCTTCGTCAAAACGCTTCAACCCGTCAAGAGCCATATTGAAATCTTTCTGTGAATAAACATCCTTGTAGATTTCTTCCAGCGTAGGAACTTCATTCAAGAAATATTCCATGTCTTCATCAGGAATAGCAGTTTCTTCAAAGAACTCATCCCAAGATTGTCCTTTTTTCGGAACGCCGGCAGACAAAGAATAGGTTTTCTTTCCTTTATCATCTTCTCCCATTGTGATCACAAGCGGGTACGCTCCTTCCAATTGAGAGAAGATATCAAAAGAAACCGTTTCATCGTCCGACATTTCAACCGAAATTTCCTTTATGCGGTTCATCCATGTTCCATACAATTGCAAACGGGCAAAGTCTTTCGAACCCTGATATACATAGCAAACATACGCCAAAGATGGATTGATACCCCATACAAACTTGTTTCCCTTTTTATACCCCATAATAGGATTGAGGAATTTTCTGCGCTCTGCTTCATCCTGATATTCTTCGGAAGCCTTTTTTCTCACGTAGTCGCAGTACAGGACAATAGGGTCTTTTCCTTTCAAAAGGTTCTTTCCGTGAATGTCGGCGCAGAAAACATTCTTATCTTTTACTTCTTTACCGGTCACCTTGCCATTCGCATCATAAGTAGGCACTTCTACACGCAATTTGGACATTTTACAGGCCACATAAGCCTTGCCCATTGCCGGGACAACGCGGAATACATTTTTTCCTTTCTGAACAGTCGCAAAGCCTGTATAGCTCTTACCGCCTTTGTACATTGTTTTTTCAGCTTGCTTTACTTCCGCTTCTACATCTTCAATTGATTGCTTCTTGAACTTCGATCTGTCAAATTTCATAATTCTTTTAATTTAATTGATTGATAAATAAATTGTTATTTCTCTTTTACCTGTTTTAAGAACACTTCAATAATCTGTTTTTGTTCTTTTTCAAACATACCCACAAACTCTTTAAAAGAAACGGGTTTATTTGCCTTGTCTTCTACCTCAAAATAGGGCACTCTTTCAGCAACTCCCTTTAAGTCTATACCATAGGCTTCTGCTGTTTCATACTGCTTACCCGTTTCCTTTGCTGTTCTGATTCTGTACAAATCCCATAGAAACGGTGCATTCGTACATTGAATGATTTTAAATTCTTCCGTTAGCTTAATTTCCATACTATTTCTCTTTGATGATTAAAAATGTGTTGATCTCACCTTCTACCAAATTGTCCAGAAATTCTTCCGGTGTCACCTTCGGAACCAACCCTGTCAATTTCTTGTCCTTTGACTGTAAAGCCCAATAGAGACTATCTATTTCCGCCAAATGCTTTTTCTTTTTGACCAAATCTTTTTGCATGGCATGTAGCTCCGGGTTGATTGTCAAAATATCATCCAAAGAACTTTCCGTAAGTTTCACAAGTCCTATGTCTTCCACTTTAACCTTTCCACCGTTTACAATAGATTCACGTCTTATCTGTGTAGCAAGTTGTGCTTTATAGACATTAAATTCCACTTTTGCAGATTCATACTCTGATTCTGCTTGTGCTCTAAGAAGCCCTACTTTGTTCAACAGGACGGAACAAGTGGCGATTTCCCCATACAAATTTGCATGGTCTATGGAAGTCACCGCATCCATGTCCAATTCGTTTTTCAAATCATTGGAGAGTAAAACTATTACTTTATCTCCAATATTCCTTACAAGTTTCATACTCCAAGTTTTATAAATTTACTGTTACTGTTTACTTGCAATACATATTCTTCTTTAAACTTGTCAAAGTTAGCCTTTCCACTTAGAAGAAGGATGCTTTTCTTTGAAGATATAAAGAAGTCTGCGTTCTCCTCGTAATCGTCCGGGAAAATAACCACACGAAGGAATTTGTAATTGCTTTCAAGCAAAAGATTGGCAAACCGCCCTTTCCTTCCTTCTCTTTCTTCCACTTCCAAAACATAACCACCTACCATAACCATTTCATAGGTCGATCCGTCATAGTTTTGCAAATCTTCCACATTGTAAAAAACCCCATTTCTAACTTTTGGTTTTAGGTATTCCCTTACCAATCCTTCGTAGTCAAAGAAAGCAAAACCGGACTTGTTCTTTTGTTGTAAAAGCCACCACCAATCCTTTGCAATCTTTTTCTTTTCAAAGGCAAGAAAATATTCATCCTTTTCTTTGTCAATTTTGATCTTGTTCTTTTCCCGATACTTTCCAAGCATGAACTCCCTTGCAGAAAAGATATTGGAAAATTCCCTTGTTTCATCCATCATATCGAACGCACCGGAATAAATAAGATTTTCAATAACGGATTTGTTCACTGCCGATCCTTTGAACGTGTGACGGTCTATAAATTCAGCCAAAGAAAAATACTCCCCATTCTTAGAACGTTCTTCCATAATCTGATTCTGTGCCTTTTCTCCTACTTGTTTTGTTGCATTGATCGCCCAATAGATGCTATTATCTTTTTTGTCCGCCACAATGTTTATATCAGACTTGTTGATATTTACAGGTTTAATCTCTATCCCTTCTGTCTGTTGCATTTCATTGACGTATTGGGGAAAGTCATCTTCACTTGCACGGGACAAAGCAACCGACCAAAATTCCAAAGGATAATGTACTTTCAACCACAAAGAATTATAAGCATTAATAGCGTAACTTGCTGAATGACTATTGCAAGTTATAATCCCTTGATCTGTGCAAAAATTATGATTAGGATCATCTATTTCCACATCATAAACATTCTCTGTTTTATCTGGCTCAATACTTACTATTTTCGACAAAGCAGATGGGTATCCTTTCTCACCTCTTTTCATCCTACCAAATTCACGATAATGAATTTTCTTATGACAAGAAGGACAGATAGCAATAAGGTTTTCATCTTCATTATTTCTTCTATTCCCGTCTACATGATGAATTTCCAATCTGCCTTCTTTTCCACAATTTTTACAAATTCCAAACCCACCATTTTTCTCTCTAAAAGATTCAAACTTAGAAGATTCCCCATTTGTTTTTATAAAACCCATATGTCCTTTTTTGGAATTTAAAGATTCCGGATTGTATTTACTCCAATTTTTACCTCTCATATCGGTAAAATTGTATCGCTGACTATCCGTTTTCTCATATGGCATTTGCACGTACAAACTATCTTCTCCTACTCTCAAATCCTTACACATAACCTTACCTCTTTGAGTAGGGAATTTATGGTTGTCTGTTACGGATACAAAACGACCATCCTCTAAAGTTATTTTATAAGTTTGCTTTACCCCAGCAAATCTAATATCTTTAATTTTTCGATCTCTTATACGTCCATCTTTACACATAGTAAGACAGCTTCCGTAACCAACTCTCAAATATTTGCCCCTAAGAGGAATCCAATTGTTTGCTTTCGCAAATGCAAGATCATTCTTAACCAAATACATTTCCTCGATAGTAGGCTGTCTTTTGTTTTTGGGACAAGAATTTCTTAAAATTCTGTAACTACCTGATATACAGCGGTTAAAAGCATACAAACCAAATTTTTCCATCTGTTTCCAGAGTGCTTCTGCGCTTTCTTTCGTTACCCCTTTTGAAGCAAATCTTTTTACATACCCATCCACAAATTTAGGATGAATTTTCTCTACTTTGTCCTTCTTTTTCTTTGCAATTGCAGCACGGGCAACATCTGCTTCTTCTTCCGAAAACCCAGCAAGAACTTGCACCATTTTAAGAATTTGTTCTTGGTACACCATAGAGGAATAAGTATCTTTCAAAATTTCTTCTGCTCCAATGGGGTATTCTGGCTCTTTTTCTCCATTTTTCAAAGCAATGTAGTCCATGTGAAAACCATTTTCCATTGGCCCCGGACGGAACAAGGAAAGTGCTGCCACTACATCATCCATGTTTTTAGGCTTCAATTTTTGCGTATAGGCTGATAACCCTTTTGCTGAAAACTGAAATATATCACTAAGCCAGCCATTTGCAAAATACCTGTAAACCTCTGGATCATCATATTCTATATCAGAATAGAGATTGATTTTCCTACCCGTATTCTTTTCAATCAGATTCAGAATATCAGTGAATTTGTCCAATTGCTCAATACCAAGAATATCTTCTTTCAAAAAACCGGCTTCGTCCATCTCTCCACCTTCCCATTCACTGACAATCAAATCACCCGATTTTCTAACCGGACACCATTCATACATTGACTTTTCTTTTGGAAAGATCATCATAGCACAAGCATGAATAGAAGCTGCCTTTTGTTGTCCAAGAAGAAGAAAAACAATGTTCATCATTTCTGGATATTTATTCAGAAATTGATTTACTTCTGACTTCTTGCAAGCAAGTTTCAAAAAATCTTCTTCTGTCTTTACATCTTCTATCATTTTGGTAAGCCTCCTAAGAGTAGGAATTGAAGCTCCATAAATCTTTCCTACATCATTTATAGCCTGTTTTATCTGCAAAGTGGTATATGTACCCACAGAACAAACTTGCGAAGCTCCAAAACGATTTTCCATGTATTGTTTTACTGCCGGTCGGTATTCTCCCGGCACATCCGTATCAATGTCTAACGCTCCCCCTTGTCCGAAAACAAGGGGGAAATTGATCGGGGAGCGATCCCGGTACAAATCGCTCCACCTCTATTTCTTTAATTTTTTCTATTTTCATATTCTTGTTACTTGATATTAGACTAAAATATCATCTCCTACTTTCAATGCTTTAGTTGTTATATTGATAGGAAGGACTTTCTTTGTTCCATCTTCAAGAGTTACTTCGTACATCTTTTTCTTTTCGAAATGTCCTAATCGTCCTCTTGTCAAAAATCTTTCAAAAAGTAAGTTAAACTTCAAAGGATGTGTATTTATGATACCAAAAAGGTAAGAAATTAAAGAACCGCTTGCACTTCCGCGACCTGCACCTAACAAAATGTTATTTTCTTTGCACCAATTTACAATATCGCGCAAGATCAAAAAGTAATCCACAACATCGCCAAACTTAATGATCTTAGATTCTCTTTCGATCCTTTCCACAAGCACATCTTCCGAGTAATCTTCCAAAAGTTCCGGTTTGTTCTCCAATCCTTCATAAATCAAAGAATCAAACATATCTTCATTGGAAGTGTACTTTTTCTTTTCCTCTTCCGTCATTTCATAACGGGGAAGATGCCGGCTGTCAGTAGGAATTTCAAAGTTGCAGCTTTCTGCAATCATATCAGCATTGCTTCTTGCTATCATATAAAACTCTTCCCCCTTCTCACTATCCCCAAATAAAGAAAGAAGTTCTTCCATATAAGTCGCTTCATCTTTGAAATACTGATTACCAGATTTGTAGTTTACTTTCCCGTCAATCTTATTTACTACTTCTCGAAGTATGGCGTATTCTGGCTCGATATAATAAGCATCGAAAATGGCTATGGGCTTCATTTTGGACTTATAGAACTTTTCAAAGTTCATCAAGTAGGAAGTGTCCCTATCGTTTTTTGTGTATTTCACAGTATCAACCTGCCAAAACACATTAGGTTTGTTTTTTAAAAGGATAGGAACATCTTCAAACTGTATCGTTTTCGGATCAAATACGATATACACATCTGAAACATGTTCCGACATATCTTTTGGGGAAACGAACTTTCCATTATCACCACAGTTCAAAATCTTGTTTAATGCAAGTAGATGCTGCCAGCCTTTTTCATTCTTTGCATAGATTTTGTAAGTATAGACAATATCCTTCTTTTCATCCTTTACCGGAATTTCCAGACCAAACACAGGGATGATTCCTTCTGCCTTGCAGGCATTCTGAAATTTGAGCGCACCTGCCAAAGTTGCTTTTTCAGCAATCCCCAGTCTTTCTATCCCTAAGAATTTGGCTTTCTTTACCCAATCTGGATACAATCCCGTACCATTCAAAAGTTCAAACGATCCGTGCACTCCCAAGAAATTAGTAGAAAGACCTGCCATTTCACTTTGTCCTCTCCATTTTACCCGATTAAGTTTAGGCTCGTTTTCCTTCCCTTTGTCCAATGTGTACCATACACCGCCAAGGCGGAAGATATAACCATCTTCTTCAGTGCGTTCACAATCCCAACGAAAATCCTCTGAAAAGAAATATCCGTCCTCGTTAGGTTCAAAGACTTCGTATGATTTCCCCTCAAAGGAAACAGTGTAATTTTCCTTATCAAGAGAGTATTGTATAGTATTGGAAGAAAGATATTCTTCCAACTCATTTAAAAGTCGATCCATCGTATTTTCTTCTTTTCGTTTTCACAGACAAACATACAACTTTTGTATGCAATTATTGTATGTTTTTACAATCCTTAACCCTGCTTTTAACCTAAGTTTATTCGTGTATTTAAAACACTTTTGATAAACTTCAATCGGTTAAAAGGAGTATCGTTTGGTATCACTTCATAAGGTAATTTTCTTTCTATCAAAAACTTCCTTATTTCTGCATCCCAACATTTTCTTCTCTCTGCATCTGCCATTCTTTCCCCATCATTTTCTACATCCCAATAAATAGGGAAATAAAAGATAATAGGAAGAAAATATTCACTAACGTTTATAAAATCCAATTGTCTTTTCAATTCTGCGTCTCTTTGAATAGAAGCAGGAATTGTTTTCGTAAACGTATGCACGTCTATTATGCTTCTATCGGAAACATAGCAATCTGTGTTCAGCAATTCCGCATACTTATCAAAAATCAGTTTTTGATTTTGAACAGAAGTAAAGGAAGGTTCTATCTTCCCTTCCTTTACTAATTGTCTTGTTATGCTATCTATCTTATCGAACCGGTCAAACGACCTGTCTTTCTTTAAAAGTTCAAACACAGAAGTCTTTCCGACACAAGAAGCACCCAAAAAAGTTATAGCCCTAACCATTACCGATTATCTCCGTCACCGTGAATTTTGTTTTCTGCCTTTCTCTTTGCCAGCTTTTCCACATTCTGCTTTGCAATGGAAATCAAAGACTGGTTCGATTCCTTTCCTTCAATGTAGACAACAAGATTCTGCAATCCCACAAGAATCTGTTCCAATGCGGTATGACAAAGTTCTTTTCTCTTTTCGGGGAAAGGTTTGCTGTAATCATCGTCCCGGAAGTATTTCTTCACTTGACCGTTAATGATACCTACCTGTTGGAGCAAATAGGAGGGACTTAATCTGTACACATCCGTATCATCCAATTTGTGTAATTCTTCGGGGAACTCAACCGGCGGCAATTGCAATTCCTGTCTTGTCATTGCGACATACCAAAGGACATCTCCTATTTCTTTCATGATTTCCTTTGCTTCGGCAGCATTATCCACCTTTTCAAAAACTTCTGCCAATTCATTGGTAAGTCCCATTACCACATACGAGATAGCTACCTCTTTTGCATAACACGCTGTCGAAGCCGCGTGCGCTTCATACTCTTTAAAAGTCATAATACGAAATTTAAATTAATTGATTTAAAACAACTTACCATCAAAACACATGATAAGCCTTTTTATTTTGATGTTTGAATATTCCACATCTTTTTTCTTTCCGTTCACCTTAATGGTAATTGTTTGGTTCTTTATATCGTTCTTCAAAATCCGACACTCCTTCTCATCATAAATGACAACCTGATCCTTTCCAAGTAAATAGATCATATCCCAAAACCACTGTGAGTTTCTTTTCTGCTCATTGGTGGAATACTGGAAATTAGGAATGCCAGTAGGATTCAAGAACTCTTTCTCGTAGAAAGAAAAGTATTCTTCCACCGAAAAGAAAATAGACCGTTTAAAATGTCTTTTTGCCAACAACTCGATCCGTTCCTTTTTAAACTCTGCAATATCATTTGCCATCTTGACAAATTCCGGCTTATCAAAAATAAGGCTTCTTACCTTGTGGGTAAAGTATTCCAATTGGAGCACTTTCAAATATTCGTCTATCGACAATTCTCTGCTTCTATCCATCTGATCTTATGATTTGTAGTTTTCAACAAAAGTAGGAATAACCTACCACATTTTCTTGATTTTAGAGACGTAAAAATTAATAGGATCATATAAGTTACTTAACACATCGTCCAGATAATCTATATCCATATCTCCCGGATCAATACCGGGCTTATAAAGATAAGCTATCTTGGTATTGAATGTTTTTGCAAGCATTAGTCCTGCACTTTTGGATTCTTCAACAGTTGCATCATCATACATCAAGATCACATTCTCTACCCCTTTTCTTTCCAAATAGGATATTTGTTCCTTGCTTATACTATTTCCAAAAGTAAACACACACTTCAAATCCCTGCAATCCCAAAGTTTTAAAAGATTGTCTATACCTACCTTGTCAAACAATCCTTCTACTATTATCACATCCTTTACAGTAGGAGAAAGCTCATTGTAGCCACCTAATATTTTTGTAAAGTTCGTGCCTATACTGTTTTCGTATCGTAAATGTGGCTTAGTACCGGTTTCCTTTGCCCTTTCCAAATCTCTTTTATGCCACTCTTTGGAATATCTGCTTCTGCCGAGCCACCCTACCAACTTATCGTCCATTTTCATTTTGAAGATGATATAGTTTTTCAAATCCTTCTCTAAAATAGATTTGGTTTCAGAAGGTTCAAAAAGTGCGTAATGATACGCTCTAAACCCTCTTTCGTCTAAATAAGGGTCAGATTTCAGTCTTTCAAGACGAAGGGGAAGTTTTACTTCCGGCAATTCTTCAGACACATCTTCATCCACATCATCTTTCAAAGGTGTAAGTTTTACACTTAATGAATTTTGATATTCCATCCGTATAAGATCTTTCCTTCCTATCTTGTCCAGGAAATCCTTCAATGGTTTTTTACTACCACATTTCCAACAGTGAAACACACCGCCGTGAGGATTCAAAAGAACACCCCATTTCTTCGATTTTCCACAATAGGGACAATCCATGTTTTTATTGGAGAGCCACCCCTGCGAACCGAATATGCGAAGTCCAATCGCTGCCTTTACTTCTTCTTCGTCTATCCGTATCATAAGCCTAAATGCTTTCCATTTTATCTGCTTGCACCTTTTTTCTGCGAGCTTGTTTCTTTTCTTCTTTCCTTTCGGAAACTTGATTATACATTTCCATCGTTCGCCCCCTGTGATAGAATCGTCTTTTGTCATAATTGGTAGCAATCGTGATCACTTCTTGACTTTCCTTGTAATCACGGAGCTTATCGACATAAATACGGGCTGTTGCGTTTGCTTTTTCCTCTATTGTCATGTTCAGAGTAAACACGAAAGAAAAAGGTTTTACAAGCGTTTTATCACCTTCCGTATAAGAGCGGTCGATCACCTTGTCTGGGTTGTTCCATACTTCAAACGGAACATCACTTGTCTGTGTGGCTGTAATAATAGGAGCACCTATTTCATCAGCCAAGTTCTTTAATAACTGGGCACACGTCTGTAACTTTTCTTTCTTGTGGTCGGGGTCGGAATCAATCTTTTTGGATATGCCGGTTTTTACCAAATCCAAAGAATCGAGTATCACCAATCCGGGAAACTTGCCATGTGTATTAAAATAGTCATAACAAAGTTGCCTAACATCACTCATGGAAGCCTGCCCGAACTTTTTGAATCCATACACTTCAATGTCAGAACTAAGTTCCTTTACCTCTTTGATAGCTTGTTCTATCTTCTTTCTATCCTTTGGACTGATATTGCCGGATTTGATATCGGAATAGGATTGGGCAGACCATAATTGATCGTATATTTGCATACAGGCTTTGACTCCACCTTCCAACTGGATATGAAGAACTGGCACACCTCTAATAGCAGCAGAATACCCATGCCATTTTAATACAGTCGTATTGTGAGTGACGATAAAATCGTTCGTCAGAAAAAGACCTTCTTCTCCTGATACTTTTATACACTGCATCTCTTTTACGCCAATGTATTCAACAGACACTATCCTTCTCTCAACAAAATTCTTTTTCTTTGGATTTACCTCTCTTTCGTGTTTCCTTGAAAGATGAAATAAATTTAACCCTTTAGGGGGTGTAATTCTTAATCTATATCTGTATTTACAGATAACCTTCTCTCTCCTTTTGTTTACATAAGAAGCTCTTTTTGGTTCTGAAACCCTACAGAGACATCCTAATGATCTTGCAATAAAAGTAGCATCATCTATCAACTGTTTAGAAGATAGAGAAAGTTCTATTTGTCCTGTTTTTTCAACATACCCATCAGTATCTAAAAGTCCTCTAAGAATTTCCAGACGAACTTCTTTACTATTGAAAATATAATCTTTTGGAATAAACTTTTCGTGAGAAAGTTTCCCAAAAAGTCCGTATTTTTCTAAATAATATCGGAAATTATGCTCACTTTCCTCTTTGTTAACCCTATATCCAAATCTTGCTACATACTTTAAACACATCTGTTCGGGAAACTTTAGCCTTTCTCTAATTTCATCATCTGGCAATGTTACAGTTAAACCACCAGCTTTAGCAGAAAAACACCCATCACCTAAAAGAACTCCCAATGTATAGGGATCAATAGAGACTTCTTTTTCTCCAAAATCAATACCTTCCACCAATGGTATAGAAAAACGAGGACGCGGATGAGAACCGTATCTTACAATATTATTTTTAGTAAGGTATTTTTGCCCGTTATGATGCCCTCCAAATTTGACGCCCTTCTCCATTATTTCCGACAAAGGAACAGTAAAATGACACTTCTTTTCACTTTTACAATCCCTTATCGTCCAAAGATGATCTTTGCTACAATCAACAAAACTTCCATCTGCAAAAGTTACACGATACGTTTTCTTTCTTCCTTGTGGATATACCCCAACTATTGTTTGAGTACCGCCTTTTCTATCACAAATAATATCTCCTACCTTAGCATCTTTCATCAAAATATAACCAGTAGGAGTGAGAATTTTGCTGTCCAAAGTCAACGCTTTACCCGTACCGCTTCGAGCAATCCAAAGGGACGTGTCCCCCATCTCCATACCGCCAAAAGAAACATCATCCAATCTGTCTATTCCAAAAGGTACTTTTATAGGCTTTTCAACGATCATATCGCTTTCCATGCGTCTTTCTACCATCCGTTCATGAAAACCTCCAAAAACAGACTGAAAACCGCCTGATTTGGAACGAAACGACATTTCCAATATCCTTTGGGATTCTTCAGCATTGACACGTATTGCTTCTTCCTTCTTCCCTTCTTCGTACAAGTCATGTACTTTTCTTGAAAGAAGTTCAAATTCTGTTTCTTTGACAAAAGACTGTAATTGGTCTATTGCAATTTCCCTGTCTATCAAAGCCGCCTTCTTTATTTCCTTTGCCGCATCTTGCACAACATCTTCATCAGCAAATTTCTGACAAATAGCACCAATAGAAGGTAGCTTATTCTTTTCTGTATATTGTATGATCGCTTCCCTAAGAATGAATTTATAACCCGACCATTCTTTAGGAATCAATTCATATTTCAAATATTCCGAAGCTATACGCATTATGACTTCATCAGAAAACATCAATTTAAAGATTTCCGCCATGAAGCCGGGATTCAGTTTGCCCATTTCCTATTTTGTTTTACACCATGTTTATACTAAAACTATTGCCTGATCCGTTTTCTTCACGAAGGGTATGTATAGATAAAAAATTTGACATCACAATGTCGTCATGCCCTGAACTCGCTTCCAATTTTCCTTTATCACTTCTAAAAGTAACGGATGCAAACTCACTAAACATCAACTCTACTTTTTGTCTTGTTTCCCCTTCCTTATAAGGAACTTTAATCTGTCCTCTTTCAAACATAGCAGATAAGGACGGCAGACCAGAATAGAGGTCTTTCTTGTTTCCTTCTGTTGTTGTAAACTGCTCAATATTGGAAAGTCCTCTTTCCCTTGCAAGTGCAGACAAAATTCCCTGAAAACCATTTGATTCACACACTATTTTATCCGGCTTATACAATCGGTTAAAAAGAACAATCTTATCTACCTGTTCGTTATGGGACATTCCTTTCGCACGGAAATAGTTTATCAAATAAAAATTATTCGAATAGTCGATACCCCAAACAGAATAAACAGTGTAGTCCGCACCAATATTACCGGATACAGCAAAGTCACATCCTACCACCACTCTTTGAAGCTCAAACGGGAAAAATTCTATACTGTCAGCAAAAGAAACTTTGTCCATCCCCACAGTTGACCTTCTTAAATACTCATAAGGGAAAATAGTTGAGTTATCAGAAATAGGGATAACCAAATACTCACGAGCAAATACAATAGAACCAAGTTCCGTTCTTTTTACCTTTATATCTTCAAAGGTGTATCTATCCGGTGCAAGAGGTCTACCATCCGGGAAAACAATAGGATATTCAAACGAATAGAAGCGTTTATCTCCTTTTATCACATTGTACAGTTCATTCGGAGCAGTTGAGTAAGGTGTACCAGACACAATCAAATACCCATATGGTTCTACAATAGGTGTAATCGTACCTCTAAAAACTTCTTTCAGTTTTTCCCTTTGCTCGTCACTATACAAAGAACTTTCGTCCGGCATATCGTCTATGATCGCCGCGCCAACGTGAAGCCCGCGAATAAACCCATCCTTACCGCGAACATGAAGAATGGCTCCGTTCTCACCTTCTATCGCTGTTTCACCCAGTTTTGCTTTTCCATTCGGATCAATCTTTTCCTTTAGAATATCGTTAGTAGTGATTTCTTCTATGATCTTGTTCACATGCACTTTTGCAAGTGTCATAGTGTTTGTAATCATAGCCGTCTCTTTCCGATTTTTGTTGTCAACCGTATCACCTCCATAGAGCATAGGTCTCGTGTAGGAATACAATCGCCACAAAGGGAAAGAATAGCACCACATATAGCTGTTATGACAAACCGTACCATCTTCTAATAAGAACTTATGGTCGCCATCACAGGCAAAACCGTAATAATCATCTTCACCAACCAAAGACACATAAATTTCCGTCTCTCTTAGTCCGTTCTTAGTTGACCGATAACCTTTATAAGAGAAACCTTTTCTAAGGTTCATTTCCGCCACTTCAACAGGGACAACACTCCTATCGGATAAGCAAAGAAGATGTCCTTCGCTTACAGTATAGTTCATACCTCCTGTTTGCCTTACTTCATACATAGGACATCTCCCTCTATGAAGTTCTAAGACTTTTCGAGGTTTGAAGTCCTGTCCCATCACCTTATCCCCAACTTTAATATTTTGGATTTTATCTATTGATCCGTCAGCCATAACTATCGGAGTATCAATAATATTGCACTTCCCAGAACCCCTTGAACACAAGTAACTACTCCACGGAAAGAGTTGTGTAAGGTTCCCCCATTCCAAATTTCTCCATCCTAAATTAAAATTAGAAAGGACGGTTGCGTTGAAATAGTTGTACGAAAGGATTCTTAGGTTTTCATCCATTGAAGCAAACAGGTTGTCCACATATCCCAATTTTTCAGTATCGAGAGATCGTCCAAAATTCATTGCATACTCTGTCTGATCTATAATAGTTTCAAGCATCTTGTCCATATCCCTTTTGTATCCCCCTGAAAAAAGTTGAGATATAGTAGGAGAAGGAAGCCTGTTTATTATATCGTCCACAGTAGTAAACAACCTCTTTGCTTGCAAATCGGTCAGAATCCCACCTTTTGAATTATATACTATCGCCATGCTTTACAAAGCAAATTTTTCTCGGAAAGGATTCTTGACTGTCATACCGTCTTGCCCGGCAGTTGTTCCTTCTCCTCGAAGTTTCTTTACGAAATTTATCATAAGCAGTGCGTTCGCATAGGTATCATCACCGGCACGGTGCGCGTTTACAAGATCAATACCTTCCTTGTCACAAATAGTATGCAGTTGATAATTTTCAGCTTCTCCATAAGCCATGTGAGCCAATTGCATCGTGTCCAACGAAAATTTTACATACTTGCTTAGATCATCTCCCATGAACTTAAAGAAGTTCTCCAAGAAAGGGTTGTCAAACCCTACTATGTTGTGACCGCAAAGAGTACATAGTTGGCGCGGGTTTTTGTATCTTTTGAAAATATCCAGACACTTTTTGTAAGCCTCTTTTAACGAAATTGCCTTTTCATTCTGGATAGATTCAGTAATGCCATGTATTGCTTCCGCTTCTGCACTATAAACCAGCCCTTCTTTATAGTCATGTGGCAAAATCATAGACACTTCTTCACATATCTCCAGTTTTTCCATATCTATGACCACAAACGCAATTTCTATAAGTGCAATCGTATCAAAAGCCGGTTTGTCTTTTGAAGGAATCGAACCAGTTTCGCAATCATAACATATCAAATACTTACTCGAACTTTTCATTTTCTTTCCCTTTCTATTTTATTTCTTTCACAAGTTTCCATAGTCTCACATTACTACCTGCCGGCACACAAGGAACAATACTCAACCCTTCTCCCAAATAGGAAGGAACTTTGCCTGTTGCCGCATAAGCCCTGATATTCCAGTATGAAAACTTTCCACCATCTTTCTTTTTATAATGCTCATTGAAATAGTCTGTCATTCCAACGAGATTTAAATTCTTTACTATAACTTCCTTAGCCATAGATTATTAATTCAACACTAATTTCAATCTGTCGAAGTCACGGGAACAGTTTTCCTCGCTTTCATACCGGACATGAATGTTCTTGTAAGGATTGTCCTTTAACGTTACATCGTCCGGCATTCTATTTATGATTATTTCCGGTACGCCTTCGTCCGTGTAATCCATTTCTGCTGAAACAATAAATATCCTTGTCAAAGCCAATTTCCCATCAGAAAACACAAACATACGCTGTTTTTTCGTATATTCTTTTTCCGACCACTTAATACATTCTTCGGTAAAGTCAGCAATACTTTTCGTATCTTGAAGTGCTATTACATCTTCCAACTTTCCTTTCAGAACGTTCAGTTTCAAATCCCCGAATAAATTTGCAACGGATTGAAGTAATACCTCCATGTTTTCATCTATTCGCATAAATCCAACTCAATTAAATGATCATTTTCTCTAAGGACTTCCCTTGTCCGTCCGTTCTGTGTTTCTACTACCAGCATAGTACCGTCTTCCACTTGGTAGGAACTGGTCACTTCGCCTTCAAAGTAATAGCATCCTTCTGTCCAACATACTGTCATAGCATTAAAAATTAAAGATTATACATTTCCTGCTTCACTTTCCTAATATAAAACTTAACCTTCTTTCCCCTATGGAGAACGATCGCCTTGTCTATATCTTTGGTAGGGTTGTGATGAGATTGATAAATCTCAAACATCTCTCTTGACTTTACAGGGTCGAACCTATCCTTATAGGAATAGAGAGGTTTCCCCCTTTATCCGGTTCACTTCATCCACATAAACCTTCAACATCTGAAACCTACCAGAGGCGGAACTTACCTTGTTCTTTGCTTTATCATCACAACCGGATTCAACCATGCAAATAGCATAAACCAACCTTTCCCACACAACCTTATCTCTATCTTCTTTCGTAATGGGAAGAACTTTAGCATCAGAAACAAGAAGGGGAATAAACGACAATACCGTCATTGCAAAAATCTTTTTCATAAAACCTCCCTTTCGTTAAATTCATGTAATCTGTGACAAGCGGAACAAAGAAGCTCAATATTGTTCTTGTCCATCTTCAAATCCGGTCTTGCACCTCTTGATCTGATATGTGAAAAGAAAATGGCTTTTGGTTCATCCCCCAAAGGCTTTCCACATTTCACGCAAACATGTGGTCTTTCTTCCCATATCTCCATAAATAGAGATTGAAGATCACCCCTGCGTTCTTTGGTTGTTTCTGTGTCACAATCTTTACAGAGCCACTTCATCCTATTGTAGATGTAATGATTTTCACCACATCTTTTACAAGGACGATATTCGTATTTCTCCTTCTTTTTCAGCACGTTACTCAAACTTATAGCTTTTAATTCTTTCAATCTGATTTTCAAGATACTGAACTCTCTTATCAACCGTTGCGTTAATAGCTTTCTTTGCTTCTTCTTTTGTGAAAAACACATCTCTGCCAATTTTAGCCATTTCACGTTCTCCTTCCGGGATGATATACTCCAGACCTCTGAAAGTAGTTGTTTCCCATTTTTTTACTTCTTTAATTTCACCTGTCATAAGTGCTGAACGCACGTCATACATTACTTTTTCTTCCATAACAATTTAAACTTTGTATTCTGTTAAACCTATCTATTAATTCACACACATAGTCCATCTTTTTCTCACTTTCCTTACTCGAAAGATAGATAAACCCGAAACTCCTTACAAACTTAGGGTTTCCAAACCATCCGTACCTTACGATCAAAAGCTCTGCTCTTTTCGTATCGTAAAAACAAGGGACAATTTTAACTTCAAGTTCCTTTCTTCTTTTTCTCATCTGTCCTTATATTTTTCTTCACACAATTTTATATACCTGCATCCTTTGCATTTCTTTTCATGATACAAAAACCCATCATAGCTTTCACAAAGGATGTATCCTCTCGGAGAATCAAAATAAAGCTGTCTTTCTTTATCCAAATAGGAATCAGACAAGGCTTCTTCTTTCTGGATAGGGTTTCTAAGGTCGTATTCCATAACGAATTTAGAGGTAAACCACATATCCTTTTGTGTTCGTTTTCTCCATCTTTCAATAGCTGCTTTCCCTATCACATTAGGAAGAGGAATAATACTCAATTTCGACACCGACAAAATAAAAACCTGCCTATTAAATTGAAAAGTAAGATAGTTCCAAAGATTCCCCACTATTTCATTTTCAAGAAAATCTTTTATCCTTTCCCTGTCCTTTCTTTTTGCATGAAACTCATACTTCGGGTTGTTTGTCAGTTTCCCCTGTAAGTATTCATAAATCGTTTCAAATTCTTCTCGTCTTGTCATTGCTGTCGAAATTAGATTATAAAATCATTGCATACAAAAGTTGTATATTTTAAGTGATAAAAGAAGGGGAAGTTTTTGTTCCCCTGTCTCGCTGACAAAACTACAACTTTTGTATCTAACCCCAAACCAAATTAATGTTAAAAATCTCGTCAACCTCTTTTTCAATCTTCTTGTAACGGTTTTGGGTATTCGTATCTCTCTCTGCCACATTGTTATAGTCCTCCCGAATAATTTTTCCGTCAAGTACACGTGAGAACCACAAACAAATTTCAGCATCCGGTTCAATGTCACCCAATGTAACTTTATCTTCTTCCGTTGCGTCATAAAATTGAATCCAATAGGGCTTCTCATAAATAGAAGATGTTCTCGGTGTAACAGGATTGTCGTTTTCATCCTTGTTCATCCCTATTGCTCCTACCATGATTTTTCCGTACGGATTCTCTGTTACGGCAGAAAACCACATATTGACGTTTTTAAGCGTTTCTGTGCCCTCATTTTTCAAAATAAGTGCAATATATTGTTCACGAGGATTTGAAGCCAAATTAAGGCTTATTTCGTCAAATAAATTACTGAACGTATCATTGGGTACAGGAGTGGATGATTTATATCCACCCAAAGAATCGGAAATCTTAGTTTGCTGATTATCGTACCCTGCGCTTGTCGTATAATAAAATCTTAGCATACCCTTGTTATTTGGAAGTTGACATAAAAATATTTCCCAGTGACCAATATTCGCTTTTCACTTCATTATAAACCGATACCGATCCACCTGAATTTTGAACACGTGCAATATAGTATTCGTCCGCTTCTTTTTCAGGCGGAGTGGAGAGACTTGCTTCCGGCACTAAAGAAATAACATAATCATCATAAGTGTACAAGCCGTCTCTTTGTTCTTGTGTCAAAACACCTCCCAAAGGGAGCGTACCCAACACAATTACCCGAAGATTGGATTCTGCAACAAAAGTAGAAGCCGATGTAAGTAACAAGTTCTGATTATCAATCACATTTACGATTTGATAAACTCCATTATTAATAGGAACGGAGCCATCTTGTTTTTCAAACCGGATAGAAACAGGCGTTGATGAAGATTGTCCCCTTACCTTGCCTGAAAAGTTTACAGAACCCGAAACAACACCTTGTGAGTTGACACTCACGTAACCCTTTTCGTAATTGCGTGTTTGATATCCTATTTTAACCCAATAGAAGTTGCTGTCGTTTGGAACAGCAATATTGTCCTCTACACCAATATCAATAAATTCTCCTTGACTTGTAAGAGCCATACCGGGAAGAATTTTAATTGTCCCGGAGTTCGTACCGGTTTCCACTTTGAAAGGATCAACTAAATTATCTTCATCTGCCGGCTTATTGACCGTATTCGAGTTAATCTTTGAAGGATCATTTGTTATCATCCCAAAAGAATAAGAAGCCTGTAGCACCGCTTTCATTAACGGTGCTGTAGCAAAGAAAGACAACATATTCGTCAATTCCTCTTTTTCCAAAAACACATTTCTACTGATATTAATCTTGCTCATTTTCAATATCTTTTAAAAATTAATAATCACTATTTCCAACCACTTGGTACATTCTGGCAGTTCGTACCATAGAATGTTTGAGAATGACTTGTCACACTACTATCCGTACTATCTGTTATCAATCTATAGTTAGGAGAACCACTTGATAATTCGTAAACCGGTACAGTAGCCAATTTTGAACAATTATAAAACATTCTGTCCATATTCACTTTTCCTACGCCCGGTGTAGAAGCTCTTGCGAATAAAGAAGTATAGGATATCGCATAAGCACTTTGTGTTCCAAGCGAAAGATTGGTACAACCGGAGAACATTTCTGTACAATCCAATGTGTTGCCTAAAATATCCATAGGCGTATTCTCAAACTGATTACCTCTATCCACATTAATCGGAGCTAAAGAAGATGAAAGCTGCCCTACATAGTTAGTTGTCCATCCAAAAGAAGTCAAAGAAGTGCAATTTGCAAAACATCTTCTAAGATTAGTGAGTGTTGTCATTCCATTAAAGAAATTTGCCGGAACCTGTTTTACACTTGTGCTTTCAAACATGCTTGCAGCGTTTTGCAACTTTCCATTCTTTACATCAAAAGAAGTAATATCGGTTACATTCCTACAATTAGCAAACATTCTTGAAGCATTTGTTACACTTGACGGAAGTGCTTGTCCATACGGGATTGAAAGATATGTACAATTCTCAAAAAGAGACTGCATATTGGTTGCTTTTGTATTAAAAGAAAACATAGCAGTAGACCACTCATCTCTAAGTCTTGTACAACCCACAAAACACCCCATAAATGAAACAATATTTGTGCAATTCCTAAACCAGATAACGGGAAGCGCATCTATCTTTGTACAACCTTGAAATGTATATTGCATGTACTTAGCGTTCGTAGCATTGCTAAATGGTGAAGATGTAGCAGAAAGCCCACCTGTACTTACCAAAGCCGTACAATCTGTAAATACTGCATGAAAATCATCTTCTCCACCCCCTCGTCCAAAAGTGCCACTTCCAACACAAGAAGTCAAACTTTTACATTCCCGGAACATAGAAGAATGATATATACAAGAAAGGGGAACAAGTTGCCCACCCGGAAGTGATGTTACTCCACTCCCATAAAAAGCACCGGCACAAGAATTTCCTGTCATTTTAGTAAACAACCCTTGCGGAATTGACTTCAAAGACGTGCAACCTCTAAACCAACTTATAACGCCTCCCGAAATAGAAGGAATTGCATTTGTAGCAATAGAAGAAAGACTTGTACAACCCATAAAAGCACCGGGGTTTCCGCCTGTAGCATCAATGTTAAATGTACCTGTACTTCCCTGAATAGAAAAAGATTCAGGCCACTGCTTGATTGTTGTAGCTCTTGTATGATTTTTGAAATTGGCACGGACTGTACCGGGACTACTTGTATTTCTACTTCCAGCTTGTACCCTCACTTCACTTCCTACAATTTCATACACACCACTTGAAACAGAAGGTGTTTGCGGCGAACCACTATAAGTAACAATAAGAGCTTTCCATAAATAGAGGTAAATACTGCTACCGCCTGCATCCGTAATTTCTTCCCCTGTACTCACACATTGAGAATCGGAAGCAGAAGCATATACATATCCACCGGAAGGAGAAGAAACAGTTACCCTACCACTACCATTTGTTTGTTCTGTAGTGTTAGAATAAGTCGATCCGTCCGGCGCAGTAGTTCTTACACTGACAGAAGCATACGCCTGCAATACATTTTCTTTTCTTAAATAAATGTAAGTGGTTGTAAGATCGTAATCTAACACAAAATCAATGTACACGTCAGAACCGGACATTGCCACATTATACTTTGTTTGTGATTGATAATTAGTAGCCGTACAAGTTGCATCGTATGTACCTGATTGAATACCTGTAAGTGTAAGCAAACCGGATGAATTTGTATAGCCACTCTTTCCTCCGTAAGTTACATACGCCCTATTGATATTGTAACCGTTTCTTGATTTTACAGTAATATGTGCATTGTATGTCTTATTCGATATACCAACCCTTTGCTGTGGCATGGATTCTTGATTGACCGTTACCGAATAGGTTGTTGTCTGATAATCGTAAACCGATACTTCACACACATACGTTTTCCCCATTTGCATGGTAAAGGTAGTTGTACCGTCCGACCCGGTATTCTGTGCACTTAACCCTTCGGGCTTAATCGAAGCACCAGACACCGGAAGCCCCGTGTCCGAATTGTAAACATAAAACTGCACCCTTACTTCTTTTCGCGGCATTGCAACATATACCGTTTTTGGAAGATCATTCGGTTGCACCACCCCTACTTGGTTTTCAAAATATTGTTTACTTGCAACCCAATTGTACAGATTTCTTGGAACTTGAAAAACGACTTGTCCATTATTCGTCAAACCTTCCTGCTCACCACTGTTCAAACTGATTCTTGTCCCATTCGAAACAGAACCATTATCTTCTGTTACCACAAAAGTAAGGTTGTATAAAATTTGAGACATATCAATAGTGACAGTTTGTGCTGCTCTGTTTACAGTAAAAGACTGTTCCTTGTCGTTATATTCTTCATAAGAAGCTACCGCCTTATATGTACCATTTGGAAGGTCTAATACAATTCCAGAAGAATCTTTTTGAGTATAAGTATGTGTTTCATCTATCACAACAGTAGCATCCGTCAAGGCTACACCACCTGCTCCGATCACTTTAATAGTGGTTTTGTAAGTCAATCTTGCCAAGTCAATAGTCAAATTGGCATCCCCATAAAATTCATAGTTCTCTACAATCACTCTTTGATAGTCGTTCGTATAGCGAATATCGTAAGTATATTTACCGCCTAAAACACCTTCAAAAGAAGCCTGACCGTTATCGTCCGTTACCTTCGTAAGTCCGGCAAAAGAAACTGTAACACCCTGTAAAGGAACTTTTTCGCCAGTAAAAGTATTGTAGTCATTTACAGTAAACACCATGTTGTAAGTAGGCATGGGATTAAAGTCAATAACTACTTCTTTATCACTATCCAAAGTAAGATTTCCATTTACAGGAATCCAATTCTGTTTTTCGACCAAATAAGAATAACTACCGCCTAACAAATCATTAAAAACAGCTTTACCATCTGTTCCTGTCCTTCTACTTTGTGAAACTACCAATGCGTTTTCATCCGATCTTTCGTTTGACACCAAAGTAACGTTTGCACCTTCTACTGCGCCAGTAGAAGCATTTGTTACTGTAAATGTTAAATCATAAAGCGGAATCAAAATCATTTCAACCGGTTCAGATTGATCATCCTGTACATTGATATTCTTGTTTATGGTATAATATCCATCTTTTGTGACAGTGTAAGGGTAAAGACCGGGGAAAGCATAAAACACCGCATTACCATAAGAATCCGTATTTTTAAACTCTCCATTAAAAACTATCTGTGCACCAGAAATAGGAAGTCCTTGTTCATTCCTTACAATGAAAGTGATTTTTCTTTCGTAAATATCACCTTGCAACAAGATATATTCGATTTGAGTGTCCTCTTCATCTTCCAAAACCGATAAAAGATAATCTTTTATCGGTAAGAACAAGTTTTTCTCCACATCAACAGAATAATCACCGGGGAACAAAACTATATCAGCTTCCCCGTTTCTATTGGTTGTAAGAACATCTTCCAGAATGGAAATTTTTGCTCCCTCAATATAAGAACCCCTATCAGAAATAACTTTGAAAATAACTTTCTTTTGAACCAAAGGACGTATTTCGTTATCTCCTATTATGTTTTTGTAAGCAACCAAATAGGTTTCCATAAAGTCTTTTACACCTTCATTACTTACCAAAGAGTTGTTTTTATAATAGGCGGCTATCACATCCTTTTCTCCCAAATGCCCTTGATAAAACGGCAAGAAAATAGGTTTTATCTTGATATCATAGACATAAACACTGCTTGATGTTTGCGATCTGTCTTGGGTGAGAGAAAGTGATAAATAAGAGGTTCCTTCTTTCATTTGAAGTCCTCTGCCGTATAGGAAGTTCAAATCCACCGGACTTGCATAAGCTCTGTCTTTTCTTGACAAAATACCTCTACATTCATAATAAACGCCCGCAAATGGCAATCTTAAAATACCATCTGTTACAGGAGCCTGTGAAGTTGTAATTTTACTTACTTCATTTATATTCAGAACCCAACTGTCAAGGCTACCCGTAGAAGCAGACGTAACTTCAATATATTCCATAAACACCATACCGGCAGGTATGTCGTATTTTGTGTCATACAAAGTCATTTCTACAGGGATATTCCCGCCTTCAATTGTTACAGTTTCGATTGTTGTTTCCTGTGTCTGGTGCCATACTTTTCTCGTTAATGTAATAGGATACCTAAAACTGGGAATCCAAAAAGAATAAGTTACCGGCATAGGTTCAGCCGTAGAAGCTATCATTTCCGGCGGAAGCCCTTCATCCGTAATATTAGCAAGAACCCTCATAAGGATTTCGTCATTAATAGCTCCCGTTGTGTTTCGTTTATACTGTAGCGAAGCAAAATCTCTTGCCGTTGGCAAATAAATTTCAACAGTTTGTCCTTCTTTTGGAGAATCCAAAGCATCTGACAATAAATTGCCCGGATTCTCCAAACTTCCTGCATAAAATTCGTTCATTACAATAGGAAGGGAAGCCTCTGAATCTGCAACAACAGATAAAGTGGCTGTAGTCGGATATGTCGTAACTGTGTCAGGTTTTTTGGTATAAAGTCCAATCAAAACGGCTCCTGTAAAATTAGGCAAATCCAAAGAAAAAGGATTAGAATCAATATAATAAGCATACTGCTTTCCTGACGCAGATATTATAGATAGTATCGCCCCATAATCGCTTGAATCAAACCCACCCAATTGAAAGACACCTTTAGGGCTAATAACGTGACTTACGTCCATATTAGCAAGGATGATCATAGGGAAGCCACCTGACAAAACATATTCTTTACTGGCAATAGGGGATGGCGATCCTTCTGTTAAAAGACTAAAATTCTCTATTTTTAGTTCATGGTCTGTAGCCGTAAAATCCCCGGTCACAGCAACACCCTCCATTTCTTCCCCTCCAATAAGTGTTCCATCTTGTTGGAAGAAGAAAAACATATTGTTGAATCCGTACCCGCTATCACCCTCCAAAGTAGGATTATCGAGATTAGGAAATTGTTCTATCAAATCCGTACTGAAAGAATAATCGTATTGTGGATCTCCATCTCCTTCCGGTATGAAATTAGTGCTTTCTACATTTCCATAAGATTCTTTACAAACTATCCCCTGTTTGTCTTTGTTAAAGACTTCAACACCAAACTTCAAATTTTGATTATTAACAGAAGATGATTTTACCTTAAAAGAAAGCTGATAAGTCAAATTTTCAGATACAGGAAGTAACTTTGATTTGTCCTCTGCCGAAGATATACCCACTAAACTATTTCCCACAAAAGTCATAGCTTGAATAGGATTTCCATCATTGTCAATATCGCTTACCACAACCACACCGGTAGGATTGACCAAAGGATAAGCATTCAAATCTGTTATACTTTCTGTTGTCTCATATCCTTTGGTAACGTTTAAAACAGTATCGGTTCTGTTCCATGTGGGGGAACTGTACCCCATTGTCCATCCTGTGTCACGTGACATCAAAAGAGCAAAAATAAATTCTTCTTCCGACTTGTACCGGATAAGACGAAGAAGCTCACCGAGTATTGTGCCTTCTTTGTTTACAATATCAATTGTCCCTCTTTTTCGGTATTCCCTTACATAATTATCAAACAGATATTGCATCTGTTCAAGCGTATCAACTTCATCCGTCACAAGTCCTCTGTTTTCAATAAACAATTCAAACAGAATCTTATTTGTATCAATCTCATTGTATTGCTTTGCATACAATACAACAAGGGCAAATATGTGACAGACTGTTTCCCAATATGCCTTAAAATCCTCACCGTCTTTCTTTATGAAAGTAGGAAGAATGCCGGGCGAAGATACTTTTTCAAGTACATTCTCCGCCCATTCCAGTACGGCAGGATCGTTTTCTTCAAAGAACCGTTTGAATACGGTTTTATTGTAGATTTCCTGTGACATTCTAAAAATTTTTGAATTGTTTTGTTATACCGTTTCTACATACGTCCCCACAAGGTCTTTTAAATCATGTGAGAGCGGTTGTCCGCTATCGCGGGTACATTTGTACTTCACGCCGTCTTGCGTGTAAAATTTGCCGTTAAAAATCTCCATAGGCGGTGTATAAGGAATAGGATCATTTTCTGTACCTTCATGATCTTCTACAACAACTTTCCAAAGAGAAGCTGTTTCAAGTGATGGCTTCCAGTTTTCCTGTGTTTTGTGACCCTTAGTACACTCCCAAAGAATATTGTCACACTTATATCGTTCTGACACTTTCACATCAATTCCAATCGTCCATTCAGGATAGCGATCTTTTACCTTCAATGCTTTCGAAGGAGTAAGATTGTAAGTGTTGATTTCCTTTGTTGCTTCCTTATCCAATTCGTTCAAAGCAAGCAATCTACTGAATTGTCTGTTAATTGCTGGTTCTTCTCCTTCTGGATAGCTCCATTCTTCACTGTTTAAAAGTTCAGACAAAGTTGGATCACTGAAACTGTAACGAGGAAAATCTTCGTCATTAAAAGGAGCAAGGTATTCCTCATGTAAGATCACTTTACTTTGATCAACACTGGTTCTCATTTCTGGCAATATATCAATTCCATGTGATTTTGCCCAAACTAAATCTACTATTGCGTATCTCATGATTATTTTCTCTAATTATTTTATTTCGAAATTATTTTGCTTTTAGTGTTTGTAAGTAGTTATATGCTTTTATGCAATCCTCTTTGGAAAGGACTGTTGGATAGATAGCAAGATTTTTGAAAGCGAGTTTTGTGAAGTAGGTATTACCTACATTGCCAATTAAAAGGCTGCTGACAATATCGAACAAATCACCTGAATTCACTTTGGTAGTATTCCAATCTTCATCATAAATAGTACCATCTCCTACAGCTCCCAATATTTTATTTATATTTAAAGTAGTATTAATAGAAGTACTATTGATATACACACGAGCACCAAGTATATTATTATAAAAGTAGATCTGATATATCTTAATTACCCCTGCATTCATATTTTCTTTTTGTATAAATTCCCATTCCCCAACCATTGTCCAATCCTTACCCATTAAGAAAGGTGAACTCTGAATCTTATCATCCACACCATCTGTTACCAGATAGCCTTCGTATTCTGGGATTTGTTCTATAGTAATGTCGCAAGATTCTTGAATCTTTCCAAAAATGAAACCATAAACATTGCCCATTGCAGGAAAATCAAATGACGGCAAATTATAGATACCATCTGTATCTATGCTTAAATAAGCGCTTGCCCCACCCTCATAATATTGATATCTCAATGTTTGCTCTTCAGTCAAACCAGTAATCTTTACTTTAAAGGCAGAAACAACAAAGGGCTGTTGACTGCCGGAGGATTGACGGTACAATTGAATAATATTAGCTTGCTTTATGGCTTTAACATTGAATGATTTAGTAGTTTTAGTGGCATCAATTCTATTCACATTACCGATATACCACTTAGAGAAATCATCCCCATACAACCCATACCCACTATTCTCTGCAAACCCAAAGTTACTCAATACAAGATTATTACCATTGCCCGTTATGTTAGCTATGGTAGCCCTGTCGGTATCTTCGTTGGTTTTACCGACTACTGTCCATGCTTGGTCGGGGAATAGCCAGGGATATTCTTGTTTGTAGTAGTCTTGGATTTTTTGGAGTTCTTCTTCGGTGGCGTCGTGATCGAGGATACAAATTTCCCAAACGACTGCGTTGACATAATAGCTTCTGCTCCCCATTCTCCCTACATAAAAAATATCAACTCCTTTTTCTAAAGAACCAATATTTATAGCTTTACCATTATATGAAGTAGATGTTTGATATGTGAAAGGCATAGAACGCGTACCTGATTCAACGATAGTATAGCCACCAAAACTGAATGAACTTTTAGAATCCCCGTTAAAATCCTCAAAGACAAAAGCGCCATCAGTCCTACTGTTTCCATTCGTCATCAAACCATAAAATAGATTATCGTTAGGTGTGGTTATCCACTGTCTCAACGCCACAACCGTATAACCCTTTTCTTTAGTCAGAATAGGGAAGTTCTCACAGACACCATAATCGTCTACTCCGTCAAAGACAAGAGCGCCGGGGTAGAGGGGGAGTTGCTCGATGGTGATGTCACAGGATTCTTGAATTTTATTTAATTGAAAACCATAAAAACCACCATTAGCGGAAAATTCAAATTCAGGTAATCTATAAATCCCATCCTCTTTTATATTTAAAATCAAACCATTAGATGATCTATAATCAATATTTTGACCTTCCATCAATCCACTTACTTTAACACTATAAGAAGGAACTGTAAATGAGGGCTGGCTACCATAAGCTTGATAATAAAGCTGAACACCATTAATCTTAACAGAGGTTACATTGATAAAATTACCTGTATAAAAGATATCAGCCCTACTTGAAGCGTAAGTCCAACGATTGCCTTTATAGTTTTGTTCGTACCCATTTACTCCGGACATCCCTGCCCAACCAAAGTTCTTCATCTGTAAATCATGTCCATTACCTGTAAGGTCTTTCCATACAGGGTTCTCTGCCATTTGTTCATTAGTAAGACCTAATGCTGAATATCTTGCAATCATACCGGGAATATAAGGGAAGGGCATACCGCCGCCTCCCCCAAACCTTCTTCTAAAAGGAATTGCGTTTATGTTTCCTAATAGCATCATACCGCCGCCTCCCCCTTTTTAAATCCCAATACTCAAAGAAGAAACAGTCGTACCCTCTTTCACAATTTTCTGAACCATGTACATAAGAGGATTGCCGATATTTGCATTCACTTCGGCTTCTGAAATAGTATATTCCATGCCACCGGCAAGAATCACTTTAATTGTACCTGCCACAAGAGGAATAATAACAAAAGAAACCGGTTGACCGTTTTGGTCGATAAGTGTTATATCTTCATCAATAGAAGCAAAATTCCATGCACTACTGATTAGCGAAGGTGCTGCATCACCATTATTAGTTATCAGCTTATTGGAGTTAGCTGTTACTGTTCTTTTTATAATATTCATGATTGTAAAAATTTTAAACGTTTAAAATATTGTCTAAGTATATACTACCCACAAAGATAATCTTTTCTCAACAAACATAGCAAACGCATATCTTTTTCTTTTTACAAATACATCTCCCTCCTTTTAGTAGGGAGAGGGGGAGTTGGTAAAAATACTGACAACGCTCCTAATGCACCTCAATGGATTGGTGGTTGTATGGGTGGAGATGGCGGTATGATCGCTTACAAAAAAAACATAATAACTTCCAGTGACGGTGTTGGTGGTATGGGTTGGATTACTCAAATAGACTTTAGACACAGTATGTCCGGTTCATCTTCTCCCGGTTTGTATGTTCGTTACAATCAAAGTTTAGGAAATGAAATAACCGCCTTTTTAGGCGATATGTCCAACGGACAGGATCACAGACAGGATTATTGGGAATTTGCTTTAAATGGAGAAACAGATAGTGATCTTTTCGTTTATGGAAGAACAGAAGGCGGTCTTGCAACTTCTGTTTTAACAGCCGGTAGTGGTGGTACTTATGGAAGTGGCGAACAAACTACATCTACTGTTTCAACTATGCAAGGCGGAGAAGGTGGTGACGGAAGACTTGGAACACAAGGTCCAGATTATAACACCGGAATTAGAGCAAGTGAAACCATTCCTATCCAGTCTGTATTTGGTGGTATAGGAACCGGTGGGTTAAGTTACTTCACTTCTACTACGAATTGTAAAGCCAGTGGTGGAGGTGGTTATGGAGAAGCAAATCCAAATGGATCGGCGGGATATGGAGCCGGTGGAACTTGTTTTAAAATAGGAAGTGGAACAAATGATTACAACAAAGGTGCAGGTATTGTTTGTATCTATTACCACAACAATCCTATTTAAATAACTGAATATCAATAAATTAAAAGGGAGAGTGTTTAAGCTCTCCCTATTTTGTTTTTAGATTGGTTCATTATGATAATACAAACAGACAATTCCGTCGCCGGGTGAGGTTGGATTTCCGGCATCTTCATCTGCCGGAGAAGACACTTCTCCACTTCCATAACCGGCTTTTCTTACACCACCTACTTCTCCTTCCCATGAATTACCATATCCGGCTCCGCCATAAACACTTGCACCGGTTCTTAATCCACTGTGTTTGTTTAAATACCCTGTTCCTCCTTTAGAAGTTCCTCCAAAAATGGATGAGATAGGAATGGTTTTTGTAGAAGCGATAGGATTGGTTCGAGGCGATGTAAAATTTACCTCATAAGAGCATTTAAACCCAAACTTCCCATCCCCGCCGGGTGCGCCTGCGGGTTGCATATATTGGTCTGCTTGGCTTCCAGTTATTTCGCTCGCATTTTGACTACCATAGCTTCCAGAACAATAATAATTACCCGCACCATGTGCAGCAAACCCACCGGAAGATTTTGCATTATAAACAGTGTAACTGCCCAGAGTTATACGAGGACTCATTACTGAATCGCCCGCTGGCGATACTTGTCCATTGTATGCCAACAGATTTTCAGAAGAATCTCCGAGGTACAAAGACATTGTTGTGCCAGACATCCAAACCTCGTTATTTGATACGGCACTAAAGGTAATATTTACACTATTATTTTTTGTTATATCTGAAAGTAGAACGTTTTCAACATATACAATATGTCCGGTTGTTCCACCTTCCAAAACAAAATTACTCCAACTACCCCAGTTCAACAATCTTTCTCCCCCTCTCCCTACTAAAAGGAGGGAGATGTATTTGTAAGAGGTATCAAGCATGTAGTTCGTTTGGTTTGATGTGATTTGAACCAACTTATTCGGTTTGGATAAAGTGTATTCCAAATTCACACTTGTTTGATAAACCCCACTTATACTTCCTGTCGTTGAAAAATCACTGAAACCGGAAGATGTAATCTTAATCTGATAATTTCCCGCAGGAATTTTGTCAAACCGTGCCGTGTATATTGCTGGCCCTGCCGAACCTGTATGCTTCTGCCCTTCTGAATCTGTAAATTCCACATTACCACCAGTAGGGTTTACTTTTACTTGCACCATATACAGCGGAGTAAGGTTTACTTGCACCTGCATTCCTTCACTATTCACAGTAATGCTTTGAGATGTTTCTTTGGAAAAATCCCCTTCCGGCACATACAAGATATACTGTCCGTATGCGACATTGGTAAACGTTACGGTAGTGGTTATATTCTTAGTCTGAATCACCTCTAGCCCCGTACTGTCCTTTAGTTGGATTTGGCTTGGCATACCTTGCATTTGTCCAACTCTTCTTACCTGAACATTAATAGTATTGTATATCTGCAAAAGGAAGGTGTTAAGCGCAGTTTTCCCGTTTACTTCAACCGTTTCCTCTTTGCTTTCAAATCCATCTTTAGAAAAAGCTACTTTATAGCTTCCGTCTGGTACAAATAAAACGACTGTCCCGTTTTGTGAAGTTGTACCGGAAGCCATCTGCACCCCTCCTTCCTTATTTTCAGTCACAACAACCTGTACGCCGGAAATGTCAGTTGCCCCGTCTAATGTGTTCCTATGGACAACTACTGTAAGCTCACTTGCAGGTTGCAAAGTAACCTCAATTGTTTTCGCTTCATTTAATACACCGACTTTCCCGTTCTGCGTCACATAACCATCAGCACTGACCTCATAACCATAATCAACGCCTAATGCAGCAGAAATAACAGCTTCTCCATTGTTATTTGTATTCTGCTGATAATTGTTTGATGCAGATGTCATTTTTACAAGAGCGTTCTCGATAGGAATTGCTGGATTGGGCAAAGGAAGAAGGGCAAAAGGTAAAACTGTATACCTGTCATTTTTACCTGGTCCAGAATAAGTCCCGTTTGGCCAATAAAGAGCCGCGTTATTTGAAGTCCCATACTGGGTGCAAGTTTGAATAGATACACTCCCCCATAAAGAAAGACCCAACATGCTCAAAATCTCTTCTACTTGTGTTTTGTAAGAATACAGAGTGGTCGCCTCGCCATATGAAGGTAAATAGCCATTCTGTCCATTCCCAAACATATATGTCTTGGCGTATTTTGCCGCAGGTGCATTGTCAATTCCTAAAGCAGATATTATCACATCAGTATAAATAAACCCATGTGTTGCTTTACTTAAGTTTGAGATTGGTATATCAGAACTTAACATTGGCACATTGGAGATCAAAGTACCTTGACCTCCAAAAGCATAGTTTACACCACTTTTATTCGTCGATACCATAAACGAATCAGTATCGGTTGAAATTCCTATGCCGCATACATCAGATATTCCCTTACCAGATGATGCCCATTCTTCTTTTGTGTAACGATTATTGTCTTTATCGTAGATATACACACCATTTGGAACAGGATTGTATTCATAGGTACAGAAAGGACGAACTGTATATGGATAACTTTTGATCGTTCCCATTTTTGTGCCATTAACCCAACTAAAAATCCAAGCATCATTTGAATTATATTGTGTCGAAGTCCAATATCTCCCACTCAATGGATCTGAACCGATTATCGCACTTATTGAAGTGTCGATCTTAACTCTGTTTAATTGAGCTACACCCCACTGCCAACAAGAAGGCAAAAACCAAGAACCCGCACCAAATCCTTCTGTAAAATAAGCTGCGCACTTATGTGCCGCCGTGCTTTTCGTTGGTTTCGCAAGTATGATGCTTTGAGAATTTGTCTTACCTGCAAAATCACAAAGAGCTAAAGATTCATTTGTTTCGGTGACTACATTAGGAATAATGTCTAATGAATTTGTCCAAAAACTGGCAGTCAGATTTTCTTCCAAACCTATGAAGTCAAAATCCTTGCTTCTTACATCAGTAATGACACCGACACAAGTTTTAGTGCCGTCCAATTCAGTTGACCATGTTTTGTCACCATACACAAAATCACCAACTTTGGGACGGGAAATAAGTGATGAATCTTGTTTTGAGGTTACCTTAAATGTCACTTCTATGTTATTTACAACCAAAAGTTCTTTATTGATAGCAGGGGTGTTTACATTCAACACACCAGACTGTGTTTCATAAGGTGAAGGTGGTGTCATTGTGTAATTGTAATTTCCATACAGCACTTTGTTTTCCGGAACTTCTGTGCTTGTAAACTTCTTTCCATAGAAAGAAATAGTTATGTTAAGACTCTTTATATCGTCTGTAGATATACTACTTTCATCTGCCGATTCAAGAGCCAGAGCAAAAGTGGTACTTTTAATAAATTCTTCCACATCAAAAATAAGATCGGAAAGCTGGATTCTTTGAATGGTACCATTCGTTAAAGGCACGGTCTTTTGACTCTCTATACTTCCCCAATTAGCAACAATTTTTAAATTTTCAGGAACGCCAGAAACTTTTACGCCAAAGTCCAAAGCCTTATTATAGTTTATATTTACAAGAGGAGCAATCATTGTATTGTCTACCATTTTAAACAAAAACCCTGCGTCAACACTTAAAACAACATAACTATTGGTAACAGTGGGCGTCCCCTCTTTCTTTACTCCTGTAAGTGTAAAATTCCTTTTCTTTGAGTCCCAACTTCCATTCCATCCATCTATTTTATAACTATTTATAGCTGACATTAGATTTTCTTCATTTGAACCACCGTCAGTAACTATTGCCAGAGGAGAGCAAACCACACCATTGGGAAAATACGTTTTCATCTGATCACCCGGCACACCACCAGACGGTATGATATATGTTTCATTTTCAGGCAAAACAAACATACCCGAATAATCCGCATCATCATCCTGCGACCATTCAAAATCTCCGCCAGCAAAATTCATAGTAGCAACACCATTTGCACCTGTCGTACCTTTATATTTATTAGACGGATCAAGCTGATCCACCATTTCCACAACAGCGTTCTGAATAGGAGAACTGTCAATTTCTTTCTTTACAGTAAATGTAACAGTAGAAATCTGCTGCATATTAAGCGTAATCGTCTCTGCACCATCATTTACAATAAAACTTCCAGACAAGCCAATGTAACCGGTTTTCATTGCCGTATAGGTGTACTCTCCGTTTCTATTTTTGAACTCAATCACACCACTGTCATTTGTGCTTCCCGTACCAACCTGCTCGCTTTCTCTATTAAGTGTAATATTTACACCACTAACACTTGGTATAGTCTGGAATTTGATTAGATATTTCAAATAATCCGTCAAATCAAGCTCCAATGTTTTGGCTTCCGTGTCCACTTGGAAAGTTCCGTCCGGCACATCAATCAAATCGGTATTATCCGTTTCAGTTGTAGGAATAGAATAAACGTAATTTCCCGAAGGCAAACTTATCGTAGCAATACCTTGCTGATTGGTAACGATCGTTTCAGGAAGTGCTCTCGCTTTTGCTTTGCCTGCTTTTGTCGCTTGGCTTATCACAATTTTTACATTTGCCAAATTACCACCTTTGCCCATTGTATGGAAAGTAACAACAGCACCAGCATTAATTGTAATATCTACACTCTTTTCTGATTCTTCAATTTGTACTGTACCACTGCCACCAACATACCCATCTTTTGAATAGGTGTATGCATGTGTACCGGTAGAAAGATTGGTTGCTGCAATACCTCCATTTGCGGTCGTAAGCGTTTCCGAACCGTCAATAACAATCTGAACGCCATCCACAGGAGAACCCAGATTATCCTTTACTGTAAATGTCGTTTCAAAACCATACGTCAATTCAACTTCCTTTATTTCGTCAGCATCATTAATGCTTCCTACACCTTCTTCTGGAGAATAGCCCGTAAGCGAAACGTTCCAATCATAAGCACCATTTATGACCTGTACCGGATCGGTCGTGCCATCTTCCTTTGTTGTAAGTGTAGTAGAACCACCCACAAGAGCCTCACCACTTACATTAATGGTAACACCTTGTAAAACCGTTTTTTCAGCCGCACTAACTTTGAAAGACAAATTCCAGATTTTCTTTAATATCTGGGTAAAGGTTTCTTCACCGGAAACTTCAAAAGACAATCCCTCACCTTTATAACCGTCTTTCGCAAAAGTAGCATTGTAACTTCCTGCTTTCAAACTAACTGTAGCTTCACCACTTGCATTTGTTGTAAGAGCATCTTCTCTACCGGATATCTGAATTTCGACATCCTGTAAAAGATTAGGAGAAGTCATATTGTCTTTTACAACAAACGTAACATCATAAGACATTGCCGTAACCGTAACCGCTACGTTCTTATCCGCATTCGATACCGTAACACTACTTTCTGTCGGCACATAGCCAGCTTTAGCGACTGTGTAAGGATATGTGCCATTAGAAAGAGGGATTGTTACCAAACCACCTTGCGAAGTCTGATAATCGTTGTCATTAATATGGATATTCGCATTACCTACAGCAACACCTTCATCTGTTGTTACGGCAAAAGTAATATTGTACTTTTTGTACTCCATGCTTATACTAAACAACGGTATATCCGCACTTGCTACAGTCAAATCATCAGAATAATCATCCATTCCGGTAGCTGTAACGGTAAATGGATATGTACCATTCTTTAACTGCAAAGATACCTGTCCATTTGATTGTGTCTGATAAGTGTTGTTACCAATAGTTACCGTAGCGTTTTCGATAGGCTGTTGTTCCGGGTCTCTTACAGACATAATTACATTATACAATCTTGCTTGTAAATTGACAACAGAACTGTTATCACTATCCAGAACAGTAATCGAAGAATTGCCATCGTAATAACCGGATTTTGTAACGGTGTAAGGATACGTGCCGTTTTGCAGGCTTACGGTAACTTGTCCATTATCGTTAGTAGGATAAGAACTACTGTTGATATTTACTGCCGCACCCTGAACCGGTTCGTTGTTATCACTATCCAAAACAGTAATAACAACATTATAGTGCTTCAAATCAAGCGTTCTTTCGATATTAGCATTCTGTCCCTGTACATTAAACGAACCAGTCAAATCATCGTATCCTCTTTTTGTGATAGTATAATTATATTCACCGTTCTTCAATTTTGTAGTTGTCTGCCCTAAACTGTTTACAGGTAATGCAGACGGTTGTCCTTGTATTGTTACAAGTGCGCCTTCTGCCGGCGTGCCTTGATTTACTTGATAAACATTAAACAAAACATCATACAAGAAATAATCCAACTCAAATGTCACATCTGCATTTGAATTATTAACTGTAATTGATCCATTCAATGTATCATATCCGGTTTTTTCAATCGTCACAGGGTATTGACCGTTTACAAGCGGAATCTCCGCTTCTCCTTGTTGATTGGTAGGATATTGACCGTTATTTACATTAACAACAGCGTTAGCGATAGGATCGTTCTCTGCGTCTTTTACAATAACTGTAATCGTCCATACGGCAAACTCCATTTCTACATTTACCTGTGCATTGCCATCCTGCACGACTACATTGTTGGAATAATCATCATACCCCAACTTTGAAATCAAATAAGGATAATTCCCATTTCTTGCCGACAAAGTAGCGACACCCTCTATATTAGTAGTGGTTATTCTATTGTCCATTGTCACATTTGCGTAAGGCACTGCCGCGCCTCTTTCATCCCGTACACGGAAAGTAACCGTATAAGGTGCTCTAACCATTTCCACATCAATAGAAACACTGCCATTCAGAACAACAAATGTCCCTTCTACCGGAATATACCCTTGCAAAGAAGCAATATATGAGTATTGCCCATTTGCAAGCTGCAAAGAAGCCTGTCCCTGTTCGTTTGTTGAAATGCCATTGTTGCCAATAGAAATATTTACACCTTCTACCGGGTTCCCATCTGAATCTTTTACATTGAAAAATGCTGTCTGATAAAGATTCAAAGAACTGTCATTAATACCGACAAACAAATCTTCTGATTCCGCCGGATAGAACAAAGGTGAAAGATTGCTGTCAGAATCATACAAGATATTACCATCCTGATCCCGCATAATAAATCCTCTGATACGCGGCAATTGATTTGCCGGGACTTGCTGATCGTAATACGGGAAAAAGTATTCATCCGGCACATATTTCACGCCTTCTGTCTTTTTCACAATATCCAATAAATCGTCCCATTCAACAACATCACCCGGTGTCCAAAAACGGAAATCCAAATACTTAGTAAGATTTACTTGGATATTCTGGCGCACTGTAGCTACATCATAATCCGGCTGTAATTGCACACGGAAATCCAATCCTCTTTCAGAACCAACATAAAACCAATCTATGTTTTTAAGAGAAATCCCTACAGCTTTCCCCTCTATATTCAAATCCGAAAGACTGAAATACCCTTGTACCTGTTCAAGCAATGTTCCTAATTCATCCTCCGTAAAGAAAATACCATTCTGTGATACGATATAAAGGTTATAAATGCCTTGTTCGTTTAACCCAGCAGCCATCACCTTTAAAACACGATCATCAATACCGTTCAATACTTGTGTCCAGTATTCTACAGTATTCTTACTTAGAACATTCAGATTGTTTTTGATACGAATACGAAAAGTTTCATCGTCTTCGCTATCCCGTCCGCCAATAGCATAATACTCATTCGTGCATTCGATATGCCCTTGTGGTTGTGGATTGACATTCGTAATACTATTAGGCGCAACATTGGTAGTATAGCCCGCATTCACGCTCCTTACCTTTACATAACCATAACCGCTTTCGCCCACTGTAAGAGATTCATCCACCTGAAAACGAATACCATTCTTACTTACAAAAGTAACAGTGGTATCATATACAGTGCCCGGATCGGCAGACACCCTAATATAAGTAGAAGAACCGAGTGCTCCCTTTCGAGGACTTACCCCATACAAAGCAGCCGCCTTATCCAAATAAACGCCGGTTGCCGTGTCTGGAAATATCTGCGCTTCTTTTATGGCAATATCTTTCATTGCCTTTTGAGCCACTTTAGCTACACCGAATGCAGTTGCGTTCACAACCGAACCGTCTGCCACATTGCTTACTTTGGCAGTTTTATCCAAAAACATCTCTATAAAGAGATTTTTCAAATTGGTTATCGTTGCACTTGTTTTCGTTATCATCTGAATATCAATTATATAGGAACATTAACTAAATAATCTTTCTTTGTTACGGTTTTACATTGCAAAGAAAGGAACACCGCATCATCCTCTCTTTTTACGTCCATAAGTTCCACAGAATCCCATCTCGAATCTCTTTGGAACATATTCATAACGTTCTTAAAAATAGACGGATATTGAATGGCGTTTACTGTCGTGCCAATAAACTCATTCGCAATACCATAATCCTTAAATTCAGGTATTGCGCCCTTTTGTGCAGACAAGATAGCATCAAGAGCTTGCCGTATAGCATCATCTCCTACCACTATCTTCAAATCGTCATTTTCAAACACAAAATTAAGGTCAATATCCCGTCCCAATATATTGTCGCCTACCAATACGTCTACTACCGTGTCAAGATAATTGTTACCAATATTTTTAAGATTGACATAAAAAATGCCTCCACCATCAGTAAATGAATAATCAGTTTCCTCTATATATTGAGGAATTGTAATATTCATCCAATCATCTTCCGGGTTTTCACTATTAAGCTGTCTTGCCACATCTTCAAACCGCTCTCCTGTTCTCAAATGTTTTTCAAGCTGCAAAGTATTGTTTCTCTCCAAAGAAGAACTGCGGAGCCACCTTGCAGAACTCTTTATAGTAGAAAGTTTGGTTTGCGTTTCTGTAAAATTATCCAATATCTCCCACATGGAAATATCATCCAAAGTATTCTCATGTAAGATAAATAGAGGTTCAATCGTTTCGGATTCTCTTACCAACTCAACCAAACGCAAAAAAGAATCCTTATCAAGCTCACCACCATTACTATAATAGTCAGCAATCAAAGGATAATCGTTGGTACAAAAATCCACAAACTTCTGAAAGTAGGACTTTATATCGTACCCGGTTATTCTGAAAAATTTATCGAACATATCTTCAACCATTGCCCAATAATCCTTTTGAAAGTGAACTTGCAAACTCATTTATCCCCTTTTGTATGACATTAGAGGAACACATTGATACAAGGGAACTCTTAGCTCCTTTCGTTGCGGAAACAGCCTCCAAAGGAGCTATAACCGTCATTTCAAGGTTATATTCCCATATCATATTTTTAGAAACATTCTGGCTGAACGTTACCCCTCTTGGTGGGATAGTAACCAAATAGCTTTCCCCTAATGCCATATTATAAAAATACAACTTCATAGGAAAACCCAATTCATCCACCCCGTTGCTTTTGTCTATAATAGACTGTAATATCTTAATACAACCATATCCGGTTTTTATGCCGGCATTAAAAGAAGGCATTGTAAGTGAACTTGTACTTTTCCCTTGCAGTTGGTAAAGATAGCGTTTTCCTGCTGCTATACTGAAAGCCGCACCGGTTAAAGAAACACTGTCGGAACCGGATAAAAGAATCTTGAATGTCCGCCCAAAATTCCCTTTTATGGATATGGATTGCGGCATGAATACCGGAGAAGTCAAGACAGTAACACCACCTGCTGTATTAACCACAGTCGTTCTTTTTGGCTCGCTCTTGTCGATACTTTCCGGACTAATAGGAAAAGTGAAGACATCAATCGTGTTATCCTTAGAATCTGCCAATTCCAAAGAGCACATATACACCTCAAAATCATTCGGGAATTGCGTTGCCATCATGGAACGTCCCAAATTTTTAAGCGTTGATTTTGCTGTTTTTACTACTGAATCCAAAACTGCCACGACTGTAGATATTTTAAATTATTCTCAAAAGTACAAACTTTTTCTTGTAACACACTATCCCTGTGTTATTTTTTCATTCTCATAATCAGAAGCGTTAAAAGATTGTGCCGATTGAGCCGTACCAACTATCCCAGTAGTTGATCCTGTTTGCGCTGTAGCTGAACCGGCTGTAGACACAGGATGAGAATGACTATTGTATATACTTACAAAAGAATTGAAAGACTGTACAAACGCATTCAATTTACTTGTAAGATTATCCAATTCCACCAATCCTTTCAAACCCCCACCATTGAACTCAATTATATCATTGTTCATTTTGAGTGTAGAGGCTCCTGTTTTCAAATCCAACTGTTCTTTAGTTATTGTACTTTGTACATCATCCCCAATTTTAACCGACACGCCTGTATCATCTACCTGTAAAGATTGTTCAAGTTCTTCTGTTTTCCAATGAAAAAAAACCTTTTCCAAATCCATAGAAACACGCCTTTCTTCTTCCTCCGGTTTTTCAGGATTGACAATCTTGGCTTCCATTTGGGTATAACTCTTTACAGAAATCATTTCACCACCCGTCACATTCACTTTACCGGTAGATTCAATATTCACCTCCGATTCAGAGGAACCGGTTGCTTTCACATTTACAGAAGCCTTTTCGGGAGAATTGATAGAAACAGAAATTGTGTTGTCAGTAGGGTCAACCATCAAAGAAGCTGTCACATTCCCTATTGTTTTTCTGAACCGGAAGGTGTTCTCTTTCCACATAGGAGATTGATCGTTTCTACAATAGCTTCCTACTACAATAGGAATACCGTCATACGGATTAGTGGCTATTACCACCGCCGACCCTTGTTCGTTTTCTTTTGAAGGAAACTCTATATTCGCCAGCACTTCGTTTGTGATATATATATCCCTAAAGAAAACACCGCCATTTCCCATAACAGAAACACGCCCGGTACGAAAACAAGTCTCTACATACAAATCCCTGTCCACTCCGTTAGGAATGACTATAAATCCGAATGAAATAGGTTCAGAAGAACCGTTTAATTTTCTTACCTTTCCCCCTGCCATAATTAACTAAACATCTTTCTATTAAGGAAATAATCAAACTGATCTTTGTCCACTTTAGGCATGACAAGCGTTGTTATTCTATCCGCTTCTGCTTGCTTTGCCGCATTTCTTATTTCTGTCAAATCAATCAATTTGAAATAATCCGGTTTAACATCTTTACTTTCTTCTCCGGCGTTATCCTGCCGATTCTTTACATTCGAAAAAGAGTTAGAAAGAATCGGCATATACATACCTCTTTCTACTTGTAAAATCGTTTGTCTTTGCAAGTTGCCATCCAAAAACGAAACATTGTTTACAACCGAGGAAACATAGAAGAACTCATTTGTCGGCTCAAAATAAATAAACGTCCCAACCTTTATTCTTCTATCTCCATTGATCGTAATAGTCCCTGTCCTTGTAAACGGCAAATAAGCTGTTGATTCCATAATGTAAATCAAATCGTTTGTTGCGGCCGCCTGAAAATTTGCAAGAGATCGAGTTGCCTCCGTACCTTCCAAATCCTTATAATTCAAATACTGATCCGTAAAGGACATTTTCTTGTTACCGAAAACTTCCGCATACTCATTCAAATATACAATAGGAACAAAAGCAAGACTTGTTGTATTTGTCTGTCCGGCATGGTTGCTCATTACTTTTAGCTGATACCACGAATAACTTCTTGTATCATAAGACAAATCATACCCGTGCATGTTTTCAGACTTAACTGTAATGTATTGCCCATTCTTATATGCACCTAAAATAGCATCCTTGTTGAACGGTGGCTGTCTTACCACAAGGTCTATTGTATTGACATAAGTATCAAAATAAAACTCAACCAAAGGGAATTGGCAAACCCTATTCATATACTCCAAAAGTGTACCGTTTGGATTGGCAATAGAAGAATCTATGAGTACCCTTTTTTCAAGCACATCTTCCACAAATACTTTGAATATTTGCCAAATTCCATTTACAGATTGTTTTTCGTCTACGCCTATATCGTAACTTTCCGTTCTTTTATCTTGCCATGAATCAAACACACTATTCTTTGCTATACCTATGTTTGACATCACATTCACAATAAACCAAATACATTCCCGGATAGGCTTCATTTGATATGACCACAAAAGATTGGAAAATGCACCAGTAAGAACATTTCTTTTAAACCAAATGCTATCTTCGCTCATTTCATACCAATGAGAAAATGTATCGGTTGCATTAAGCAAAGGGATAAAATAGCAACCATCATCTGAAAACAATTTGTTTATGTCCCGTCCTTCTATTGTAATAGATTTTATGTTTCCTTGTGCTTCGTAAGATGTGGTACAAGTATCTACAAACCCTATCATATCCCAAATATTGTTCTTTGCTACTTTAGAAACAGGAATTTCCAAATCAACACGTTTGCCAAAATCCACATCCTCTTTGCTACTTTCTTTTTGCAAACGTTCAAATCGTATAAAGACAATATCGTTGTTTTGTATAAATTTCTCTTGGAAAGACTTAACTTGCGCACCGGTATTAGAAACTGTATTAAATTGTTCCAAAACAGAATCCCCAAACTTAAATGAGCTTCCATTAAAATAAAAAGGTGCTAACAAAATACTGAACTCTCCCGTTTGTTTAGATTTAGTTGTAACCGTCTGTAGCACATAAGGAGATAGGTCGATCACTTTATCAATTGATTTTATGTACATCCATACCCGGATATTCATAGATATTATTTTGGCGTTTATCCCGGTTCCTTCCAATGCAGAAGTTACATTTGTATCAGGCAAATATTCAGGATCACTTATCAATTCTTCGTAGTTATCTCCCCAATATGCTTTAAAACTTCCCTGTGAAACAAACTGCCCTTCTTTTGCAGCTTTCACAAGAGAAATAGGTGTATCTCCTTTAGGACACCACAAAACTGTTCCTTGCTTTATATAAGGCAATGTGCCGGAATCATAGTCACTTTTGTATTTGACCTGTTCTTCCTTATCATACGTTCCCCAAATGATATCCAGATTTGTAATACCTTTACCATTTTCCACCTTCATCAGTTCAGAAGGTGTAAATTTCTTTTTCCCGGACGGAAGAATTTTTTGCCAATAGTTTATAAAGTCCTCCGGTTTTGCTTGCTGATAACTTTCCAGAGGGTAAATAGGTGGATTCTTTAGTTCTTTGTTTTTTTCTTCTGCCATAGATTACTCCTCCTCTTTTTTTGGACTTTTAAGAAAACCATACATCAAAAGAGACGGAAGTCCATGTAATACAGTAGATAATTGCTGCATGGTTGATCCATCGTTCTTTTTGTACGCTTCCATAAAACGTGTATAAAAACTTTCCACCGAAGACGATGTATCTGAAATAGATGTATAAATACCATTCAAAGCGTTCAAAATTTTACCCAACCTATCTATATTTGTTTCCCCAATACTAACCATTCTATTTTCATAAGCCGACATCATTTTTTCCCCTGACGTAACAGTTCTTTCGGCAGCAGTAGGTTCATATCTATTTGTCGGATCGTTCTGCGCTCGAAGTGCTTCTCTCGATTTTTGAACCTTATCAAACGTTTCTTTGTATTCTAATGTTCCGTTTTTTGTAAGTTCATTAATATCTGTATAGGTTAAAGTTGTAAATGCACCTCTCGTTAAATGACGAAGTGTTTCTGTACTTCCTCCTGCCATTTGTGTTAAAATATCAAGGAAGCGTTTCATTACATTTTGATCACCTTCACCTCTTGTCAAATCATCCAAAGCAGCAAGAATTTCAGAAGGAACGGTTGAACCGGTAGCTTGCTGTGCTGCCCTAAATAACAAAGTTTGCGTTACTTCATCCTGTGAAATTCCTTTGCCCATAAAAGCCTCTTGAACCCGTTCAAGCTGTCTACCTTCCATTCCTGTTTGTAGACGAACGGCACGCATAATAGCAGCTATGTTTGCTGCGTCTATCTCACCTGTTCGAGAAAGAATATCATCAGCAGACCGGACAAAAGTAGTCATACTTTCATCCATAGTAGAAGCAATTTCACTAAGAGGAATTTGAAGTTGCTTCATAGTTTGCTCAAAAGACCGGATAATAGCAGATGAAGAAGCTGTTTGTCCTTCTTCTGTACGAGCGAAACGCATTGCTCCTTGTATTCCCATTACCGACTGATCGCTAAGCCCGTATAAACGCTGTACGGCCATCAAACTTTGTGTTTCTGGTACAGGTGCTACGGTCGCTTCTTTTCCGCCGGCGGCACGAATAAGTTCAGCACGTCTTTGAATGTATTCGCCTACATTCATCCCCAAAGCAGAAGAAGCGTAACTACCTTCTCTGAAAGCCGTAGCCATAGATTGCCCAGCAGTTGTTCCCATTGTTTGAGAATAGGCTATGGTTCTTTTTTGAGCTTCCATAGCTTTTTCTACAGAAGTCGTAAAAATACCAGCAGCCACATTTGCAATAGCCGTTGTAACTCCGCCTAAAAATCCTCCTACACCGGGGATCAAAGAAAGTCCTTCCCCTAAAATTCCGCCTAAAGAAGAAATAATCCCGCCACCCATAGCAGCCGGACTTTGGAAAGTGGCTCCTACGCCGGAAATAACCCTTGTTGCGATATTGGTAGCAGTGCTTCTATCGCTACCTCTTTCCACGTTTTCTTGTCTTTCCTTTGTAATAGCAGTTGGTTCTCTGTCTACCGGTGTCGGAGTGGGGATCGGAATAGGTTGTATTCCTGAACCTCCGCCAGATGTACCCCTTCCGTTATACAAAGATTCATCTATAGAAAAAATACCTTCCTGTATAGCTTCTAAAGCTCTTGTCCCGGCTTGTACCTGTTGAAGTATTTGTCCGGCTATACCGGAAATATCACCATTCCCAGAGGCAATTGCATCCACAACAGAAGCAAAGCCTTCTTTGTTAATACCCAAAAGTGCATTCAAATCTATAGCCCTTGCACCACCGGTTTGATAAACATCAAGTTGTCCTCTAAGGCTATCTATTTCGTCTTGCTCCGTTCTTCTCTTTCTTCGAGTAGGAGTTGGTTGTTCTGTTTCTCCTTCTTCCGGTTGTGGGGTTGGTTGAGTGGGACGAACAGGAGAAACAGGTTGCCTTCCTCTTTCGGAATTTTGTCGTCCCAAAAGATTCAATTGTTCCCTAAGCTGATTGATAGCATCATTTTGCTGACGAAGAATATTGTCGTTATTTTCAACGATCCTTCGCTGAATGCTTTCCATTTCCCCACCTATAGCCCTAAGTTGAGAAGTGTCTACCGAAACTCTAAGCCTTTTCTCCGTATCCGCCATTTTCCTTTTTCTCTTTTGCTTTCTGTTCAAACTCAATCATCTTAAACATCTGATCTTCGTAGAAAGCAGTATCTTGTTCCGAAATTTCACCTTCCGGTGCTTTTAACCAATCTCCAATATTAGGAATATATTCTTGTTTTTCTTTTTCTTCTTTTTCCTGTTGCAGTTCATAAAAAACTTTGTCTTCTTCAAATTCCATAAGCTCTGCAAAGAAATCGCATTTCTTATGTTCTTCTGAAAGAAACGGGATTTTATGTTTATTCCTATACCATCTATCAATAGGAAACATATTGTCCCATCTTACGACAAAATTTTTATATTCTTCCCGATTCATCAGTCTACAGATGAAAGGATTTTTTCGGCTTCTTTCAAGAACGGGAATACGTCTTGCATATAAATATCACAAATTTCTTTGTAATCTTTCAGTCCCAGTTCAGAGAAACTTTTTACTTTCAAGTCAGACATCAATTGCGGACACAAAACAGAAATAGCAGCTTCCACATCTATCATGTCCAAAGCACGCTGTGCTGAAATAGTTGGGTTACCGATCATAGAGTTGTAGCTTCCTTTACCCAATCTCTGTTTATTTACCTCAATTTGGTAATACTGTCCGACATTCGGGAAACTGATCTCATACTTTCTTCCTTTCACTGTAATCTCTTTGGATTCCATACTATATGATTTTTAATTAATTGATATACGCAAAGATATATATAAAACAGAGAAAAGCGGAATTTTCATTCCGCTTTCTGAAAAAATTACTCATTCCCTTTCTCTTTATTTGATTCAAAAGAAGTCCTTATGATTTTGCTCATAGAAGAATCAAATTCATCACAAATTTCTTCTTTTGAATTTTCTTCAAATTCTGTCTGCAATTGAATAGGAGGAGTTTTATATTTCAATTGGAATAGATCATCAAATTGTTCTTTTGTTTGAGAAACAGACATCAATGTTGTAACTTCTATGATCTGCTTCTTCAAATGTTCTCTCCCTATTTCTGGCGTCAAAGATTGATGCCACTTATATTTCCAATTCCCCTTTGAAGTCTTGCCCGTTTTTTCTTTTATTTTATCTACAACACCCTGCGGAAGTAATTCATAGATATATTTATTTGTTAGTTTTCCAATAAAAGAAGGCTTGTTTCTAATATATTTAGGAATAAATGGCAACCCCCATAAACGATATATATTTTTATAAAAATCATCTGTAAAAGTAAGCTGCCATTTCAATATTTCGTCCGATATATAGGCATTAAGGATTTTTTGAAGCTCAAACCTCTCTCTATCGTATTGATAACCTGTTGCTTCATCTACCAAAGATATAATTCCAACCTTGGCAAAAGACCGAACCAAAATTTCACATTGATCTGCAATTATTTTTTGCCTGTCATTTAATTCAATACTTTTTCTTGCTTCCAAAAAAGCATCACAAATATCAACCAAAACTGTAGCCTCATACCCATTAACCCTTTTGTTTCCATCATAGCATTCTATAGGCTCAAGGTGGACCAATGATAAATGATTGGAAATAAAAGGGTTAAGTGTTTTCTGTCCTAAATATCTTAATATCCTGTGGCCCGATGTTTTTTTATCATCTACCATTTTTAACGCTTCTTGCATTCCCCTTCCAGACAACACTCTTATTCCATTTTCCAGCACATAGCAAGGGATTGAAAAATCACCTAATTTCAATTCTCCTTTACACTCAATCTTATTGATCATATCATTTACAATTTGAATTAGTTAAACAAAATTTTATTCGTCTCATCATCTCCCAAGCTGTTTTTTGAGTTACTTCCAATTTTCTGCCCATTTCAACAGAATTTATTGTATCATCATACAAAACCAGCCATAAAGCCTTAAACCACTTTATAAGTGGAATTGATGTCTTAAAAAAGATAGTTTTCGTTTTTACATCAAAAGCCTTATTTGTATCACAACAAATATACTCATTACCACGAAGCCTAACTTTAGATTCTCTACTATAAGGAGAAATAGGATAAGAATCTTCCCATCTAAGGGCTTCCAAAAATCTTATACAACTTTCTTCTGTAGGGAAAGCAGCATCAAGATCATCTAAACTTTTAAATCTACTACTCATAATAAATTGAATTTTTAATACACACCACAAAGATAGTAAAAATTATAATCCAAACAAATATAATAATAATAATTTCTAAAAACAAAAGGTGGACATTTGCCCACCTTCCTTTATTATGAATAATAAGATTGAATGTAATTGCTTCACAGCAACGAAGCAAATATAGCAACTTATTTTATTCTTACAAAATCAATCCATAACCTTTATATTAACAAATTTTACAACTTATATTGTTAAATGTAGTTAATATTCAGCAGTTACAATCGGGTTAAGATAACGTATGTTAACATTAAAACTTGAAACGGATTGCTCTTGCAATTGCCAATTCTGATTCTCAATGAAACAAGGTGTCAAAAGAGCAATTGTCTGTCCTGTCGGATCAACACTTGTTACCATCTTACGAGAATCATCAAAGTTCTGTACCAATTTCTTATAGATCATGATAGAGAATCCTTGCTCTGCAAATGTAAGAGTGTCCAAAACTTCCTGCAAAGTCCCCAGACGGTGAATCATCGCTTCTACCACCGGAGCTTTGAAAGACAAAAAGAACTGGTCCACAGTTGCGGAACATCTGTAAGATACAGGCGGAATTTCCTGAATAGGCAAACTACCCAATCCCTGTACGTCCACACGATTGATTTGTTCCTGTACAGTTATATTTCTGACAAAACCGGCTGTTTCGTTGCCGATCTTGATATATGCCATAGGTGCACTGAATGTCTGCATAATATCTATGTTTTAGAATTATTATCCACGAATTAAGAAGCCTGTGAAGAACAACTTGTTGATTTCATTGTTAACAACGATCTTGTAGGTTACAAACCAAGCATCTTCCTGTCTTGTAACAAGAACGTCTTTGAATGAAAGTAATAGGTTATCCTGTGCCTCATTTGCCACTCTCGATTGCAAATAAGCAACCGTCCAGTCTTTCACCGCACCGGCAGACAATGTATTGACGTTTACACCGTTTTCCTGTCCCAACAAGTCAATAGAAGCGTTTACAACCAATTCCTTGTTGATTTGAGCAACGATACGCATAAACTGAATGCTGTGGCTCTGTCCGTTGGAATTGAACAACACTTTGTTGTCCTGTAAAGTGTTTACACCTTGTAATACGACAAAGTTGTTCGTATAGTCATTGTAAACCGTCACAAGCACACCGGCATTCAAAGCCTTCGTCTTTTCCGTATCGTTCAAAGTATGTTTCAACTTGTCGATACCGATTGTTTTGTTTGTAACCGGGATATAAGGCGGTTTTCCTGCCGTTCTACCCAAAATACAACACAAGTTGTACATCACTCCCCACCAACGTGTTTTCACGCCTGTGATACCGGAAGTCATACCTGCACCACCATGTACCAACTGAACATGGTCACTGTTGAATCCCTGTGCCAATTCAAAGGACTTAGAGAAATCAGCAGCATCGTCATAACCACCTACAAACAAGAAGTGGGTATATTTTGCCTGACTGTTCATGTGAGAAATGTACTGGCTCTGCAATGCGGAATCTGCATTTTCGCCAAACTGATCTGTGAGAACAAAACTGTAGTCCAAACCTGTAATCGCTTCCATGACTTTCGTCATATTGTCAGCGTTGTAAGTTTCCGTACCACCGGCAGCAAGAATGTAATTCTTACCAGCTAAAGCGGTAGTAACGTCACTTTGTTCTACAGTTCCTTCACCTTCCGGTATTGCATTAGCCGTCAACACAAACAGATTAGCAAAATTAGAATCGGACTTAGCCCAATCAATCAAAGTGTTGATATTGTCAAATTCAGGCGACTGCAATACCAAAGTAGGTGCTGCTTGATCTTCCGGCGTTTCTCCAATAGGATAGCCATCTTCTGCATATCCTGTGAAAGAACCGACATAGAATTTCATGATCCATTTTGCCGGATCATCTTCACCCGCTACAATGGATGCACCATAACCGGTAATCAAATTGCCGGCATCTGAAAGTTTACCGTTTGCTCCCAAACCTTCATCCAACGTTTTTACTTCAAACGTACCGCCGGAAGTGGTTGCAAAAGTAAGTGTTGCGGATGTGGTCTTTGCGGCTCTCACAAAAAGAAGCTGTGAAATACCAGTAGAAGCAGGATTGGTATAATCCGGTGTGAAAAGACCTTCTGCGATCTTCCAGAACATACCACCTTTCATGAAAGAACGGAACTCGGCAATAGTGTCAAACGTATAGACAGAATCCAATCCCTGAAAATTTTCTCCATCTATACCGGAACCTCCACCCCAATTTGCACCATAAACACCAGTATCAATAATAAGCGTTTTGGAATAGTCCAATGTACGAGATGGACTTGTTTCTCCTGATACGATCCGACTATACGCACCGGGGAGAGTTATTTGCTTATTGCCAAAAATATAGGACGTAGCCATAATTTATTGATTTTCAATTATTTATATCGAATTTAATATCTAAACACTTACTGATATATTCTATTTTCTCTTTATAATCAGAAAGTAATTTTCTATTTTTGGATAAATTATCTTTTTTCCACAAAGGTTGCAAATTTCTCCAATTAAAACAAACTCTTTGATGATTTTCATTAGTCAAATCAAAGTAGGCGCATGGAACGATATGATCAATATGCCAGTCAGTTCCATAATTATCCCATGACATACCTTCTTTAAATTGAGATTCAAGATACTTCTTTAATTCATCCATAGAGCATCCAACAAGTTCTTTAGTGGAAATAGATTTATCTTTACCCTTTAAAGAATTTTTTACACGTGCCCTCAAGCTCAACAATATTCTAAAAGATTCATCCTCTTTCCGCCTCTTTTTAAGATATTCATTAAGTCCACCTTTATCTCTATATCTCTTACTTGCTTCTCTTTGTCTCTTCAAAGCATCCTCTGAATGAAAATAAAGAGCTACTTTCTCTGGATGATCTTTTAAATACTGTTTATAATCTCTTTTAGATCTCTCCCTAAAAGCCTCATCATTTTTCCATCTTTTCTTCCTATACTCTTTTTGATTTTTAATAGTTTCTTCTGATCTATTTTTCCAAAAAGCCTTTTTATGTCTACATTCTTTACAATAAGAATATAATCCATCTGGTTTTGTCTTATCTTTATGGAAAGAATCAGTAGGAAGTTCTCTTAAACAACAAGCACAGACCTTAACAGCATTGTTCATAATAAAATCATTTTTCAATCAACGTGCTACTTGTTCCCTGTAATTTCTGATTCCACACCGGGAAGTCCACCCACAGAAGTTGGATCGCCAAGAACAAAGCTATCCACTTGATTTACTTTTCCAAAGATAATATTTCCAAGTAAAGTCGAATCTACCAATCCCGGCACTATTTCTTCGGAAGACAAATCAAGTCCAATAGAACGAATAAAAATAGGTGTTGGCATTAAGTTGTTTTGCATCATAAGCTCCTTCATAGTAAATTCTATTTTAAGGAACTGTGAAGCTAAAACGTCCCAAGAACCAAGCAGCAATGCGTACAAAATCTCTGACATTAAAATTGATTCATTCATGTTTACAGAAAAACACATGATTTCTAAACCATACTGTCTTGTGTCTCTGTACATAGGAACGCCACCCATAAAAGATTCTATTTTACCTATAGAATTGGCAATACCACCTGTCTTTCCGGGTTCCCGAATAACGTATGCTGGCAGTCCTGTTTTGTCTTTCGGATATTCCAAAACTACCTTTATATTGTTCGGGTTTGTTTCTTTTCTTAAAAAGATATTTTTTGCTTGTTCATAATAATTGAAAGAACCGTCCTGTGTATCTCCCAATACTTTATACAAGAAAGAATCCTTTTCATCCGTTTTACTTTCGAAGTCCGTTTGTACATATTCCAAACAGGCTTCCACTATCTTTTTTATTTTGACTATCTGTAGCATCGTTACATCGAGTTTAAAAATTGATCAATCACTTTGTCTGCAACAACATCTATCTTCGCTTGTTCAAGAGCTTTGTCCATAAGTTTATATGGAACAATACCACCATTCCACCAACTATTAGGATCAGAGTTTTCACTCACCCTTCTCCATGTAAAGTAACCGCTTCTCTTTTCTTTTTCAGTAGAAGCAATATTTACTTTAGTCAAACCCTGATAAATAGGAGCTTTGTGCATGTAAGCCGGTTTATTTACACCCAACCTATTTATTGCTTTTCTCTGCCCTTTTTCAGAAAAACTTTCTGGTAAATTACCACTTCCTAATCTTCCTGTCTTCTGAACTGCGTTGTAAATTTGTTGCGGCATTATAGAAGCAAACAATCCCGAATCCGCTACAGCTTCCGGTGTTGCATGTCTAAAGGGAATATCTATATACCAACCTCCATCCTGTGCAATCTTTCTTTTTGGGGAATTTCTAAAACCTTCCTTTTCGTCAAAAGGCGGCTGTCCTTCTTCTATCATCAAAGGAATAGAAGAAGCCCTGTTTGTCAACCCGAATGTAACCGACAAAGGGGATTCTCTTTCAATGAAAACTCCCCTTTTATACTCATTTCTTGTAGTACGAAGTTCCCGGTTTATTAGATTTTCCCACCTAAGCTGATATTCAGTTATAACAGCATCTATAATAGAAGCACCTAAAAACGTAGATTGATCCTGTGAAAGATCAAATTCTTCCACCAAATCACTTAAATCTATATTGATAGGCACTACCATCACTCACTCGCTTTCATTTGAATATTATCGTTCAATATAACTCCCGATCCATCAAAATTAGGTTTTTCAGACACAATCAAATGTGTCCTTCTTGCCACTGCTTGAATAGGAAGCCTTGTTCTTTCCAATTGTCCCGTTTCCTTATTTTTCTTCCAAGAAGCCCGGACTTCATGAGGAAAGTCCAGTACATGAAATTCCAATTGATGTTGGTAATAAATACTTACAACCGGATTTAAGGACATATCAGCCGTCAAAATTACGCAATAAGGGTTTGTATCATTTATCTTATAATCTGCCGGAGAAAGCTGTCTCAAAGGCTCTGTAGACGATTCAAACACATGTATGCTATAAATACTCAATGGTTTGTAAGTCGTAAACACAAAAAAGTTCTCCCCATCCGTTCTTACGGGCAAATTTTCACTAAAGTAAGAGAACTCTTTTAAAATTGTGATCCGGTCAAAATACCCTAAATTGGGTTTATCAACATCTGTTACCGTTACATTAATTGTTCCTATCAGTTCTTCCGACCAACGTTTGTAACTGTTATCCCCGTTTATACCGGTTATAAGAGCATGAGTATTTGTAGGGTTGATATAAAAATAACCTGTACCAAAACAATTCTGGCAATCCACTAAAGGCGCATCCGGTGCATTACAAGGACATCTTAACGCCTTTTCCAATATCACCTCATACCCTTTCAAATAAACGGCAGAATCAAACTCTGAACGTATAAATTCAGGACTTGCATTACTCAAAGGCGGAACCGGTGTTTGTAAAATGCTCTTTGCCATGATTCACCTCCTTATAATACTAAAAACCTAAATTCATCGTACACGAGTTTTATCCGCCCTACAGTTTCCTCTATTTCTTTTTGATACTGTTTCAAGCGTGCCCCGTAACCTGCATTTTCAGCAGAAGCGGTAGAGTTGATAGATTGTCTTAATCCATCTATTTCCAAGTGCATAGAAGCTATACCGGGTAAACTGAATATCATATCTCCGGCAATATTAAGCGGGCCGAACGAAGCAAGTTTACCAACAAGATTAATCAAATCGGCAGGCATTTTATCCAAATCAAAACCGGTTATATATTGGATGTCCCAATAGTCCGGTATGTTTGTAAACCGTTGAAAACCTATCTGCGTAGTCATTCCGGTAAGAATAACATCTGCATTTGCATTAACCGAATTTGCACCGGTAGGAACGACACTCATTCTTCGTTTCCCTATCCCATCCATATCTTTCTCACAACTAAGCCAACCTTGCGGGTAAATAATCTGCTCCATCTTATTAAGCATACCTGTAAGGGCAAGTGGAACTCTTACCGGACAGTTAGTTTGAATGATAGGAAATTGTTGGAAATAATCTGTTCTGTAATAAGAATGTGTTTCCGATTCAACTAATTGCTTTACAAATTTGAGATTAAAATAATTCTCGATCTCTCTCTGCGCAGCACTCAAATAAGTTCTAAGTGATTCGTCAGAAAAAGAAGTCCCCGTACCGGCTTGTATGGCAATACCGTACAGGTAATTGTTCCACATCTCCGCAACGGAAATAACAGAACCCGTATTTTTCTTATACTTTACTGTAAAAATCAGTTGTCCCGGCATAGCTCAAATATCTTTTACTTTTTAGGTAACGCAATTATAGCATCAATCAGTTCGTCTTTCTGACTTTCTTCTTTAAATCTTCCGGCTTTCTGCTTACTCATTCCGTTTTCGATAGCAAGTGCCTTCAAATCCTCAAAAGTCATTTTAGACATATCTTCCTTTAAAGAAGCAATTTCTTCTTCTGTTGCACCGGGTTCCTCTTTAACCGGTTCTTCCACAGTTTCTTTCGGCTGGCCACCGTTAGACAGTCTTTCAACCTCTTTTTTCCAAACGTCAATAGACTGCTCCAATTGTTCGATTTTCTTGTTCTTGTCCTTGATAATACCGTTCAAACGAGCAATTTCAAACTCGTATTCTTCTTTCAAAACTTTCAGAGCTTCATCAGTATCTTTTTCAGATTCAGATTTTTCCTTTTCAAGCGTATTAGCTTCTTCTTCCAAAGCAATACCGGAGAAACCACCATTTTTGATGTATTCCCAAGTTTCATCCTTTACTTCGGCTTTCCCGTTTTCAAACTCCACAAGTTCATTCAAAAACTGAATGGTAGTGTTTTTATATACTGTTGATACAATCTTTTTCATACGAAATATGATTTATTGATAAATAAAATAGGGAAGGAAGGCGTTATAAAACCTTTCCTTCCCTTTATAAAATTCCGAGACTAAATACGTCTTAGTTATGCACCCAAACCTTCATCACCGATATTGATAATACGGCAAATCTTAGCCGGCTGATACAAACACGGCGTACCGTAGTTCAAAATAGCGAATCTACGAGACGGTGCAGTGATAGCAAAGTCAAGTTTACGAGTGTCACCGAACTGCAAGTATTCGTTGATCTGACTGTCGTTGTAGTAAATCAAAGCAGACTTTGTGCCTGCAATGATACGGTTACGGTCACGTACTTTTGTTGCAGCAGCACCATCATATCCAGCAGCCAGCATAGAAGCCGGAATAGTGAAGATAGGATAGTATTCTGTCGTATCTGTCAAAGCAGTTACTTTCTTAGTACGATAAACAACGTAACAAGTAGGAGCATAAGCACCACCAACCGGAGCGGTAAACTGCAAATCAACAGACTGATTAGCTGCAACAGCCAAAGCAGTGTCCGTCAAGCTCAAAGGAGCAGATTCACCGTAACGGTTCTTAGCTGTTACCAAGTAGCCGTAAGAACCGGCATGTAATACGAAGTTGGTCTTTGTATCGACAACAACAGCAGACTTGGTATTACCGGCAACAGGAACACCCGGAGCCTTCGGAGAAGAAGCTGTAGCAGAAGCCTTGATCGGACGACGAACATCAAAGAACTTGTCGCTCTTAACGGAAACCTTACCGAACTGCGTCATGATGTCGTTTACAGACTGTCCCATTGTTGCACCTACAACGCTGTTAGACATACCAACAACAACGCGTTTTGATTCATGGAATTTCTTCACGTAGTTGTTGAATACAACCGGAGCAGAAACAATACGATCAATGTAACCGTTATAAACGTTTACAACACGATCAGCAGCATCTTCAACCAAAGCATCAGTCAGAATACCACCCTGTGCATCAATTACAGCCGGAGAACCATAATAAGCATCCAAAATCTGTTCTGTGCTCATACCTTCCGTAGATCCTTTATCAACAGCAGCAACACCCATCATGTGCTGACGGAAGATACCATCAAACTGTTCTTCTATACAAGTAGAATCAGCATCAGTCAAACGAGTGTCAATCAAGGTCAAAAGCAAAGTAGTCTTATTCTGTACTTCACGGGTGTACATGTTCATACCACCTGCAAGTTTAGCAAGCATAGCCGGATCAGTTACCTGACCTGTAACGCCCATAAACTTGGCAATGATTGACTTACGGATGTATTGAGTATCTGTTTCTTCCGGTGTTTCGCCTTCTCGGTTGAAGATACCGATTTCTTCACCATATTTGTACAACTGGTTGTACTGGTGAACCGTATTTTCAATTCTCTGTTTCGGCATTTCGTTATAAACAACCAACTGGTTCAAACGGTTAGCCAAAACCTTGATATAAGCATCCAAAGATTCAACTTTCAGACCACCACCATTGTTGATCTGATTGTCATATTGCATACCGGTCTGCAAACCGGCTTCCATTGCTTTCAGCACATCAGCAGTATTATCAGCACCGCCAAAAGCAGCCAAATCGTTATAATTGTACAAATCCATTGTTCTATAATGTTTTATATTTTTCAATCGAAATATTCCTTACTTCTGGAGCTTGATATTGTACTTTTCGTACATGAATTTTGCCAAATCCTTACCTACCGTATCAGCTTCGGTATTTGCCAAGAAAACCAAAGCATCGTCACCGATTGACTTTTCAAGTTCCTCTCCGGCATTTTCAATAGCCTTGTTGATGGCAGCCATCACCAAAGGACGTTGTTTTGTAACAGAAAGAAGTGTCTTACCTTCTTCATCAACTTCCGGCTTCATTGCTTTTTCCAAAACAGCGGAAGTCTGAACGCCTTTGAAAGAAGGTGTCTGTGCACCAAAAGATTCCAAAGATTTTTCAATGTTGCCAAAACGTTCGTTCATGACTTCTGTCATACCCTTAACGATGTTAGCAGCCAAAGAAGCACCGAAAGCCTTCATATCATCCATAGAGAAAGATTTCTCAACCTTATCCTCTTTTTCTTTGATATCTTCTTTCAAATCCTTCTTGTCTTTTTCATCTTCTTTTTCGTCCTTTTTCAAATCGTCAATGTGCTTTTTGTCATCTTCGATATTCTTATCCTCTTTCTTTTCAGATTCTTTCATATCGGCAACACTTTTCGATTTTTCAAAAGTCACATCTCCGTTCGCTACCATAGTAGCGATATCTTCTGCACTGAAACCAGAATTTTCAAGTGCCTTGTATAACGGATCGTTTTCAAATTCCTTTAAATTCATAATCGTTATTGTATAAAAATTATTGTCGAACTTTTTCTACGAATGTATCTAAAACACTTTTCTCAACCCTACCTTCTTGAACCGCACGGTAAATCTCCCAAAAAGAATCGACATCAAAAGAATGCGATTTTTGAAAATTCACCTTGAAATTATTGTCAATCTGGACAAGTCCGTTTTCTGTGCAATACTCAAAAAGAATAGTTGATTTCTGTATTTCCAACAAATCATTCACACTACCGCCCTTACTCTTTTCAATATCCAAATAGGTCTTAGTGTTGACCGGTGTCATTGTAAGAGCAATGTTTGTAATAAGAGCTTTTGTCACTCTTTTGGGATTTTTCTTATCCCGTTCCAACGCCTTACCTTCTACGCTCATACCCGGTTTTCTTGTCGAACCCGATTCTTGCATTTCAATTGCCTTATCCCAAAAAGCACGGGCTTCCGGCGACTTTTCCCACAATTTACCTTTTACAAAGAACTTATTGTCTTTCACATAGGCTTCAATAGGTTCACCGATCCAAAAACGACTTTTGTTAATAGGTGAACGTGTGGGCAGATGATCAAGATTAAATAAACCGGATTTCAGGAATCTATCATATATAAACCCGGACGGCTCCAACACTTCTTCTTCATCGTCTTTTGAAGAATCAGAAGCAACACCAGAGAATACCATATTTGCATACGGAGACTGTTGTTCCGATACCGCACTTTTGGCTTTCTCCAAGTCCAAATCTACATATAATTTAAAACTATCAAACATTTTTGATTGATTGAAATTGAAATAAACGTATTAGTAACACTCAAAAATACTGCAAAATTAGAATTAAATCGCAATAACTCAATATTTTAACTTTTATTAATTATTATCGTAATTTATCTCCAAACTCCTTAATGCAATTGCAATCTATATTTAGACTGTTTGAGTGTTGCAAGAAAATCATCAATCCAGCTTACCTCGCCAATGTATTCATCCTTTTCAGCAAGTTCTTTTCTGAACTCAATCGTTTTGTCGAATATCATTTGGCAAATAGCAACCGGATCATCCTCTTTCACTTCATCCCCTTGGATTTCCCCGTCTTTGAATCGTCCGAATCCCGATTGCCCGGCTTCCGCAATCTTATCCTCAAATTCTGAAACTTCTTCTGAAAGTTCATCGAGATAGACATGCTTGGAATTATCTTCCTCACCCCAATGAATATTTTTAAGACGTGTTTTAGTTCCTTCCAGAAAATTGAGATAAGTGTTGAAAATACTCTTATCGGTCTTTTTGGACTTTTCGATTTCTTCGGTATTTCCATTTTCAACAGACAATTCATCTTCTGTCGATTTTCGGATGTTTTCTGTTTTGGTAGTGCCTTCAATGCGAAACTTACCATTCCATTTCCATTCTTGTTCCCCATTTTCTTCTGTCTTAATAACAATAGAAAAAGGTTTACCAAGACAAGTTACCTTTTGAAGTATGCCTAAAAAATCAGCAAACTTATCTCCTTTTCCACCATCATTATCAGAGAAATTCATATGAAACTCACCGTAAGTGTATTTGTTCGGCTCTTCTACCACTTCGACTTCTTTTTCTTCATAGATAGTTCTCTTGAAAGTAATAGCCTTTTCAATACCTTCGCCTACACCATCCTCTGTACGAACAATATTTTTGGTTTCACCATCCAAAGATTCACGCTGCAATACATGTGCGTCTGCTGTATCCATAGTTTTTTCTACTTTCCAGTCTTCCGGCAATTCGTCTTCCAGATTAAGCTCCTTTGCCCGTTTCTTGATCCATTTCTTTACTTCTTCTTTCGACATAGAAGAACTACCGGACAAACGAATAGCATCTTTCAAATCCTGCCGATTGCGAATAGGATATTTGCCATTGGGCATTGCTTCACCTTTCTTTGCCAAATCCTTTCTTTCTTCATGCGTAAAAGAAGTTTTGTTTGCCGACTTTTCAAGTTTTTCAGGATTCTTTTCACAATAGGAGGTGAATACGTCCTTTGAAATTTTACCCTCTTTGAAAGATTTCATCACCAATTGAAATTCATCCGGCACTTCGATACCAAGAATACGCTTGATATTATCTTTCATATCAAAAATGAAATTATATTGGTCAAGTTCGGTATGAGGATTGATCCATTCACTACCTGTTTCTTCTTCTCCATCCACAAGAATGTTTGCTGGCGCGTCAGGGTCAATGCAGCACATGAAATAATGAATTTCAATGCCCTTTCTCTTTGGAATGTATTTGCCAACCGGCATCAAAAGTTCTTCCGACATGTCAATACCTGTTTCCTCAAACAGTTCTCTTTTTGCAGCTTGCAAAAAAGTTTCTCCCGGATCAACATGTCCACCTGGAATACACCAATCGTTTGAAACCGCACCCTTTTCTCCCACACGGTTCAAAATAAGAAGTTTGTCACCTCTAAAAACAAGCACGTCCGCAAACTGAACTTTACCTTGTTTCGCCTTAAATAAATCGAAGTAAACAGACTTCTTGATCAAACCCTGTTTCCATAATTCCCGGCAATTTTCAAGTTGACGAATATCTTTTGCCATTTCAGCAAATTCTTCATCATTTTCCAACTTTGCAATGGATTTATGGATAGAATTTCTTCTCTTGTACACGTCCATCAAATCCTTAGACTGTTGCTTCAAAAACTCATTAAAACAGCTTTCCGCCTTTGCAACTACATCGGCATCATCACTCCTTTTCAATTCATCATACTGCGACTTCTGAATAGAATAGATTTCACCAAGTGAACTTATCTCTTGGTTTATCTCTTTTCCTTTTTTAAGAAGTCTTTTATATTCAGCTATTTTTTCATTTTGCGTCTGCAATCCGAGCAACGCTTTCAAATTTAAACCCACGTCATTAAAATTTAAAATTTTATTTATCAAATTGTCGCATCCGGTACACAGACATTATCTGCAAAATAGAAGTCCGGCTTGTCAAGTTCAAAGGTATAGAAATATTGCGAAACATTTGCAATAGGTATCTGTATAATGTTGGTTACTTTGCCCTTACATCCATTTTTAAGCATAAGAACATCGCCCGGCTTTATCTTATCCACTCTTTTTGTTTTATTATGGCACAAAACGTAAGAGCCGTCTACCACTCTATGTAAAGCATCTTCCCGATATCCCTTTTCAAGAGTTTCATCTTCCGTAACATAACATATATCAAAAATACGGGGAACAGAAGATAGTTCAAACTGGATAACCTTTGTCACCCTTCTGTAACCAGAAACGGTTTTTATCACATTCCCTACTTGAATGTCCTTTATCCATTTTGAGCTATCAACAGTAGGAATGCTGATATAACCAGAATTAAAAATCGTTCTTTGCTTTGTCATACCTCAAAATATTTTGTACCTACAGTTATTTTTACCTTTGATTTTCTCTGAACCCGCTTACTTTCATCTACTTTTTTAGGTTCAAATGACTGTGTTTTATCATCCCATTCATACCCATCTGGAACATATCTTAACATACAACGGCAGAAAGGGTGAATATTTGTTAAAACAGGCTTCCAATCTTTTGATTTTCTACCTATATTAGTGCCATTAGCAATCAATTCAGACAAATCAAAAATAATAGGTTTAGAACCTGCACCAGCCGTTGTGTAAGCATTAAGGCACATCCGGCAAGCACCGGGAAACACTTCCTTATATACTTTTGCATGGATACCGTGCTCTTTCATGATCGTCTGCGCTATCCCTATCTGAAAGATGTTCTCCATTTCAGTGGCAACAATACGCCCCCAATCCCTATTCCATTCATCCAACCTATGTCCCAATGAACTAACAATGGATTGTACGGATTTCCTTTTCAGAACACCTTCCGACAATTCTTCCCTAATAGCTGTTTCCACTTCCCTTTCTCGTTCTGCCACTGCTATTTTCATTTCTTCTTCTGAAATAGTAGAAGAAAGAGAATCTTTTACACGTGTCCCCATTCCTTTTATATAAGAATAAGAACGCATGGCAGCAGCGTTGTATTCCGCCTTTTCTCTTGAAGTAAGTTCAGGGTATTGTTCTTTTTCAACATATTGCCGAAGGTCATTGAAGTTAAGAGAGGATAATTGTGCAGGAGTAAGAATCGCTGCCAAGCGACCAAATATGAATGCTTGCCAATAAGGTGGTATTTTCAGAACTTCTGTCTTTAAATCAAAATCAAATCTTTTCAGCATATCTATATCTTCTTGGGAAAGATATTCCTTTCCCAACACATCAGCAATTACACGAGCAATACGATAATCGACAATGAAAAACAACTGCTGTATTTCTTCCGGTGTGAATAGCATCCTACTTAGATTTTTGTTCTACTATTTTCTTCGTCAAGTCCATCAACATATTATTTATCTGTGTCGAAAAGATAACTTGTGCCATGCCTTCATACCCTTCTTGTACTTTTGGATAACGCATAGGGTCAACATGATGGTGTATATTTGACACCAAAGACATCTTTTCGACCTTGATATTTTTGACATATCTCACATTCATAAGTTACTTCTCTCCCCAGTTCTTTTCAATGTAAGACATCGCAGCACTCATGATAGGGTTGGAATCGAACGATTTCTGTGTATCTTCTTTGTCTTCTGACGCAATTTGTCGATCCACTTCTTCGTTCATCGCATCACCTCCATACATAGCTTGCTGCATCTGATATTGTTTTTGAAGTTGGTAGGATTGATTCAAGATGGTATCGGTTTCTGGATTGAATTTACGTCCAGAGTATTTTTCAAAAATATCTTCCAAGCAAACCATACCATTTTGAATTTTCTTAGCATCAATCTCAACCTGCCTTCCTTCATCTTCCGCATCTACACCTGTAAAAACAAATTCAAAATCTTCATCCAGTTCTGATACAAGATAGTAATTAATTACTTCTTGTAAGAACACAAGGATAGGTTTCAAGCCTTTATCTTTTGAATGCTGCAAACGTTCCTTTTGTCCAGCTTGTCCAAAGATATTTGTTTGATCTTTGAATTGGAAGCCAAGCTCTGACGGGTCGATACGGTAAACTGCACAAGTCATAACAAGCAGGAATTTTACCCACTCGCTAAACTCCATATCCCGGTTGGTGTTTTTAGACAGATCAACCCATTGAAGGTCTAAACCATTAATAATAGGTGTCCTATGAGAGTTTTGAACCCCCACCATCGTCTGTTGCCATGCCTGTCTAAACTCACTCAAAGAAGCCTGTGATATGTTTGGATTCTTAACATTGATAATTCCTTTAGGGTTAGACCCTTTAGAAAAATACAGGCCGTTATATTCAAACCCCCACAAAATCCATGTCATAACGCTTGACAGTGTTTCCAACTCGGATGTTCCGTACCCGTTTTTATATATGTTGGTGGATTTGTTACGAATACCAATACCAAGCTCCCAAGGATAAAAGATAACACTTTCATGCGTAACAGGATGCTGCATAATCTGACCTTGCCAACACATGCAGTATTTTGGTAAATAGCCTTTGAACCGGTATTGCTCAAATTCTTCCCGGAACTTCGGGTCGATACTATCAAGAAAGCGTATCAAAGAAGCATCCACAGCCCGATAACGAGCCAGATTCCATGATCTGTCCCTTACTATTTCAAAAGCAAGCTGATCAAGAGTAAGGCTATCAAACACAACCTTTCTTCCAAAGTCTTGGAATGTATCAAATGATTCCCATTTATCATGAAAACCACCTTCTTCCAAAAACTTTCTGATATAATTGATTTTTATCTGATCTTCCCTTGAACGTTCTGCACTTACCTTCTCAAAAGGATTTCTTTTCCTTCTGATAGTGTATCCTTCTTTCTGTTCATCCGTACTGAAATGAAGGAAATTCTGAACCTGCTCGACACGGGTATTAACAACAGCCCGAACGACAAAGATATCCCCCATTCTCCGAAGCACCTCAAACGGCATAGAACCGTAAAAGTTAGGGTCTTTATAACCCCTTCCCGTATCGCTCGCTTCGTCCGGGTTGAAGAACACAGCCTTTACATCATCCTGTCTTTGATTGATGTTCCCCATATAAAGGTTAGCTTTCACCAAATCCCCCAAGTTGTCAGACCGGGACATCTGTTGTAATTTAGATTGAAGTACAGTAGGAAGAGTTTTTTGCAATCCTACAATATCTTCCAAAGAAAGGTTGGTCAGACCCTTTAACAGGTCTGACTTTCCTTGATTTTTATTTTTGTCTCTTTTCCTACTCACGTCAATAAAAAAATTAAGCGGAAGTTCCTGCTGCTTGTGACAGCGTAATTGTTATTTGCTTTGTTCCTTCCGATTGTTTTACAACTGCCGACCCTTCTCTCACTGCACCGGTATTGGCTGCCGCCACAACAGAATATTCCGTTGTTCCTTTGGAAAACCCTGTACCGGAAACTGTCGTAGTATAATTCACAGCTACAGGACTACCACTATTATTACCATTTACCGTCTTTTGTTTTGTAGAAGAAATGGAAAGCGTTTTTGTTTCACCCGTAGCAGCAAATTCCACCCTTGAAGGATTAGAAGACAAATTATAAACATAAGCAACAGTTGCTTTCGGTTGACTTAAATTAATTGTAATTGATTTTGCCCCCGGCCCTTCCTGTGTCACAACAAGATTTCCTGTCCTTCCGGTAGTCTCATTTGTATTTTCAGTAGCGGAAACGGTATAGTTTGCTCCCGATTGAGTTTTCAGAGAGAAGCCCGTACCAGTTACTTTTCCTGTAGTGTTTACAGTTGTAGGAGCACCACTATTCTTACCATTCAGCTTCTTTTGTCTGGTAGAAGTGATTGTGACTACTTGATCTCCTGCTGTTGCTGCAAAAGTAAGAGTTTCCTTGTTAGCCGAAATTGTATTTTCATAAGAGATAACGGATGCAGCTTGACTTAAAGAAATGGTTGCTGTTTTACCACTTTCTTCTTGGATAATCGTAGCCGTACCGGTTCTTTGTTTGTCAGTAGGATTTTCTGTAGCAGAAATTTGACTTATCCCTGCATTACCGGAAAACCCTGTACCGGAAATTTTAATCTGAATAGCAACGGCTATAGGTTTTCCGTAAGGCGCACCCTCCCGATATTCCTGTTTACTGGAAGTAACGACAAAATTCTTACTTTCTCCCGTATTAGCAAAAGAAAGTGATTTTGTCTGCAACGTAAACGTGTATTCCGTTCTGTCGAGAACATTCACATAAACTATTTTTTCTTCTTCCAATCCTTCGGGATAGCCAATAAGACCCAATCCATTAGCAAGACACCATTCTTTGAACTTACCGATATTATAGGTAACGCCAGCATTAATTACAATGCCGAGAGATTTATAATACTCGACATCACCTACCGTATTTTCAGTTACAAAAACATTCATCTGACTGTCAATACCATCAGTTATGACAGTCATTTGCTTGCTTAAATCCTTTGTCGTAAAAAGAAGTCTTAACATAGCTTCTAAAATTAATGAGCCACTACTTCGAACTTCTGAACACCATCATCAGACATAACAACAAGATTCAAATCTTCCTTTTTGGATAAACCAAGATCAGCCAAAGAAAATTCCATAGGTGTACGTCCGTTTACTTTTGAAACAAGCACTTTCTTGTCACCTCTAATTGTTCCGTAACGTCCCACAGAATCCTTTAATGTTACTGTATTGGGAAAATAAATCTCCACTTCTTTTTCTGCTGGAACAGTCGTAGCAATTTCTAAAATACAAATATTACTACTATTCCAAGAAGCCTTTACAGAAACAATTTCGTTCAATCCCTGCGGTTCAATCGTTAATGTAAGAGCATTATTTTCGGCAAATTCTACCAATTCTTCATGTTGTACGCTTTCACCGACTTTCCATTTCCAACCCAAAGCAAGAAAAGCATCACTTCCAGCTTTTCCATCTTCTGTAGCATTAACAGAACCCGGAGTTACAACGCCACGCGGCGATTCAGTAATAAATACTCTTTTCTGCCCGCAAGAGCCATCAGTAGCAACCACTACATCAATTTTATCGTCTGTCTTTACAAATCTATATAGTCTCATATCTCAAAAATTTTTAGTTTCTATACTTCTAAATAGAAGGAGGGTTATTTCTTTCCTTCATTTTCAAAAATCCGTTCTCATCAAAGTCCCTTAAATATTTTTTAATCCATGAAGGTACAAGATTGGGGTTTATCTTACCTGAATTTTCCACAATAGAAACAGCCTCTCTTACAATAAGAGCTGTACACATCAAAGACCGGAACCAAGTAAATGTTTCTGTAGATTCTCCGTTAATCGTATAGCCTCCCAATACATGCGCTACAACCAACAAGCAAGCATATACAAAAAGTTTAGTAAAGATCATTCCAATACCTTTAGAAGAAAAATCTTTCTGTCGTAAATGGAACACCCAACTAACAAGTGTATCTACTACAATTAACACTACAAGGAATTTCAAGAACTCCCAATCTTTGAATATGTATTTTTCTATTAAATCCACAATAGGAGAAAGGGGGATAGCGACAAGCAATGGATAACAGAAGCTACCCAAATAAGCCTTTAAATAATGTACTCTCTGTTTTCTTTCCATTGCTCAATAAGGCTTACTCTTTCTTGTCAGTTTTATCGGATTCTGATTTCTTCTTTTGATACTCGGTATCTTTCTTGTAAGGCATACCCACAATTCCCTTTCGGCGGTTTTCGGGGGTATCTTTGTAGAAACCCAATTTGTTTTTTACAGGAAGCCCGGTTGCTCCGGCTTTTTCGATTGTTTCTTGATCGGCATCCTTCCACTCAATCTGTGATTCTCTATAATATACAACAGATTTGTTGAAGTTTTCGTCAACTACAACAACACGATTCAGGGACACAAAGTCAATAGCTCCATGTTCCTGTTCAATTGGATCAATGCTTTTTACAACGTCAGAAGCAAAGTTTTTCACCTGTTCCAACGAATAAACCTCCCAGTTGTTCTTTTCTGCAAGGCTTAAAAATTCATTTATAGGAAATTCTTGTACACTCATGGACATAATTGTTTATAATTCAACACATACAAAAGTATAACTTTTTTCCTATAAAAGAATGTTTTATAAAGAAAAACTTGTAAGCAATACTTTCTATGTTGGTGCGGCAACCGTACTTGTATCGCTTACAAGTGCCGTTCTCCCTCCGCACAGGGATCAAAGGTAACGGCAGAGCCTTTAAAAGAAGGAGCTTACAGCTACGTTCAAAGACGCGGTGAACAGTGTTACTTCAAAAGAAGCCTTTCTCACGAGAAACCATTATCTCACGACATCCTATAGGAAGCCTTAATGCCAGTGTTTCAGGACTTATCGTATCGGTTTATACTTCTATAGGGGAGCCGGCACTTCCATACTTCACATCCGAAGATGTAGCATTAACTCCTTAATTTTGGGAAACATTAAGGTCGTTCCCCATCAACCTCACATAGCCTTCAAAAAGAAGAAGGGAAGCTATCGCGAATCACTTCCCAACTTCAACTTTTTAAGCTATCTCATCTCGACTGCAAACATACAACTTTTGTATTCAATAATTGCAATTTTTGATGTTAAATATTGTTACAAATTAATATTTTTCAAATCAAAATAATCTATAAACTTGTCCCACAGCTCTTTATTTTCTTTATCTGGTTTAAAAGTTCCTTTCTGTATCCTTAAAACTAATCCTTTAAAATCTTCAACAGTTCTTTTTGACAAATACCAAGCCAATATCAATTTTGGCGTAAACTCCTTGTACTCATTAAAAAATGATCCTTCTTTATATAATATCTCAATAACTTCAAGCAAACGCTTTGTTTGATGCGGATACTTGAATGGGTAAGTAAGCATTTCTCTTACATTAGACATAGGGCATAAAATACAACCTATCCTCTTTTCTCCGTTGTCGTACAATTCGCAATGCTTTACTTCCATTTTGTTAAGAAACTCCCAAACATTATCTTCTGTCCACGAAAGAATAGGAGAAATGATGACCTTATCTTTTCCACCTACACAAGACACCATTTGTTCTTTATGTTTATCCCACTGATCAAAAGAAAGGTTGTATTTGCGCTTACTTGTCCCTATTTCTTCTCTTTTTGCACGCCTAACAGATTCTTCTGCTCTTATACCAACTAAAGTAACCGTACCACCGCCACCTCCTTCTTTTAAAACATCACAACAAAATCTATGTGTTCTTGAAGGCAATTTCTTTTTCTTTAAGATAAGATCAAAGAAATTCATTTCTGGAATATGTCTTACAACATCTGGATATTCTCTTTTTACAAAAGAGACAACCGGAGCAGGATCAACCGTTGTCATGTTCATATGAGCTTCAAATTTCACTCCAGCTAATTTTGCAACATGATATAACACTTGACTGTCCTTTCCTCCGCTAAAAGCAAGATAAAAGCCTTTGTCGTAAAATCTCAAAGCAAATTCTTCACTCTTTCTTAATACAGAAACGGAATGTCTAACTTTATTAGACAAATCTTCCGAAAAGCCATATTGTTTTATCTTTTCTTCTATACCATACATATCAAATATCCTTAATATCTATCCCACATGCAGAAGCTATCAGTAGGGATACCTCACGTTCCTTTTCCGACATCTTCCTGATAGAAGCCTTGTATCCTTCCGGGTTGCCGTTATAACTCTCTACGATCGCTTTCTTTTGTTCTTCTGAAACGTTATAGAAAGCCAATACGTTTTTCTTTTCTTCTTCCGTCATGGAAAATTTGTTTTTGATGTTAGGTGATTCACTCTCCATAATTATGGTAACTATATACCAGTTTGCACTGGTACATATTAGTTAAGGTGACTATATACCACTTTACACCAAAAGCGTAAAATAATATACATTTATACGGAAATCCGTACCGGGTTCCACCAAAACCCTCTACCTTTTGGTAACATCGTTACATCAAAGGATTCTTTTTCTGATTTTCTAATGATGTTAAAAGCACCATTGATATCAGCATTAATGATCTTACCAAACGAGGTTTTAAACAATCCTCGTTTGATCCTTCTTCCTTTGTAAGATTCATGTTTACAAATCCGTTCATTATCCAAAAAGCTACATTTTGAAGTATAAGATTCTTCAACGATCTTAACATTTATTCCTTCTAATGTTGCTTTATAAGATATCATTGAGATAAACACATTAAAAGGAATAGATACAAAGTTCTGATTATTACGCTTTCCGATATTGATCTCTTGTTTCCAGCATTTGTTATGACCGATTATGATCGTATTAATACCATTGGAAACTACGTGATTAACCAACATCCTACTTGCTTTATGAAGATAATCTTTGATCTTATTATTCCTTTTGTTAGTTAATGACCTGATTTGTTTTGAAGTATGTTTATTGTCTTTTAATTTAGATTTTAAGAATGCTAATCTTTTGTTATAATACTGGTTGATAGACTTTAGTGGTCTACCATTGATGATAAAACAAGAACCGTTGTTGGATACACAAGATGCTAAATTATCTAATCCTATATCAATACCAAGATAAGATCCATTATCTGACATAAGACTCTTTTCCTTCTTGTTGTAAATTATTTCAAGAACAATATACCCATTCTTAGGAATGAATCTAAGTTGTTGAATATTTTGTTTATTGGTTCTTGTTGTAAAGGAAAACTGTTTAGGTAACTTAACAATGCCTTGCTTTATCCATTTTTGAGAAAAAGCTGCGGTCGTAAAAACAGCAGTAAACAAACCGTCTTTGTTTAGATACCCAGGTATTCTAACAAATTCGGAATACTCACCTCTATTCTTTTTATTAAGGAGATTAAAGAACGATTTAAAGTTTCTATCTACCATCATCAACACTTGTTGAGCAACTGGTGTTGGTAAAGCACGATAGTCAACATCGTTTTCTGTTTTCAATACTCTTTCGAGAGAATAATAGTTGAGGTATTTATACTTTACAGTATTATCATCTTTGTATTGGAAATAATGTTGTCTAACAACATACAATCCTTTATTGTATAAGTTTTTACACTTATGTAATAAATCATAAAGTTCATTGTAATAAACAGAACTTGACTTGATCGTATGTTGTTCGACTAATCTCATGGCACAAATATAGAAATTATTATTTATAAATAAAAACAATTCGGTATATTTGTGGTGTAAAGTTGTATATAATCACCTTAGTTAATAAATTTCTTAACTGGGTTATACCCAAACCCTGTATAGGGTGGCATTGCCGCATCCCCTTTTACTTTTCTCATGATGTTATAACTTCCGTTGACATCAGCATCTCAAGATTGAGTTTGTATTCAGCGCATTCGATTATCTTATCAAAAGAGCTAACTACACCAGATTCACTAAACAAAATTGTTTTTCTTCTACTTGGCATAACAATTAAGCAATTAAATTTAAGTTATCATATCTCCAATCTATAATATCACTAAACCTTTCTTCAACATAAGAATCTTCTTTGAAGAAAAATTTCAAACAATCATCTGCCAAATCATGATCTTTAGAAGATAAAAGTTTTTCTATCCTTCCAAAAATGCCACCTACATATTCAAGACGATCTCTATTAAAAGTAAAAGTCGAAGAAAAATATCTCTTTTTCATTTGAGATTTAATGGCACGACCTCTATATACTTTTATCCATTCTTTTCTCCTTAAACTACTTTCAATAAACCCTTTTCTATATTTAGAAATAGAAACAAGAATGGTGCTAAAAATAGATTCCAATTCAAACATTGGCGGTAAATTAGTAGAATACGATTTAGTGCCACGATATTTCCTAATCATTTTTTCTTCAATGGTATCTTTTCTATAATAATCTTCTCCCCAAAAAAACTTCATTTTATGCTTTCTAAGCAAAAGTTGTGTTTTTGAAATACCCAATTCATCAGCTTGTGTCCTGGAAGAAGTAAACGTAACCCCTTTGAAAAGTGGAGTTATGCCATCTGACTTAACCAAAGTTTCCTTTTCTACAACAACGAAACATCTTCTCTTTATTTCGTCATAAATAGTGATAGCAATATCCATAAATTCAATACGAATATCTTTTTTCAAGCATCTGCCAGCAGACATAAAACGAAAATCATCAAAAACTTCTGGATGTTTGTCTACATAATAATAGGCTTTGTCTCGATTAACAAAAGTGACTCTTTTAGACACCTTATTATATTTTATGTATTTGGAGTATTTGTCAAAAATACTTTCCAATTTTCTCCTTGTAATAGGATAAACACGATCAACAGCTCTATGAAGATCGGCAAAACTCTTAAATCTAAGTTCCTTTAAAGAACTAAGTTTTCGTGCTTTTGCTTCCCAATAGCAAGCTCTTTTGATCATCTGCACTTCTATGAAGTATTTTTTTGTTTTTGTTTTTTTGTTTTTGTTGTTCATTTACGCGAAACATTTTTATTAACTGCTACAAAAATACAAACTTTTCTCAATGTTTCGCGCATTTAAGAAAAGTTTTTTGAAAAATTTCCCGAAAAGTTTGTATTTATCTGTCAAACAATAAAGTTTGTGTCGAAAAACAATTTATCACAAGTTGTTTTTGATGATGCAAATATACAAAAATTGTAGGTTTTGTGCAAACATAAAGGCAACAAAATGCAAACCGCCGGGCAGAACGCTCTCCTCCGTTTCGCGCGCGCCCGTAGGGTTTCCTCCCCACCCTCCATCCCTAAGTCTTGTTTTTCGATTTTTCATTCAAGCGCGTATGCGCGTGTTTTTCTTTCCCTTTTTCTTTAATAGGAGTAATCCTGTTTTATTTTCTTTCTTTCCCTCTTTCTTTCTTTTTTCTTAATAGGAGTTATCACTGTATCTTTTCCATTCTTTTTTCTTAATAGGAGTAATTATACTTAAATCCCTATTAATCAGGTGATTGGAATCCAATCCCGTTTGAGAATTTTTCGAAAAACGGGTCTTTTTTATGAAGACTTTCTTATAATTTGAAGATAAAATTGTTTGTCGCCCAAACAATTCTGAAAATTATATTTGAAGAAAGTTTTTTATAAAATATATATTAGGACAATACTGTATATATATATATTATAACATATTATGTATCAATAATATACAATGATAAGAAATATAGCGATAATATACGCCTATATAGAGCATACAAACAAAGAAAAATGGGTAGCAAATCAAATGACTGCTACCCACCCATCGAATAGTAAAAGGTAACTATATACAACATTATATCAATAATGTTGTAAAACATAAAGTAAAATAGTATGTGTCTTATTTTAATAAGATAATTTTGTATCATAAAACTGATAAGGAAATGATTAAAGGTTACAAATATAGATTAGATCCTACACCGGAACAGATTGTCCAAATGGAGAAGACATTTGGCTGTTGTAGGTATGTCTATAATTGGGCTCTTGATCTGAAAATTAAAATTTATCAGGGTGAAAAACGATCTTTGTCAGCGGTTGACTTATGCAAGCAGTTAACGTTACTCAAAAAAGATGATAACCATCTCTGGTTAAATGAAGTATCTAATGAATGCTTGCAACAATCTATCCGCTGTATGGATAGTGCCTTCACCAAATTCTTTAGAGAACATACCGGTTTCCCAAAATTCAAATCCAAACATAGAAACAAAAACGTTTTTAAGAATGTCAATTCTGTTAAGTTTGATTTTGGAAACAACAGAGTTAAGATTCCTATCATTGGTTGGATAAAGTTTTTTGCCAATCGGTCCTTTGAAGGAAAGATTGGCACGATAACAATATCTAAATCATCAACCGGTAAGTTCTATGCAAGTGTCTTAATAGATGACGGTATCCCTAATCCTGACAAGTTTGTTATCGATTCCGATACGACAGTAGGGATCGATGTAGGGATCAAGGATTTCGCTGTTCTTTCCAATGGGCAGGTTTTTAGTAATCCGAAGTATTTTGAATCTGCGCAGAAAAGATTAGGATGCTTGCAAAGAAGGTTCAGTCGCAAACATAAGGGAAGCAATAGATGGAAGAAGGCAAAACATGATGTTGCCGTCTGTCATGAACGGATTCGAAACCGTAGACAAGATTTCTTACATAAGGTCAGTAAGAAGATAGTAAGTGAGAACCAAACTATTATCATAGAAGATCTTAATGTAGGAGGCATGTTGAAAAATCATTGCCTTGCTAAGGGAATTGCTTCTGCATCATGGAGCGAGTTCTTTAAGATGCTACAATATAAATCAGATTGGCGCGGTGTTAATTTAATTCGGATTGGAAGATTTGAGCCGAGTTCTAAGATGTGCGGATGTGGATACATACATCGTGATCTTAAGTTATCGGATCGTGTATGGACTTGCCCTGAATGTGGTTCCGTCAATGATCGTGATTTACTTGCAGCTAATAATATCAAAAAGTTCGGCTTAGAAAAACAGAATCTTCTAAGCCAAGAAAATATTAACAAAACACCGGTGGTGAACCGGGAAGAGGATGTGGAGTTGTCGGCAGTAGCCGGAGCTGTGAAGCGTCAAAATGTACTGGTGTAAACTGGTGCATAATCACTTAAGAATTTGAAGAAATAATCAAGGATTTGGTATAGATTATGATTTATCACACTATGTCAGTTTTTGAAAATTTGGGTAGGAAGGCATTTCTCAACGGTTCCTACCCTTTTTGATGATTAGAACTTAATCTATATATACCATGATTAAAATTCTTGGTCTTTTGTTTCGCTTTCTACTCTTTTGTCCAAAGATACATCATTTTCGTATTCGGCAATCCTAATCATGCCAGGTTTTATTACAGTTTTGCCCTTTTCTTTAAAATAAATTATTTTGCCGATCCTTATCTCATTGTTTACTTTACTTACACGTTTTGTCTTCAAAAGAGTGATTTGATTTTTTAGTTTTTTGTCTTTGTAAGTTTTTTTGACTGATTTCCATTCGTAACTTCTAAAAATACCATCACCTATTTTTAATAATAGCTTTCTGCCGGCAGAAATTTCTACCATGAGCAAGTCTTCGTTTGATACATTTTCTTCTTTGGGAATGATTTCTACATTCATATCTTTAGGAAAGAATCCAGATTTAAAAGCACCTAAAGCATCTCCATCCCAAATATAGTGTAAGAAAACTCTACCTTTCCCGTCTAAATAATAGGTCACTTTCCTATCCATATGTTTAGAGTTTATTTAATGGAATATCAAAATACACATATCTTCTTAGTCGAGGATCGTATATTCGAAAATCTGATTCCGATAAATGAAAATTGATTTTCGATATTGGTATTTCGTCTATTTTAATTATATCTTTATATAAATATTTTGAAGGTGATGTATTTGGAATATCTTCAATTTCTGCAAAGAAAAACTCTATTGTATATCCGGTGATGTCGTTTCCATCAACAAAAGCCATCTTATTCAACGCTCTGCGTTCCAAATAAGTTACATTAGGAGTAGCTGGTGAGACTTTTTCTTTGAAATAATAAGTACTATCTATTACAATCCCATTTCTCTTTAGGCGATATACTAAATTAGGTGTCCATCGTCTTTTTTGAATAGACGTGTTGTTGCTGAACTTGATATAAAAATAAGGACAAAGATCGTCTGAACAAGAATATCCGTACATAAACCCCATTCTTATTTCTTTTAAAGTTAAGCCTGTTTTTTCACGAAGTTCTTTTGAATGGTTGCTTTGGTAAAATTTTCTTTGGCCTTGTCCAAATCCACACACTGAAATAAGTGTAAATAATACACTGATAAAAATTACTCTTTTCATATTATTTGTTGTTTTTAAGAATTTCACGTTTGATATTGTTGTTTGTGTCCTCTGCCAAAGGAACCGCTATCAGGATTGAGAAAATCCAAAATCCGGTAAACCAAAGTAGGTGTTCAACGCAGTTCACCAAATCGACCTTAAATAAGGACACTACAGCCCCTAAAATATTGTACAGGGTACAAATGGTCAGGATGGATGCGATAATGGGTTTACCGGTATAATAAAGCCCAAATCCACCCCACATACACGTCATAATAAAAGCCCGGAATGGCTTTTTCTTTCTTGCTTCGTAAAGCAACGCTTGTCTTTCGGTCATTTTCGTTTCCATACTCCTATTAGTTTTTGATTGTGTAATTGATTATCGTGTTTTCTTCTGTACAAGATTGCGTCCAGAGTGAAGGGATGATTTCATCTTCCATCATCATCAAATCTGCTCCAAATTCTCTATTATCTTTAAAGAAACATCCTTCTTGAGTAAACACAAAATCATTGTAATCAGTATTGTCAGAGAATACTCTTGCCAAGATAGGATAACCGTTGTCTGGGTTGTCAAAAGAACTAATTTCCACTCTCCTACCGTCTCTTGTGCAGACAGGTTTACCAGCTTTTGCTTCTTCTAAATTGAAAGGTTTCATAATTTGTTATTTTATTGTTGTTACTTGATTATGCTGCAAAAGTAATATCGTTTTTGTACAAAATGCAGTTATTGTAGTTAAATTACTTTAAAATGTAACATTTTAGTGTTACACTCTTGTTAATGGAAATAAAAACTCCCGTCCCTCAATGAAGAAGAACGGGAGAAAAGCATGAAAGAATTAATTGTCTAAGCAAGCGATTGAACTAACTTCAAGTAACATGACAAAGTTAGGAATTTAACGGGCGATTCCAACGAATTTTCGTCAAATTCATAGTCGTTCAACCATTTTTCTAATGCTTCTATGTCAATATATTGCCACTTTTCCTGTTTTAGACATTCTGCAAGTGCCGGGAAAGTGTATTCTTTATCCTCATTGAACTTTTTGCATACTCTTTTGAGGTAACTTTTCCTTCCGGCATACCAAACATCACCCGCAGAAGACATACAGTAATAGGAATTATCCTTTCTTTTTACTCCAAATCGTGTTACAATAGGGAAATACACCCTATCGGCAAGGAAAACGAAAGGGATGTACCATACACCATACAAAAAGGTCATAAATCCGTTCAATTTCGCTTCCGGCATATACTTTTTGAGCGTTTTTCTGAAACCATAGGCAAAATACCAGTTGTTCGCACCTCTTTTTACCTTTACAGTGTACTTTAAATGCTCGTTTCTGTCCTTTACTCTGTCCCAGGGTTTCAATTTTTCTGTGTTCATAGACGGAAGGTAAGTCCAAAAATGCTTCAATGCACTGAAATAGGGATTGTAAATGGTGTGTCCATGATCGGAAACATAAGAAAGAATATCATGCAGTATTTCTTTTGCTAAATTTCCTATTTTTTGTCCTTTAAAAACGTCTATCAAAAGAGAAAGAGAGGGTAGCAGGTTCCAAATTTGATCTTGTGATACGAAAGGAGAAAAACAGGGGTCTTCGTTTTCAAGTTCGATCCCATTGGAATAGCCACTTTCTACTTTTATGGCATCAAAAAGACCACAGGAAGCGGATGAAATATCGTCTCGAAGGAAAAATCCTTTTTCGTGTACAAAATACACTTTTGGATTTTTTGATTTTTCATCTTCATAGGCACTTACCGATAATCTTTGAATGGATTTCAGACACCAAAGTATTTTGTTGTTACATGATTTATCTCCTAACAACGATTCTATCAAAAGGTAGTGAAGATATTCGGCCATGTTGATAGTTCCGTCATACCAATATAAAGATTTCTTGCCCAGTCTTGCACTTTTTGTCACTTTGCTGGCAGGAATATTTGTACCTCTACAAGTAGTTTCTTCTGTAGTGACAATAAAGTCTTTAAAGAAGATGCCTTTTAATTTTAAGTATTTTTCTTCGATTGTCATAAGCTGTATATATTCAATGTAGGTGATTTATAAAAATGGCGCGGAAGTACCCGACCACCGCGCCCAAAACCTAAAATATGAAAAACAAAAGGAGTTGTTTTTATTGTATTATGCTGTTTTCTTTTTAGTGAATAGTCCAAATAGCCATTCAATTAATCCACAATCCCAAACACCATTCGATGCTAATCCAGCTCCAAATCCCCACAATAATGCTTGCCACCATTCTAATCCTTCAAACATACCTAAATGGAATCCCCAAGCAAACATACCAAGACCGATACCGATTACCCAAGAAATGATCCGTTGAACCCATTCTGATGGTTCCACTTTGAATAGTTTCTTGATAAACTCTGTTACGACTGCTGTAACACCTACTACGCCGGCGAATGTCGCAAAGTTTGCTGCATAGTCAACTGTTTCTTCCGGCAATTCTCCTTGTGCAAAAATGCAAGCGATGCAGGAGAACAAAAATGCTAACGCTAATAAAATTTTGTTCATGATGTAATATATTTTGAGTTAATTAACCGCGTCAAAGATAAAAGAAAAGGAGCACTTTCACAAGCACCCCTTTTCGATCACTCTGTTTACCGCAATGAGAATGATAATGTATCATCAATTGTCAATTCATTTTCTTTTCACACCCCAACTTTTGCCCGGTAAGCCTGACGAAGATTTTCTACTACGATTTCCAAAGCATTTACATTCATGCTTTCGATAATCCTTACTCCCGGCACAACCGTTCTCCAAATAGCATTTCCGTTATCATCAATAGTTTGTTCTATTGTTGCGTTCGGATAAATCTTTTGCAGTTTTACTTTAGCTGCTTCCAGTCTTTCTTGATAAGTCGCCATACCTATATTCTTTTTGCTTTCAAAAGTAAGTCCTCTCCTATTCAAAAACAAATACTTTAACAAATGTTAATAATGTTGTAACATTATACTGTTACATTTATCTTTGTGCCGGCATGAGAAAAGATAGGAAAGCGGAAAGCAGATTGATTAAGTCGGTAATGGTATATCTTACAATAGATAGTTTGACAAAAGTATACTCTTCCGACAACGAGATGATCATTGCTTCTATCGCAATTGTTCTTATTGGTGTTATTTTGACACTAAAAGTTTTTGACTGAATTTCGACAAAAATGTAACATTTTATTTTGTCATGTAACATTAAAGTGTTACATTTGCGGCAGAATAAAGAAAAATGGATTAAAAATTTAATGCAGAAAAATGGATTAAAAATCAAAGAGATTATGCAAGAAAAAGGTATTTCCGTAACCCAGATGTCAGAAAAATTAGGAGTAACAAGACAGTCTCTTTATAGATGTCTGAATGGAAATCCTACCATGAACCGGTTAAAAGAAATAGCTGATATTCTTGATGTTTCTCCAAAAGACTTATTTAATGATGAGAAGAAGGATTGATTTATTGATAGTAACAAACAAAATAAAAACGAAAAGTATGGAAACGAAATTAAAAAAAGGTGACATTGTACGGATCAAAAGTCTTGATTGGTACGACAATAACAAAGACGAAAAAGGGAATGTAACTGTGACCGGTTACAGTTGCTCATTCACAAAGGTATTAAGTGAACTTTGTGGGAAATGCTTTATTATTGATAAAGTAGGAGACAAAGGTATCTATTTAGACGACCTTCCTTACACGTTCTATGAATGGATGCTTGAATTGGGAAAATACGAATTAAAACCTTTGGATATAACCAAAAATTCTATTGCAACTAACAATCCTTTTATTTTCAATTCTGCAAAGAAACCTATTTCTGTTTGTGGTATAATTTCAATACCTTTATACATTGCGGTAAAGGTTCAGGAAGCACCAAAATTCCAGCCTTTTCAAAAAGTGCTTGTAAGGGATTGTGAAGAAGGAATATTTGGCGTTTGGCATTGTGATTTGTTTTCTCACATTTCAAAAGAAGGTAAATATTTCACTATTTCCGGTGAGTGGGATGAATGTATCCCTTTTGAAGGAAACGAACATTTGGTGGGAACAAAAGACGATCCTAAAAAACAATAATCCAGAGTTTCCATATATTTTTTAAGTTCCCCGGCGGGACAGTTCATCATCTTCCCGCAAAGATTGGCTCCCGCCGGGTTTTATCTCATTTTTAAATACTGTATCGCAATGGCTTATTTTATTTTACAAAACAGAAGACTACCTAAACAAGCTGTTTCTTATTTCAAGTTTCAAGATCAAACAGCAAACATCTCACCCTATCTTTCCATAAAGATCAGAAAAAAAGA